TTATTTTGTAACTGGTGTTGCTGCTATCGATGTATTCATTAATCGAATACCTTCATGGACTAGAATTTTAATTAACTTTAATTCATTTTCAGTTGGGTTCACATTTAACTTGTTTAGCAATTCATCTACTGTATCAGAAGTTACCTTTTCTTTTTGTTCAAGTGTCAAAGCATCATTAGAGTAGTTATGTACATATTCAATTACTTCGGATGCTACATCTAACACAAAATTTGCTTTACCTTTATATTGTTCAGTAAGTGGAACCACTTCTAAAACTAACTTACTAATATCGACACTCTTCAGGATATTATCCGTTTCACTCAGTTTAATACCTCGCTTACGAAACCAAGTCATAACTAATACACTCAATAGAACAAACAACACTGTTCCACCAATAACATATATATCATTCATTAAAAATCATCCTTTGTTATTATATTTGCGTATTAATTGAAGAATCCCTTGCGGTACAACACAGTAATTAACCGATAAAAGTCATAACTGCCGCCAGAAGTCGTATCTACAGCACCAGCATTTTTAGCAGCGACACATGCTTCTGAAGCCCATGTTGGAATAGTATCCATTTGTAACTTGACTGTTAATTCTTTTACTTGTGCTTGTAGTGCTTCAAATGCTACTTTTTCTTCTTTTGTCATAGGTTGATCTTCCTCACTTACTGTGGTTTTATTTTTATTTTTTAATTGATCTAACTCTGCTTGAATCTGAGGTAGAAAGTTTTTCTTCGCTGCTGCGACTGTATTACCGTCACCCCAAAATGCAGTACCCGGACATGTCTTACTTGATTCACCGGGAGTATAATCTGTCAGTCGTGTACCCCCATACGTAAACCATGCGTGATAGACTATATGATTTGTATCAATAAATAGATTAAACTTTTCAGCTAGACAGGCATAAACATGAACAATGGCGTTCTTTTGATTGTTGGTCATAATGTCATTGCCTTTGTCGAAGTAACCAATGATCTCAATACAAATGGCTCCACTGTTGGCATTACGAATCCCAGCAGGTGTTTTATTTAGGTTTCTGTCTAATGAAATAGCTACTTTTCCATCTTCAAATATGGTTATATTTTGACCTGTCCCAGACCATCCCTCACTTAAATGATATCTTCTCATTCCTTCAAGACACTCAAAATGATCTTGTTGAGCAACACCATTAACCATTCTGCGCGTTTTATAATTAGGCGAGGCTGTATGATGGACTTGAAGACGGTCAATGTTTCGAGTAACGGCTTGTTTGCTTAGCCATTCACGGAACTCATCCCGATCCATGAGTAAAAAGTTACCTAGTTGAATCATTTGAATCATTCCCTTCTGAGATGTCGTTGTCTTCCATAAACTCTTTTTTCTTCTTTTTAACTAAAATTAGAAACCAAGCCATATCTGTATGTCCTGCATCAATTAAGTTTTCGGCAATACTTTGTGTCTCTCTAAAAAACATGAATCCATAACAAATCGAAGTAATTGCGATAGCTATTTGTGGCAGAAACTCAGTGAATCTCATAAAAAGACCACAACAAATCATAACCATCAAAACACTTACAAGCTTTTTCTTTGTTCCTCTCCACATGGATTCAGAGGATATCTTTCTTGTTATAATTGCATTTCGAAAACCACCATTTTGCATTGAAATAGCATAATATTTCGTAGCTATATCTAAAATAAGTGCAACAAAGAGGCCAACAGTGGGAGCCACATATGCTTCATTGGGGAAAAGTAAATACGAAACAATGGTTGAAATAAACACAAAAACAGGTCTAACATACTCGACTGACTTATAGGCATACTCATAAGCACCAGTCATTATTTCTAAAAATTCATTCTCTTTCATTGGTTAAACCTACTTTTCAATAATATAAAAGACTCCTCATTAGAAGAGTCTTCGTAAAATGTCTCTTTTATAAAACTATAAAATGTACCAATACACACCAGATGATCTACCTTTGACTATAATAAAGCTGCTTAAGTCGCTTACATCCCTTTTTCTGATTTGTGCTACAGCATTTAAATCATTGTCTCTCGCCAATCTCGGATACAAGAAACCGCCTAAGTCTGGTCTACTAATCATTGCTTTAGACTCAACGTTATGAACATTCTTGATGTCTACAGTTGAATCCAAGTCATTTTTCTGGCGAATATCAATGGTTGCTTCTAAATATTCACGGTTCTTTACATACAGAGTACTGTCAACATCATAGAAGTTCTTAACCTCAATCCATGATCCCAAGTCTGGACGCGAAACAATTACATTAGCTTCTCGATAATAAAAGAAAGGAACCTGAACAAATGAATCTAAGTCATTATCACCGATGGCTCTGATAACAACACTGCCGCCTAAGTCAGGCTTATTTACAATCAAACTGCTTTCAATATCTGAGAATCTTATACCTTGAACCATTAGGCTTGATTCTATATCGCTGTTAACACGCTTATACTTAGACACTGTTAAGCTTGCATTCATTTCTGGTCTAGATACAGTTATGAAGCTATCAATTGCAGATTCTCTTCTATATGCAACTGTAAGTTCACTTTCAAGGCTCATCTTAGGATCAACTGTTAACCTTGCTCCCAAATCAGGTTTAGATATCATCACCGATGAGTCGGGTGCAGATGTTCCAAAGTTAGCAACACTAATAGATGCAGATAGGTCGTTATCTTTGCGATATACAACTTTTAGTGTACTGTTTATGTTTGGTCTAGAGATTGCTAATGTTGAGTCGGTATCATGCTGCATAAAGTCTTTGTACTTGTGGACATATAAAGAAGCAGGGAGATAGTTAAACCCAAAATTACTTTTAACCGTAAGACTACCCGTCACTTCTTTTCTTCCTGCACCATAGACGAATAGAGTAGAATTTAAATCTCCTCGTCCAAAACTATAGTTCTGACTTGTAATGTATTTAAGCTGAAGAACAGGGGGCTTTAGCGATTCTCTAGTATTGAAATAGGTTGGATGCGAACTTTCCGATTTAATAATAAGTCCATAATTGATTAGTGATTCATCTTGCCAGCGTTTGACCAAATCAAACACATCGAATTCAATGTACTTACTCGTTCTGTTGACGGTGTAAGAGTCTAATAATAGTTCAGTTCCATAAGGCTTGTTGGCATATGTAATGCCGTACTCACGCCACAATGTATTGGGCAGGTACACCTTAATGTCCGTGTCATCCGTAAAACTTCCACTATAATATAGTCGTAACTTGGCTTCTTCGAGCTTATTTAGATCTGGTACAACAACTTTCAAATCACCAAAGTTTACAAAACCCTCAAATTGTTCTGTATCTGACTGACCAATCATCATGGATTGCGTATCGCCATAGTTTACGGTTTGCAAATCTAAACGACTTCGTGTTGTAGCATCCTCAATTGGGTTTAAGTCCTTGGTGACTCTAGGAGCCTCCATTAGCTCAAACTTACCCAGTAGCCGATTGTGAGGTCTGACTTCTAATGAACCACTTAAATAGTTGACAGAAGTTGATTCTAATACTGAATTAATATCAGCATTACCTCTATACTTGATATCTAATTGGCTGCTAACATCTGCTGATCGCTGAACACGTATAGTAATCGTTGCATCTACTGTTGTTTCTCTGCGATAAGCAACCAACATCTCAGAGTTTACTTCGCTTGTCTCTTGTCGATATAGTACAAATTTACCCTCCATACGGTTGGAGGGAGATTTTATAAATATTTCACCGCCTAATTCATGAAATGCATCCAATTGCTCACTTCCTAACATCACATTGTATTGTGATTATACTGCTTTGTTTGAATTGATCTTGAGTTCGAATATCCCATTAGGCACAGGTTTAGCTTCTATGTCCGCAACAATTCTCACGTAAAATTCCTGCGTCTCTAGTGGTTTAGTTAACCCGTATGTAATATAATCTGTTGCTAAAAATGGGGATTGTGCACGTGATAGTTCCACAGTTACACCTTTGGGTAATTTATCTTTATTTACCTCAAGCAACAAATTGTCAATGGAGTATCCTAACTGATTCTTAATTACAACTTTTTGGTCAACCGTAGTTTGACCAGCAAAGATCATACCGAAATCTAGATACTTAAGAATGCCACCAAATGTATCAGATAGATATTCACCAGACTCATCCATAAACATTAAACCTGTGTATGTACCTGCAAACGTTGTTTCCCAATAGTCAGTTTTGCCCCAGTAATCTTTAAACTCTACACGTAGCTTATTGTCTTTATCAAAATGCATATCTCGTTCGGATATATTGAGATTGATATCAACTGGAGATGGGGCTAGGCGGGTAAATGAACCATCATTCGGGAAATAGGGCAGATCATTGAGCAACACCCGGTACTGTACTTTACCCTTATCTTCATCGTTTATTTGTCCTAGAATCTTACCGCTGTTAAATGTGAGTTGAATTGTTGCTTCAGTGTTAAGGACATAAAAAGATAGGTTCTGAAATTTGGTGTCGTCAACATTTGACTTAATTACCAGTTGAGTAGCGTCAATTTTAGTAGGATTAAGCGATTCTTGTTTCTTGTCTTCTATGTAATATCCAAATCTAACTTTGTCACCCTGATTTTTAAAGTTACTTTCAACTAGCTTAGATATTTCTTTGTAGGACATTGCTTGCTTACTGATAGCGTTTATATTATCTACATCTACATAGCTCCACTTACCATAACGATACGCCTTCCATGATTGTCCTGAATCAAATGAAAGTAAAAACTTTGCATTATTACTAACACTCTTGACTATCGTAATCGCCTGAAGGGAACCGGGTAGAGTGAAGTCGTTAGATTGCTTGATGAACTGATTGACTGGTAAAGCGCCAAGCGAGAGTTTAGGAGGGTTATTTGATTCATCTGTCCACGTGACAACTTCAAAATTATTATGGATATCATCTAATGGGGAATAATTAGCATTATACTCTATAGAGGCTGCTGTCTTAGTTAATTCATCGGTGTAGTAGAGGACATCAATATTGTCACCAAGTTCGTCGTAAAGGATAAAAGGTTCGACTTCTGTAGAGATAATGGATTCTGTCTGTGTAGGGCTATCTGTATATTCTATTACTTTTACAGTTTTACCTTCCCACTCACGAGCTAAAGTATATGGTTCGGTTTCAATTTTAAATGCAACTTTATCTCTGTTGGGGTTGTCGGAATAATAGCATAAGTCAATTGGAGTTTTGAAATACTTCCAGTCTGATTCCCTAATAATATTTGCATCTTTGATTCCTTGATTTAAGTAGATTTCTTCAGTAATAGCACCTTGAATCGTCTCCCATTCACCAGAGGAATTGTATGTATAATACGTATCACCATTTTTTATCAATAACCGTTGAAACTCATCTAGCTTTCGATACCCAGTGGGAGTTGCGTATTTAAATGTTGAACTTCCAAAGTTAAATTCACACGACGAAGGGTAGTAATTGCCCATAATAGGGTAAACAGGAACGTCTTGCGGAATACCAGTTGAAACAGTGCCTTGAGAAAGACCGTTTTTATAAAAAGTAATTGAGTTTGAAAAGTAGTCGTAGGCCATACCAATTAGATCGCCCTCTTTATAAGCTGTTCCAAATGTTTTTGAACCCGGAAATAATTTACCCCCGTCTCCATAATAGGAGATATAGTTTATATAATTTGAAGTACCGATACCAAGATGTGTGGTATATCCACCGGTTTCTCCATTTGCGCTAAATACCTTGGCTTCCCAATAAACTTTGTCTTGAGGTAGTGGCAGGTTCGCCATACACCAAGAATTATGATTGGCATTATCAGTAATGGTGACTTTCAGACCTAATGGATCGACTACAACAGCATTGAGGGAACTGTTCTTTGACTTATTTGGATCAATTAAATATGTAGTCAATATTGTTTAACTCCTTTCTGAGATATTAACTAATTAAGATACTTTTTATTGGTGTTTTAATTGGATCAACCAATTGCTTGTACACTTTACCAGAACCAAAAACAGTTGGATTGTTGCTGACGTATTCTTTATTTTTAAGAGTTTCTTCTAGATTAATTTGGGTAGACTTATCTAAACCTTGAGATATAAAATCGTTTTCGGAGGCAGATGACAGATATTTTATTCTTCCGTTATCAATTACTCCATACATTTCAATTTCATCAATTTCTAGATAAGAAGAATCGCCATTCACAAGCAATACATTTAGTCGATACTTTTTATAACTTCCTGATTCGGATATAGAAAATGTTTTTTTTGTTCCATTTACCCAATCCGTGACATCATCTCTTTTGTCTAATACTATCCATTGACCATCTAGATACCCCTCAAATGTCCAATTTTTAGGCTGTCTTGTTGCAGTAGAGGACTTTATCGCATAACTTGTTACCTCAGTCGCATTCAAAAATTCATAGCTTATCCAAGTAGGTAGAGAGGCAACTGAAGCCATCCACACACCACTAGATCCACTAATCCCATCAAACGCCCTCCACGGGTAATTGGTTCCCCATACATTACTGGCCTCAACCGTTCCAGTGGGAGACGTATTACTTGTCATTTTTGGAACTAAAGTGGCGTTACTTATCACTGACGGTGAATAACTCATAAAGTTTTCATCCGAAACTATTAAAAATTTTTCTATATTTTCCCACGCGTAAGGTAGATAACCAGAGGGCATTGAATACGCAAATGCAGTGCTACCGAAGTTCGCTTCTATGGTGGCTAAGGAAGTAGCACTACCACCACCAGTACCGCTTGTTACAGTGGCATAGATTGTCCCCATAGACAAAATATCCGTGTGTGATACACCCTGACTGACTCCATTTCTCCAAAATTCCAATAGTCCATTGTCAAGGTCAATTAAAATTGAAATTATATCACCGTTTGAAATAGAAGCGCCATAAGCCTTGTTTTCGGGGTATTTAACTCCATTTACATAATAAAGTCTTGCATTATTGGTTCCTGAAAACGAGCTATTCATGGGAGCATTTGCGTTACATATCCCAAAAATTCCCATTCCAGCGGTGATAACCTTATATTCTAAATACCATTTCCCAGTGAATTTGCTTATGGTCGCCCTTACATTTCCTGAGTAATTGGGTACTGCTGCGGTTAAATTTCCATTTGTAAGAGTAGATGACGATCCTTTGTTTACAGCGTCCCATGCAGTTTTAAAATTTAAAGCCAAAATTGTACCACCTTTCCTAAAAAGAAAAGTTATTAACTCTCTTTTTTGACATGTCGATTGTATGCTCGAAAGTTTTACCTGATCCTAAAGTTTTATCTGAAAATTGAATGTCTATATACCTATTTAAACGGTTGCTCAGGTTTAATGCACTGTCAAAATTCATTCCGTATTTTTGAAATGAATATTCATTATTATCGGACATTACAATTAAGTTAGGGACGGTCAATAGTTCAAACATTTTTAATTCCCCAACACTGGTATAATCTGTAGCTCCACCATTTGCTGTCCAATTCAATCTATATGTAGTAAAAGCTTTTACATTTTCAAATTCAAAAACCTTGTCAGTTATAGGAGTATTCCAAGTTTGCTTAGATTGCCTATCAAGGACTTCCCATGTCCCATCAAATCCATTTGTGCTGTTATTTGAACCTTCAAATGTCCAATTCTTAGGCAATCGATTGTAGCTAGTTAGAGTCCCATTTCGAACGACATATTTAGCAATGATTTTAGGTGCTGTAAATTTATAACCTAAGAATCCGGCCCCACCTGAACTATTAGTGGAACAATAGCCTTCATTTTCGTCAATTTGGTTGAAAGCGAGATACGCTTCATTTGTGCCATATGCACCTTTTGAAAAAGCCAATCCAGACGGTGCGGCGTTGTTTGTCATCTTGGGAATGGTTGTTGAATCTGAAATTTTTTTTGGAGTAGTCGAATAAAACCTATTATTCGACGAAAGTATTACTTTAATATACTTAAGACTTCCCCAAGCAAATTCGCCATTGTATACACCGTTCGCAGTTGTTTGAGTAGTTGGATTATAGTCAGCATCAAAAGAAGTTACTATATTGCCGACATCGGGAGTAAAATTGTTCGCTAATGTGCAATTTATGAAATCACCTCTTGAGCCACCGCTGTTAGTGTCATTACTTGAAAATATCGGCAACATTGAACAATTAACATACTCCAATTTTCTAATTGATGAGCCAGCAGAGTTGCCAGCAAAAATAGGAAACCATGTGGGTGAATATGGCTTGTTATCCCACACGCAATTTTTAAATGAGAGATTAAGAACTGAACCGTCGAAGAAATACTCAAATGTTCTCCCCTCATTTCCTGAAGAAGGTCTTTGTATGATAAGTCCGATAAATGTATTGGCCTTATTCATCGTGAATCCTCCAGCAGTAACATTTGCCAAACTAAGTATGACATGCTTAGTCTTATCTCTAAGAGTAATGGAGGCTATAGTAATCTCGTAATTAGCATTAAGCACTGATGTAAGTCTTGACTCTGTATATGTTCCTTCTTTAGCAATATAGATCAGAGTTTTATCAGCATTAACCGAAGCGACTGCCTTACTTATTGTCTTAAATGGAGAATTAGCAGAACCAGTATTTGTATCCAAACCTGATGTACCATTTACATATAAAATTTTAGAGAACGACTCAATAAATCCACCGAAACTAGGCATTTTTTATCACCACTTTCTGTATAAAATCGTTATTTTATTATGATGCTTGTAATGTCGAAGTACTTCTTCAGGTCAATTGTAGATTTAAATACTTTACCTGATACCAATGTCCCATCGTCGCTCATGGGTTGAGAAATTGTTTTGACACTACGATCCAATACACTTAAATCATCTATACCCTTTGTTATAAAGTTGTCTTTAGTGGGGGAGGATGTAGTTACTGTTTGCCATGCTCCATTTAGATAGGTCTTATACATTCCGTTGTCATTAATTAAATGTTTTTGCATTACGTAAAATCCTCCTAACTTTGAACACTTGATAGAGAGTCAATTTTCTTCCAAATAGACTTATCAATTGTTACTCTATGTAGTTGCCCATCTTCAGTCCAAGCCGAGTCCTTGACATAATCTAATATGTAGCTTCGTTTCATCTCCAAATAGTCTTGAGAAGTATTCAAAAATGCATTGTCGTAGTGATTGTCATTGAAGTCATCAACAGTGAAGATTAGATTCTCAGTGGGAGAGCTAAACAATTCAATCTTAATACGTGCATATGTATTTGTAGGTGATTGGACAGAACCATCAGTACCAACTTCAACATAGGGAGACCATTCGGTGCCATCAATAGATGATTGGGTAGATATCTTAAATGTTGAAGTTGTTCCACTAACAATTGTATTTTTTACAACCTTTTCAAAGGCTTTGATCTTGTCGGCAATGTAAATTATCTCAGATTGCCAAGAACCACTTGAAGCATAAACTATCTTACCCGTATCACTTTTCTGTAGTTCTACTAGCTGAAGCTTACCGTCTTTATAAATTGTGTTTTCGTATTTACCTTTGGATAGATCTATGGGTATGCCAATTTCAGTTATACTCATTATTTCAGCTCCCAGTTCAAATTGTTGCTCATATTTGCTAGTAGGGGAGCATGTATTTCTTCGGATACGAATCCATTATTACGGATAATTAATTTTCCATCCAAATTCTTATTAGAAGTGACCTTGATTTGAAAATATATGGCATCTCGAAAAGGAATGGAGCAGATACATTGAAAATTTATGTTCACGCCTTCTAATTGCATTTGTTTTTTGTATCCAATGTTATACTGTTCAATTTGACTATCAAATCTTCCGTATTCTTCTCTCGTAAGCAAATTAGCATCGCTTGAAGCATTCTTATATTGAATAATGTCGTTATAGAGAAAAGTCCTCCCCGTTAATGGGTATTCATTTTCTTCTGTCTTATAAGAAATCATAAAACGATAACCGTTAACATTGAAGATGCCATTAGCTACATCGAAGTAGATCTGAGTTCCTTCTCCGATATACCCAAAAGCAAGCAACTTATCTTTTTCGATAGAGGCAAATTCATTATGTTTGTTGTTGCGTGTATCGTATTCAAGAAGAGATGTAGAATCCCAGTAGTCCGCAACCCAGATAAAATTTTGAAAGGGAATGGGAGAACGGTTATATTGCATGTTGCCTAGAATCATATGTAACCTCCCTAAAAATAGAAATAGACAGGGATATTATCCCTGCCTAGATGATTGATATAAATTTACTGTATTTTATACATAGCGATATGAAACACGTATCTTAAAGCTTTGTTTGCCACTTGAAGCATCCAAAGGTACAGCACATTGTAGTGTAACAGTTACATAATTACCTGCCGCATCTAATGGTGTACCGTTATTGGCTACACCAAGAATCTCTTTTGCTCCCGGCTTAAATGGTGTAGGATAAACTGTCCCATCCCAATTTTTTGTTGTACTTCCTGTTGTTCCAATGGGTTTGGACGCGATTTTGCCGATCTTTGAACTATCTTGATCAAGGTCAGTTTCATTCAGGGTGTCTACCTGAGCATGAAACCAACTATTTTTTACTACTTCTACTACATTGCCAACTGTATCACCTGTACCACCTGTCATGTCACGGGTGGTTATAGTACAGTCTTCCATTTTTGCTACATCGACTTTACCTGTGCCTTTTGTGGCATCATATCTGTTGTTCCAAATATTAAAAGTAAAAGGTGAAGATTTCGTATCCGCATCAATAACACCGAAATCTTGTGTAATTATTTCAGTTGCATGCGTAGAATTTCTCCATTCAATCACTGGTTGAAGACCCATATGTATCACTCCTAAGTTCTAACTGTTATTGTTACTGTTAAATTCTGAATATTAATTCCATTCTTAATTGTGTTAACTCTAAAAACGTCTCCTGCGTTTACGGTCTTTGTTTTGACTTCTAATGTCTTGTCATCGAAATGCTTTAGTGCTTCAAAATGAATCTTTTTATTTAAGATACTAGTCCAAGTATTTAAATCTCTTGATTTCTCTATATCTAGTTCTGTTTCTGTATCGCCCTCTACACCTAAGTAAGCCTTAATTTCTACAATCTCTCCATTGAAAGGGAAGGCTGCTAATCCAAATGGTTCTACAAATACATAAGAATCTTTGCAAAGCACAATAACTCGATCTTGTACTTCTAGTGGGATATCATTTACTTTTTCGAATAGAGCTACAGTCATCAGCCCATCTTTATCTTTACTTACAGGCAAAAGGTTATCGCCTATTTTTTCAACTGGAATCCAACGATTTCCATCATATCTGTGTACAATTCCATCTTTACTTGTTTGAACTGTCCAACCAACTTCAGGATGTGGGTACGTCGCAACGAGTTCCTGCATATCTCTAACATAAGGTTTTCGAGCTATCTTTGTTGTTTCTGCTGCCCTATTTGCATTGTTAGCTGCATTATTTGCTAAGTCTGCTGCTTGATTGGCATTGTCTGCTGCTTTTTCCGCTGTGCTTGTAGCAACTTGAGATTGTCTAATAATTTCTTCAAGTCTACCAATAGCCAATTGAGTATCGTTCAATCGTTGATATGCTTCGTCTACAATATCTTGCAGGGTTTTTACAATGTCTGGATTACGTCGCACCATAGCATAGATACGTGATGCAGGTTGCATAACTAAGCCTTTGCCCATGTAGCGACATAGTTTAGTTGTACCTTCAAGAGAAGGATGGACTTGAATTGCCCCAGTTTGATATTGGACAAGGAATTCATTTTCATTGAGGTAAGGTCGATTTTCAAATGTTTGCTGACTGATTTCAGTCAAACCTGCAATTGATACACCATGAGCAGAAGAGGGGAGTTCGAATAGTGTAATTAGACCATTCATAACAGGTAGTGAATCGGCACGATTAACGAATGGATCTTCAGGTGTACCCTTGCGAGTAATCATTATAACTGGGTCATTTAATTCTAGATAAGTATGTAATTCTGGCAATATTTCACCTCCTAACTTGATATATTTATCTTGTCGCCACCTGTTTCTATGTTCGTGTCTGTGTCTAGCATGGTTTTCACAGATGAACCAATTAGAGCAACAGCTTTACCTTTATAGAAAACCTTAGTGCTACCTCCTGAAACTTCGCCTTCACCAGAACCCGACCTACCGGGTGTGACAGAAGTTATTCTACCTCTGGGAGCAGAGGGTGGAGGATTAGCTTTCCAACTTTCAGTAGTTTTATCACCAACAATAGCTAATGAGACACCATTTAAAAAGATTTGATTAGTACAGGTTACCTTGCCGATCACATCAGCATCTGTATTACCATAGTCATGCCTAGGATCGCGTCCTCCTTCACCATCGCTTTCAGTCCAGTCATATCTAAATCGTATATAATTACTTTTTGTTGATAATTTTATCTCTGAACCATTCAATGCAACTCCAGACATATATCCTCCTCCTTAAATCCGTTTAAACTGGTACCTAAATTTAATATCAGCATAACCATCTATCTTAAACACATTTTTCCCAACAGGTAAATCCAAGTAGTTGTCGTTAAAATCTTTGTACCTGTAGGTAACTGCAAGTGTAGTTTCAATGTCTTGACGCTCATTGTTAACATAAACTGTCTCACCATCCACAAGCCCAGTAAACTTGAACTGTTCATTATTATGCGATGTATTGGTCATAGTAAAATCACCGCTACCAACTTTAGCGATCCATATTTCAGGCTGACAAGGGAGATCGCCTTTGTTGAGGAACACAAGAACTGGTTGAAAATGTAGGGTTATATTGGGGTCAAAGAAGGGACGAATACTGTAATCTGTAGTTTGGATGATTACACGAATACTCAATTTCGTATTATAGAGAGGAGTATCTTCATTTATTTCTGGTATTTCACCACCATTAACGCAGTTACGCCATTCAGACCAATTGTATCCATCGTCTGATTTACGAGACTGAACAACTATCGTTGATCCTTCAGGCATGATTTGATTCCAACTAATCTTGCTTAAGGCACCGTCTGTAACAACAGGTATAGTGACGGGAGGATATGTATAGATTCCATTTTTATTCGTAAGTGAATTCCAAGTAGCCATAGCTATTCAATCTTCCCATAAGGTCTAAAGTTAGATGCTACTCCAGCTTCTTTCCACTTCAACCTCTTATAGCTTACCCAAGAAGCATTTTTATCGTATATTGTTTGACCGTCAGCCAATCCCCACGTAGGTTCAACATCACCTGATTCACCAGCTTGGAGACAAACATAAAATCGACCATTATCAATAGTAGGAAGAACGATATCATCCTTTTTATATTGTGTGGTTGCTTGCCAAGTGTTACTACCACGAACATCACCAAATTCTATTTCTACTGATACTGGAAAAACAGGTTCAGTTAAGCCTGAGTATCCTGTTTGAATACATTTATAAATATGTCCATTATCTACAGTAGGAACGATTAAATCGCCATTGGTATATTGTTTGAGTTTTTGCCACGTTGGGGCACTAGTACCAGTTCGAGTATTTACCCATCCGATATAGTCGCCAGATTTAGGTGTTTTCTTGTAAAATCGCTTTGCAATTGGATATGCCCCAGATAGGGGAAGGAAATCAACATAATCATCACTATCATCATCAAGCTTTTGAAAGTTGTCAGCTAATTCGTTTAATGTATTTTCGATATCATCTGTTGCAAAGTTGGGCTTTTTAAGACCAAGTTTTGTTGTCGTTGTTGACATAGAATTCTCCTTTCTTATTTAGTTTGAAATTTCATACCACTTCTTCCCACGAAATTCAGTCCACATTGTCTTGTTTGGGTTTAAGGTAAGTTTGCCATTCTCGATGATAACCTTGTGTTTATCTCCATTAGTATCGTTCACCTGTACATCAAAAGGTTGATAACGCCATTTATATACTGGTGGATTATAAATAGAAGAATAGGCGTAGGGAGCATCGCAACGGAAAGCGAGCGTAATATATCCCTGTCTTAAGCAGTTGTGTACGAGATTTATGTCATCAACACAAAGTGCATAATATATTTTCTCAGGATCTTCAGAAAAGAAGAGAGGTTGATAATAAGACTGTTCCGTTAGCCATATGGCGACTTCTCTAATTTTTACATCATCCCATTTATCTTCGAAAGCAAAGGAAACATTAAACTTAAGTGGTTCTTTTTTTGTGCTTTGAAAGTAGGGCTTATCTCTGCCTTTGATGGATACTTCGTTAATAGATCGTGATGCGGCGAAAACTTCTTCTTGCATCCCACTGGACATATTAACGTTTACGATTCCATAGAAATCGGATTGGATGCCAGCATATGAAAAGTAGAGGGATTCGCGTATTGTAATCTTGATCACCTCCATATTAAATTTGGACATAATAAAAAAGCCTTTATTTATAAGGCTTTTAATTGGGGAGAAACACTATAAAATTGGGATTTTATTAAAATCTATTTCATTTTGATCTAAATAATCATCGATGTGAAGACGTAGGCTGATTGGTTTATGCTGTTGTCCGCTATTTCTTTGTTCTTTGTTTTTTATGAATCCTATATTTTCGTAATAAGACAATCTATGTTGGAAACAATCTAAAGTTATAAATTTAATACCACAGAACTCATTCCTTATTGAAAAAGCTTTTCCTACAGCATAATTAATAAGAAATTTACCGTAGCCATATTTATGATAGTCTTTATGTACTGCCAGTCTAGCAATTTTTAGTGAAGGAAAGGTGTCGTATGCAATAGCTCCATTATTTCTTTCACTGTAGTCCAATCGAATCGCATCAGCGCAGAGGGACATATACGCCCTTAGTTCACCATTTCTTTTTACCAAGAAGGTAGTATTATAACCTTCATCCTGTTCTACTAATGCTTCATTTTGTAGAAAGTAATTCATGTCTTTAGAGTGACCTTCGAGTCTTTTTCTGGCTCTTGGCTTAGTTCTAGCAAATTCAGATGTATTATTGCAATCAAAAGTAGCCAAACCATCCATATCTTCTTCGGATAGTTTGGCTATAATAAAGTCATCTGTTGACATATTATTTATCTACCCTTCTTCTCATAAGCTTTAAAAAAATCTACGAGAGCTTGTCCATTTCTATTTGATCTTGCAGTAGGTTTTTTCTTCAGTGAATGAATCAGTTTTTTAGCGTCATTTCCTCTAAGAGTGGGAGTAGCCGCGATTTGAGTAGCCATCAATTTTCCCTTCTTTCTTTTGCTCATTTTCATAACATCTCCTATCTATATTAATAGGAGAAATATATGATAGAAATACAACGATTATGATAAAAAAATATTGCCCTAAACTATAATATTGCCGAGGGCTATATTCCTACGTTTATTGTACCATATTTTACTACCGTAAACGAGAGTATTTTAAGGATCTTTTTTATGCCTGAAAATAGGCGATAATTTGAGGTTTTTTTAAGTTGAAATAAGTGTATGTAATGTTTGATTTATTGGCAGCTATGTTTCACTTAATTTATCTAGAGTTTTTCGGTACTTTTGTTGGCCTTTTTTTAGAGATTTTAATGCAGTGGAATTAGAGAACTTTTTACTGGCATCAATAGGCTCAATTCTGCTGAATTCATTCCCAACGTATTTGATAGTATAATTGTTACACAAATCAGTGGATTCATTCTTCTTTAACCTGTCTAACATATGTGAATCAAAATATGGATTTGCTAATTGATGTCTACTTAGAGGCAGCTTATCACATCGAACATTGCTCTTCATATATAGTACCTCGTTTCTTTCTGGATCACATACATCACCAAGGCAGATTTTCAATCAGTACTTTCTTTGGCTCATTGGCAATTGAGTTTTCGTGTGATAAAATATAGTCAAGAAGCATATACTAAAAAAGAGCAGGATGCGTTAACATCCTAACTCTTTTACAACAGCCGCCTTGAAGAGCGGTCGGCAGTGTTTTGGTTCAACGAAATAGACCGTTTACCTTTCCACGGGGCGGTCTATTTCTTTTTGTTTTGGTTCAATGCAATAACAATTGTGACGATCAATCCGATCAACGCCACAATCAGCGTACCGAACATCATCATTAATGTCAGAGCATCTTTAACCTCCACAGGCATCACCTCCTTTACAGGAGACTAGCCGACCGCCCATCTAAGCCATTCTGTTGATAGGGATATTATACCATATTGTTGCAATAGAGAGAAAGAAACAATGCAAACTATACTTGCTTGTTATTCAAATCAGCGCTTTGCTTATAGTCAGGATGATTCTCATCTAAGCCAACATATTTATCTTTAATGCTCTGAATTAATCTGATAATTTCTGAAATTCCCATTAGAGACAGTCCACCAAAGAACATACCACCATACATACTTAGACTAACATCCCAAGTTACTCCATCTTTTAATGTGCTAAAGATAATCAATAGCACCGAAATGATAGTGCAAATCAATCCAATCCACTTAATTACAATACTTGTCTGATTGTTATTCATTTCTAATCCACCTCTCAAATTATACCAATAGTTTACCATGTCTTGGGTAATGGGTCTATAGTATTATAAGAGAGGAGAGAGGACTAGATGAACAAAGCAACCTCCAAAGATGTTGAATATTTGCCTCTTGATACATATGCGTCATAAATAAGTTCTGGATCATCCGTTTTGAAACGATTGAGTTTGAAAGGCTCTATAGATTCTTGAAACAATTTCTCCAACGCTGCTTGTTTGTCGCGATAATAGTCGTAAGTAAATGTTGCTTTGTCGGTGTAGCCTTGCGAATCAATACGTTCTTTCCGCATTAGAGTGAGAAGGGACAGTTCGCTTATATTGGGCGTTTTACGTTCAAGAAACTCGTTGAGTCGTTCGACAGAGTTGAGCATAAAGTTCATTAAGTCGATAATGATCGTTGCTTTAGGTGAGATATCGAGGAAATAGCAGAGTTGTTCTAGTGTTAAGTTAGGATGATAAGGAACTCTCCGTGTTTGTACAGCCACAGCATTTACGATTGACATATTCATCTTCTCCTTTATATTTGAATTAAGATAGAGTGAGTAGCCTAATCAACAGACACCAATGCCAATCTTTCATCTTCGTATTTCTTTACAATCTTACCAACAAACTCTAAACCTTTGGCTGTGACTAGTGTTTGAGTGAAATTCATACCGTTTTTGTATACTTCGTGTACAAAGAAATATTTGCTATCCAAGTATCGCTGATAGGGCAAGTTATTCCACATAAGAATTTCCTTATTTCGTAATAGTTCCAACAGCTTGTTTCTTCCCCATTTTAGAGACTTTGCAACTTCATTGAAAGTTTGATTGTTTTCTGCGCTAATCATTTTATGAAAAAGTTCGACTTTTGGTTTTTGTTCTTCTATTTCACCTTGCAGTTTTTCATTCTCTTCTAATTGCCCAAGCAGAGCAGCAACTGCCTCTTTGTAATTTTGGGGAACCACTTTGGTAACAGAAGTTTTATTTTTTCGTATCTGCTTTATAGTTTCAGACACTTGACGTTGAAAAGAGATAGCTTGTGGTAGGTTGGAAGCCATAAGAAACATGTATAGACCGTTTTCGTTAATGATGGTAATTTCTTGTGTTCCCCCGGGTGTATGCATTTTACATACACCTTTAAATCCCTGAAATTTGTCCAATTTTTCAGTCTTATCGATTTCTTTATTTTTACTCCCTCTGACTTTTGGATTGATTATTTGATTGGCGTAAACTCTTGGATTGGAAGCACCAATCGCTTCTGCAATTTGTTTGGGGATAAACCATGCCTCCGAAACCCCATCCCAGACTGTTCCATCTGCATTTAAAGTATCAACAGCATGGCCTTCAAAATTTATCATGTTCACTATAACAACACTCCCATATTATTATTTTGATTTTCCCGATTTATCTCTAGCAACAAATCCAAAGGATTTAACGATGATGATTTTATAAACTTTAATGTCTGATCGTTTGTCCAACCACAGACTATTTCATACTCATATGTATCACTCAATAGCATTTGTTCTAACATATCGAGTATTATATTTTTGAAATCGTATTTAGGTGGCATTTCAATATCCACTGAGGGCTGATATAATATGAAAGTAGTGGGGCAGTTCTTAAAATAGATATCTTTTTTAGCATTTTCTTCGTCATATCCAACTGTATGCCATGTACGTCCAAACCTGTCTCTTACATAATAGATATTGATAGAGTGGGTGAGTGGAGCAATGAATTGAACTTTGGTACGCATTTTAACAACTCCTAAAGTATTATTATTACCTCAGGAGTAATTATATAATCTTTGTGGTAAATAGTAAAGAAGAAAATGGTTTTATTTTCATGCGCGTTATGTTATTATATTTAATTATATTTGCTTATTAAAGAGGAGAATTCAATGATTAGAATTAAAGTTGCTGAATTGCTTGGGAAAAATAAAATGTCAAGAAAAGATCTTGCGGATTTAACTGGGATTAGACCAGCAACTATCGGAATGCTGTATGATGAGACTATAAAAAGAATTGAAATTGAATATCTAGAGAGAATATGTATAGCATTAAATTGTACTATTGCTGATCTCATTGAAATTGTACCTGGCGGCCAAGAAAAAAGAGACCTTTAAAGGTCTCTTTTACATTGAATAAATTTTTAGTCCAATATAATCTGAACTATTTTTTTCAGTGTAATCTATTGGAAGTTTTCCGTCAGCATCTTTTATATTTGCCTTGGCTTTGTATGTACCACCTGTTAATTCACCAAAGTAAAAATTATTCTTATCAATGACCGTTTCGTGAAGCGGTGTTTGCTTCTTATTATTTTGAATATTCACGTTCAAAGCATTTTTCTTAATTACAAGATATGTCGCATAATCATTCTTACGAATTACCCAATGCAGTATAGAATCACCATTTGCATCTTGTGAATTTATCGTCAACTCACCTGAAGCAATCGCTGATGCAATCTTCTCCGAATCTAACTTGTCTCCTTTTGTGTATTGATCCACGTTAAAGGTTTTACCTCCTGACTTAACCGCTGCTGTTGCTGATGTTTCACTTTTTGTGGTTGTTGTAGCAGATGGGGTAGAGGAGGGAGTAGATGTTGTTCCATTGCCTTTTACCAACTCAATTTTGCTACCACTAGCACTTGCTACATTATAGCCCATTGCTGATGCTGTATCTCTAAGAGGAAGATACGCTTTACCATTCACATTGATCGGACTGTCACTGAGCTTTGCTTGTTCTCCATCAACTATAATCTTGGTAGGTGTCAATGTTGCTTTTAAATATGTACTTGCTCCTGCTGCCCCACTTAATGTTACTGCTACACCAACTATAGCACCAACAAGAAATGTTGGAATTCGCTTTTTCATTGTATATCCTCCAATTATTTGATTAGCATATGATTTACATACACTTACAATATATATCGGATAGGAGGGGGTGGAAGTTTATAGAAAATATAAAAAGCCACCCTGTGAAGAGTGACCTAGTAAATCTTCGTTATGTACTTTAAGCATCGTAATATCGTTCAACTAAGTCTTGATCATATAAGTCGGCTATCATTGTCACGATATCACTGTTAGCTACAATATCGTCCTCAAAAAGATTGTCAAACTCAAAATTATCCTTGTACCATGTCCATTTTTCTTTAACGGCATCCAATACAATAAATCGTTCATTAAGTTGGATTGCCATGTGGAAGATATTATTTACGATTTCTTTTCCGATACCATTATCTTGAAAATCATTATCAACTGCCAGTCTAGCTATATCTAAAACCCCAATTTCTTCTTCAGGCGTTGAACCAGCAAATAATGAAGAAAGGTTAATGTGTCTGAGAGTATAGTACCCAACAAGTTTCGTATCGATGTATACTAAGGTCGTACTAGACTCTCTTTCAATATGAGATGGATATGCTTCTGTCTCAAGAAAAAGATCCATAGAACCATTGCCACATCTGAATTTTTTAAGTTGTGGAAGGTCATCTATGGAAATAATCTTATGGATCAAATTATTTGTATTACTTGTTGGAAAGTCTTTCATAGTACTCTTTAACCTTTCGACTTGCGTGATTTCTCATGAATTCTTCGTTTTTCTTAGTTCTACTTAAAAAACGTTCAGCATCTTTTCCTTTTAATGTCGGTCTTTCACGAAGACTCACAGCCATGCGTTTTCCTCCTTTACTATGCTTACTCAACTCACACACCCCCATAATTTCTATTCAATATAGAGTATGCTCGTTGGAAAGTAACATATACCAACGGAATAGAAGGGAAAGTGTTGTACACTAATTGTATCACGTAGCACGTGTCACGTCCATCCAGAATATGTCACGATGAGCCAATGTGTGTCAGGGTGTGTCACGGTAACCATGTATTACATGAAGTCATAGCGAGTACCATTGAAGGTGATTTTGCCATCAGCAGAGAGGACGATAGAGGCTTTACCATTGGAAATTTTGATATCTCCTTGATCACCGATGATGTTTACATCTTTGCCGAGAATGTTTATTTTTTGTGAATCTGAAAATAAATATATTCCATCATCTTTAAGCTTAAGGCTACGCTCTTTTCCTGTATTACTTGCATTATAGATAAAGTCGAATGAACCATTTGGTTTATTTATAAAGCCCTTACCACTATTGTTTGCACCACCATCGCCAATACCCATTTGAATATATGGAGTTGCTGCATCGCCCGATCCTTCAAACGAAAACTTGGCCTTCACTTTTTCTTCCATACTATATTCCAAGACGGGCCATTCGGTTTCATCTACTGTCATTTCTCCTGATTGTGTAGAGTTTTTCCAATATAAAGCTCTACCATCAGCAAGTTTCTTTTGTGTGCCAGCACCTGCTACCTTACCAGTGATCCACTTAGCTTCGTTGCTTTCTATTCGTATATAATTAGACCAATCGGTAAGAGCGGCATTTGTTAAAGTCGATAATTTGCCTGCTACAAGAGAGCTTACGAAACCCTCTGTGGCTGTAACTATATTGGCTGCCAGCAATTGGGTATCAATCATCCCGGCCCCAACCAAATCCCACCCATTGAGGTCGAATTTTCCGTTATTTGTATCTGCCAAAAATCTTCCATCGGGTTTAGTAAGTAAAATATTTCTAAATCTAGCGCGCCCGTCCATATAAATGGCGGCATTTGCCAATTCTATATTTTCATTCCCAAGTCTGAGGCCCTGTCTATCAATCACTACTACACTATTACCACTACCTACCTGAAACTTGCTATCGACAACTACTGAATCGCTAATATCGGCATTCACAGCATGGAGCATATTCATCCATACATTCCCAAGGTAATCTGCGTGGAACGGTGCTTCGCTCCATCGGGATGCTCCTAAGGCTAATCCCTCTTTATCTATTCTAAATACTCTTTCTCCTTCACCAGCTTGGAAGTTACCCTTCATAAACAAATCGCCATCTGGAGAAGTATAAAGTGTTTTCTCGAATGTGCCATTGCGATTACGCTCTAGCTTAAAACCATCTACATTATCAAATGTAAACTTATTTAAAATCTTCTCGTTTCCACAAACATTCGGCTCTTCAAATCGATTTATTGTCATACCGAATCTATCAGGAGTCGTACTCAATAATCCAATACGTTGAACTTCACGATGACAACGGTCGAATATCATAAATTTTGGCCCTGTAATTTCCAACAGACCATCAATATCTCCCAATGTTAAACGTTCACCAACAAAAAGCTTCCCCCAAACATTATCTGCGACGATATGCGTCGGAGTTATAGCTGTGCGGTAAGACAAGCCGCCATTATCAGTTAATCCAATTATCCCGTTCGTCATTCTCACGAACTTCAACTGATCATCTGTCGAAGTCAAGGTAATTCCTTTTCTATCAATAGTCACAGTTTGATTATTAGCTATATTAATCTCATTAGTAACTTTATTACGGAAATCTTCGAATTGTTTCATAATGTCATTTGAATCTACAACAGCCTGACCCCATTTATTCTTCTTGGCGTCTACTGTGACAGAAGTCGTATTTGCATTCTTTAAATAGGTCTCTAATTTCTTGAATTCATCTGTAACTTTATTTACATTCGCTACAACTAAACTTATATTTGAATTAGAATAATCATATGCAATTTCTGTTATTTTAGCAGTTACATCGACACCTGTTGGTTCATACTTTACATTAGCATAGTCACCAAGATTCAACTTCTTCCAATCGAACTGAGCTTCTACAATTTCCATAAAGTTTACAATGTCAATTTCCATGCTTAACTGCGGTCTTTGTAGCTCTGCAAATTTTTCTTGTGTTGCTTTAAATAAATCGTCTTCGTCTATATACTTACTATCCGAAAACTCACGTTCTACTACGTATCGATTCAATTCATGAAGTTGTTCATTGGTAAAGTTGACACTTTCGCTTGTATCATGTTGTAGACTACTGATTCTTTTTTTTACATCTGTTATTTTATCTTCTACAGATTGTATTTCTTCTTTTTTAATTCTTATCTGATTTTCTTTATTGTCATAGTTATACTTATCAATTATTGTATCGGCATTATTTGAAGCTTCGAGTTCTTCAATGGGGATAAAAGCTACTTGCATAAATACTTGTGTGTTACCACCTGAGACACTAATTGTACTAGTGCTTTTAGATCTAAATTTATCTAGCATTACCCATTTACCTGATTGAACACTTTTGCCAGAACCATCAATACTGACACTCACGCCATTTGCATTATCAACCTTAATCATGACAGCATAACCCAATTTTTCATTCAGGGGGAACGTTCGAGAACTATTGCCGCTGTGTTGATATTTCTCAAAGTACATTTTCCCATCAAATTGTTGAGAAATTTGTAACTCACCTAAAACAGAATTATCATTCAAAAGTTTATTTAATTCCACATTGAGCTGATTCAGTTGTTTTTCGTAAGCTCGATGTTCTTTTAGATAACCATCAAACAATCCTTTTTTGGATTTTAGCAATTCAGCATAATCGAGTAGGGCATGACAAAGTGAATCGCTCATATAATAGCTAGACTGAATTACATTCCTATTTACGTCACGTTTAAAAGGATAAATCCAGTAAGTGAAATCTTCGATATAGTTTTGCCCTGTTGGATTCACGTTTTGAATTCCCATATCGTCCTGACCAAACGCTTTTAAGCGAGTGACTATATCTTTTACGTCTGACGTAATATTCATTGTTTTAAGATACTTATTATAGCTAAAAGTAAGCCCTCTGTTTACACCGAATTCTTCTGGTTTAATAAGGTCAATAGTTCTCTTATCTGTATCAAATCGCACTATCGCATTATAGGTCTCTGCTACAGAATAAATTGCATCTAATACAGATGTGCTATTAAAACTAAATGTTCTATATGTAACTTGAAAATCTACATCAATTGTTCCTATATTCCAAATTGTATTAGCCAACAAATCATCCATAACTTGTTTAGCATGATAAGCTTGGACTTCATAAATTTTGATTGCTTTATCTTTTAGTTCTGCACTTAAAGAGTCACATCTAACTGTTTTTGCGTCATATTCATCAGTCGATTCATCAATAATTTCCTTAATAATAAACCATTCAATATTGGGACCTTCAACAACCTTGATTAAGTATCTCTCAAATATTTTATCAATGTTCTTATTTCTAAGTTTTCTATGATTGACATCCATTGAAAAGGGAATTGTTAATTCTAACGTCGATACTTCGTTGATTTTTATTGTTTTTTTGTCGTTATATGCTTCACTAATTTTACTTATAATTTCTCCATTGGGCTTGCATAGAAAATATTGAGGACGAATTGGTTTTATATTAAAGTCAATGTCACCTATCATATAATTGTAATGAACACACCTTTCAAAACAGAAGGGGCATAAAGCCCCACAATTTATATTTATGTTACTCTCAGGGTTACTCCATTACGCTCAAAGCCTTCAATTAGAGTTTTAATGGATTTTCTATCAGTCTGTGCATTTCCACTTGAACTCATATCGATATTTAAATAATTAGTGATAGTAGTAGTATCGCTTTTATTTGAATTGGAGATGGGAGAGACCTTTGCAAAATCAAAGCCACCTTTAATCTTATCTATGATTCCCCTAGTGATATCAACCAGCTTTAACATATTAGATGTATCGTTTTGATTTAGGACTAGTTCTTTCTCATGAGCCAACAGAAACATGCCTTTGCCACCCATATTGTCAGGTGTCTTGCCACCAGTTTTAGCAGAAAACGGTTTGATTCCTTTGAGATAGTCATAACTGCCATCTGGAAATCCCCATTTAGACCGCATATCATCATTTTGTTGTTTAAGTGATTGGAACTGCGCCTGTAGGCTTTTAATTTTGTTCGCATCAGGTTTCTTTTCACGCTGTAACTGGACAACTTGCTTCGAAATATTCTCAGCTTGTTGCTTATTGGATAGATATTTCGACCAATCTGCTTTTTGATTACTATTATCTTTCCCATTGCCTGTACTGTTACCGTCACCGATCCCAACGCTAGAACCATTGCCTATTCCACTGTCTAAATTCAGAAAATCATCGAGCTTGGACTGATCCATACTGATACTATCCAACATATTTTGAAGCTGTTTACTGGTCTCCAACGATTGATCCTGAAGGAACGTAAAGAAGTTCGAATATTCACCCTTAAGCTCATCAATTACTGATTTAACTTTACTCTTATCATCGCTCATAAGATTTTGTTTCATCTTATAATAGCGCTGCTCGTCTTCTAAAATATCATCATATTTTTGTTCGGTTAATTCTTTTTCTCTTTCGATATTGTCTGTGATAGCATCGTGAGTCTTATCTTCGGCGTCTTTGGATTTGTCTAAGTACTTTTTGCGGTCTTCGAGTTGATCTTGTAAATTCTCTTGTCGTAATTCTCGTTCACGATCTAATTTGAACTTATCAATTTCCTCATTTTTAGCATCAATTTGTTCCTGTAAATCTTTTCGTCTGGCTTTAGCTTCAAATGAATTATCCAACAGTTCTTTATTGAATCTGTCCTGTAACTTTTGACGTTCATCTAATTTTTTCTTAAGTTCAGTCTCATAGTCATCAGCTTCATTATTACGACCCAGCGCCTTTAATCGAGCGTTGATCATGTCCTCAAAACGCTTTTCTTCGTCGTCTAAATTACTAACAACTTGTTCATGCCGTTTATCTTCAGCATCCTTTTGCTTATCAATAGCCTTAAGCGCAATATCTTTCTGCTTTTCAACCATCTTCTTGTAAGCTTCAATAATCTTATCGGCTGCATCGGATTTAATGGAGTAGATAGCATTGTTATACTCAAGATTCTTCAGAGTTAAATCTTGTAGACGTTTAGATAATTCCTCTTTATTCTGTAGACTCAACTTTTCATTTTTCAATTGTCTCTCTACAGCTAAAATTTCTTTTTCTGTAGCAACACGCTGCTCATTAATCAGCCCAATCTGAGTAACAAGTTCCTTCTGATACTCCTTAGAATTCTCATCCAACGATTCCATACGAGCCTTAGACAAAGCAATCTTATCAGCAGCAGCATCGATCTTTTTCTCGTATTCATCGAGATTGCTCACAATAACGGCATAATACTTTTCCTGTTTTTGCTGCTCAATCTCCCACCACTTGCTACTGTTTGATGCCTTCTGTTTATCAAATTCACCAGACGTAATCTTATTTTGTTTAACCAGATTATCTAGATTGATATTCTGAGCAACCAATTCCTTTTGCTGCGCTGTCAGCGACTTAATCTGAGAAGATTCTTCTTTTCGCCAGTTTGCTGAAACTTGATCGTACTTTGCTTGTCTACCTTGGGATTTAGCAATGTCAGCGTCCAAGGCATCAAGCTTGTTTTGGCTAATTGTCACATAGTTATCAATGTAATCAATTCGCGCCTTATAAATGTTGTCGTATGTAGTTGTTCTTTGTTCACGTGCATCAGCTTGAGCTTTATCCATATCAGAAGCAGAAGGGAGGGTGTACTTGTTTTTAGTTTTGCCACCTGAAACAGAGGAGGTATCACCATCATAGTATCTCAATACGTTGCCAACATAATTGACATCGCCATAAACCTTGCTTCCTGTCTTGCTTTTTTGCATAGCAGAGAATTTTTTCATATTCTCAACGCTGTATCCACCGTTTTTATTAAAATAGTCCAGTATTCCCGGCCCCATGTTGTACATAGCCAAAGCAACGTCTACATTACCTGTTTGATTGAGATACTTAGCAAACATTGAAGTTCCAGTTTTAATACTACTTTCAACGCTAGTATTTTTACCAAGGCTACTAACCTGCATGACGTTTTTAATTCCATTGGCACCATTAGATGATTCTTGTTGAATAATAGCTTTTATTAGCGCAGGATCAACACCGTTAGCTCCAGCATATTTATTAATCAGGTCAGCATTTTTACCAGTTACTTTTGTAGACGTAGAAGTGGAGGGAGGTTGAACTTCTGGAATAGCATTTGCACCGGGAATACGTCTAGCACCACTGTATTTATCTGCCCAATACTTGTCGTTCAGGTTCCCTTGCTTTAAGCCAGAATTGCCCATCTGCATAAAGTTACCGTCACCCATATACACACCAACATGTGAATTAGCTTTGCCTTTGACAGTGTTAAAGAATACAAGGTCGCCTTTTTGCAAATCCTTTTTATTGGTTACGGCTTGTCCTTGTTTAACTTGCTCCTGAGTAGTTCGAGGCAGTTTAATATCAAGGAACTCTTTGAACATTTGCTGTACAAACAGAGAACAGTCGGATACAGCAGTAGCTGTAAATTGATCGTAGCTAACATTAGATTTAGCAGCTTGACTATACTTAAATGTTTTAGACGATGACAAAGAAAGAGCTTCAGATATCATCGAGTCTAAGCCAGTTCCACCTTTTGTAGTAGTGGTAACTTTCGTGGATACCAATTTCGATGGATCTTTAATTCCTTCAGTTAGCAAAGCGGCTTGCTTTTCAAGAAGTTTAATTTCCTCTTTAAGAGCTTTACCGTATTCCTCAGATCCTTTTTTCAGACGACTCTTTTTACTATTCAAAGCATCTTGAGCAGCTTCGACAGCTTTAAGTTTCTTCTGAGTTTCAGTTAAAATCTCGTTTGTTTGAGACATAGAATCATTGTATTGATCATTTTTCTTTTTTGATTCTGTGCTAACACCATAATTCGGATCATCAAACAATTTCCCTAAATCATTTAACTGTTTATACAAATCAGAAACTGTTTCAACTTGGCTCTTGGTGTCGTCAATTAACTTATTATGTTCTTGGGCTAGCTTGGGTAGGTAGCCATCCATAATGGGATTCAAACCCGGTAGAATACTTGGAGCTTTAACATTCATCCCATCAGACGTGGGAATTTTTTTGGAATTAAGTTCGTCGATTGCCTTTTGCTTGTTCGCGATTTTATCTAAGGCATTGACTTCAATGTCATAAATTTTCAACCGATTCAGAGTGGCTTGGAGCAGTTGGGTAGTTTTTGTCTTCTCTTGTTCTAGAGTGTATTTAGTTTCAGTAATCTTAGCTTTTTGTAAAGCTTGTATTGCTGATTTCTCTATTGTCCACCCATCAGCAACTTTTTTGATGTGTCCAGCAAGAGAAGGGTACTTGACTATTAATTCAGCTACTTGATCAGCATTAAGGGCATTACCTTTGCTAATGTCTGCCATAACCTTGTTTAAATCTTTAATCTCGGAACTAGTATCCTTATACGCAGATTGAAGAGACTTTTGTAATGACTCAATTTGTCCCGATGTTTTAGCAAATTGTTGAGCGGCAACGTCTGCCATACTAAAAGCTGGGAACATGGCCATTACAGATTCTTTGTAATCTCCAAACATTGGAACGCCATTAGTTACGGTTTCCAATAGCGCAGAAATATCGTTGCGGACTTTCAATATCTCATTATTATTTTGAGTTGAGGGGTCAAGCTTAAAGGCATCGCTTAGTTTTTGATATTTTTGAATTAAGCCTTCAATATTACTGTTATTAAGACTATCAACTACTTGGCGAATTTGATTTTCTTGTACATTAAGACTCGAAGAGTTACCAGCAATGGATTTCACCATCTCTTGAACAAAGGCGCGCTGAGAATCAGATACTGTTTTACCTTTGTCGGTCAATTCAGATATATATTGAGTCGTGGAATCTTGGAGAACTTTTATTCTTCCACTTAATGCTTCATATAATTTTCCATTGGACTCAGACATTTTACCTTGCAATTCCGCGTCTGTCCGATTGTACTGCTCCAACAATCCTTTTGCTGAATACTGAAGTTGATCTAAGTCCTTACCAAAAATAGAATCAGAGGTAGCCAAATCGCCATATTTTTTAAGAATGTCCGATGTATTAATTTTAGTATCGGGAGACAACTTTCCTGATTCTAAGTCCTTTTTAAGCAATTCGATTTGTTTCTTAGTTGTATCTATTTTCTTTTGGTACTCATCAACTTCTTCTTTGCTATCTTTTATTTTTGTTGTGCTTTCATTATCTTGACCAGCCAATTTGGATCGATTAAGCGAATTTTCCGCTTCGATTTGCTTCTGTAGTGCTTCAGTACGAGTATTAATTGCGTCTACTGAATCAGTATAAGCCTTACCTTCAGCATTTATTTTGTTAGCAGCAACACCATATTGCTCAACCAACATTACTTGAATTTCTAACAATCTTTTTTTCTGATCTGTATTGATTGTTTGATTGCTTTCAGCTTCTTGGAGTGTACTCATTTCTTGAGATAAATCTTCAATAGACTTCTTTTGCTCTCTATACGAATTTACAGTGTCATAGTTAATCGTCCTAGCTTCTCTGGCGGCTTCGTTAGATTTTGTAATCCAAGAAAACAATTCTGTCAAAGCCCAAGTAACACCCGTAATAATTGCTAATGGAGCAATAGTTCTTCCTAAAGCAGCAAAAGAGGTTCCAAGTATTTTAAGGGAAGCGGAGGCGAGTCCATTGGTGGCAATAAGGGATCGCAATTCAAGCTTAAACAGGTTCAATTTCAAAGGAATAGTAGTCAAGAGTGTGTAGAGTGGAGTAAGCCCCGTTTTTGAAAATAGCATAAATGCTAGTGTAGCAGCTCCTACAACTGTAGGAAGGAATCCAATTGTGCTAGATACTTTACCTAATACGTTAATAAGAGTAGTTCCTAAATCAACAACACCCTTTAGGAAACTAGCACTAATTGAGTGCTCCCAGAAAGCGCTGGCTGCATTGGTAAAGGTGTGAATTCTTCCTTCCAATGATGCCAGATATGTTTCATTTTCCTTAGAAGCTGAACCGAACGAGTTAATACCTGCTTCTAAAGAAGCTTGAGCGTCTTTCCAGTTACTAATCATGGAGGCCGCAATATTACCTTGCATTTTACCAGCTACTAATTCTAGAACATCGGCTTGTTGAATATCGCTAAGATTTTTCCAAATCTTTGATAGGTCATCGAATATTTCATATGTACTCTTAAAAGTTTTATCATCTTTTTTTAGTGTTAATCCAAGCGATTGAAACTTTTTCTCAAGCTTAGGAACGAGTCCATCGATTGCTTCTCCATCTTCTCCCACACCACGCAAACGCATTGATAGTGTTTTGAGTGCATTACCTACTTTAGCTGGATCTTGCACTGTACTATTTGCTGCCGTAATCAAAGCGACTGACTGTTCAATTGTATTGCCAGCAGAGGAGAGGGAGGATGCCGATCGTTGTACCGCTTGACCAATTCCTTCAGTGGAGATAGCAAACTTATTACCAACCTCATTATAAACATCCACGACATGTTGAATGTTCTTGCCTTCGTTGTCTACCTCAATACCAAATCCCTTAATTGAGGAAATAAGCTGTTTGGATGCTTCTTGAGCGTTGCTGATATCACCAACATTTTGGTAAACCAAAGTTTGTTTGGCAAGTTGCTGCGATTGCTGAATTGTGTAACCTAGTCTTGCCCATTCAGTGGTGGAGTTAATTACATCTAAAGTCAAACCGCCAATTTCATTTGCCGTTTTAGACGAGTTCAAAATGACTTGCTGGTACATTTCATTTGTTTCATCTGTAACTTTTTTGAGATCAGTCATTGCTTTATCTAGTTCATAGATATGTTGAATGCCTTCTTTAAAAGCGTTAATTGGAGCATAGATTGCAGCAGTGACTGCTGACCACATGATCATGCTTTTAAGTATGCCTTGAATAGAACTACCGAAAGTTTCAGAACTTTTACTCGCTTCGTTAAAACCTTGCACAGTTCTTTTTAAATCGTTATTCAGATTTCCTAGTGGAGACTTAAAATCGCCAATATTACGTATGCTTTTTAATTTATTTTCTAATTCGGTTAAACTATTTTGAGCTTGAGCGTTTCCACTAAATTTACTTCTGGCATCATTAATCTTCTGTTGAGTATTTGCCACAGACTGAGCATATTGCTGATCTCTTTTAGTATTTTGCTGTAATGCTAAAGCATGTTGTTTTTCCTGTGCAATCTGTCGTTCACTGTTACTCTTAAGAGCTTGATAGTGAGCACGATCCAGTGACTCAGCAGCCTTCAATGATTGCTCTTGGCTACGTCTGTCGATTTCTCTATTTCTTTGTAACGCTTGATAATGCAGTTTATCCATAGCTTCTATACGTTGCTTATTGGATTTCAACGCATCGTAATGCGCTCTATCCATAGTTTCAGCCGATTTAAGCGCTGCTTGTTGCTGTTTCAAAATCTCGTTGATCTCGCTATAATTCTTAATATTACCTTGCTGATCTAACTTTACGGATATCTGCTGTCCAGAATCATTTTTATATGTATTAGTTGTGCTATTTGTTTCACCAAGTTTATTCTTGTTAGCTCTTGTTTTCGCTAAGGTATAGCCTTCTAGTTCTTTTTCTAATTGCTTAAGTGTACGAATCTGATCTTGTAGAGACTTGGATTCTGCATTTACTGCATTTTTATTAGCATCATGAACCGTTTTAGTCTTTTCGATTACTTCGCCATTTTTTAATACTTGTTGAGTAACCTGTTTTACTGTGCCGTCTAAATTCTTATACACATCTTGTGTTTCTTTTACAACTCTATTTTGCTGTTCCAGGGATACATTTAATTTTTTCGTAGCATCAATAAATCCCTGAATTGACTTCACGAAACTTTGATCAACATTGATTTTTAGATCAAGCTTCTGAAGAGAAGGATGCTTAGATAAAATTTTGAGGCTTTCATTCACGCTTTTTATACTGGCTCCCATGTTGAGACCAGCAGTAATCAATATCTTTAAAGAATCATTCATTTAATCACTTCCTTTTAAAAAAAACAAATAAAGAAGTGATCGTTTGATCGCTTCTTTATAGTAAGTTGAAATTTGGATTTTCCGAAAGTATATTTTTCATATATTCTTCCCATTGTTCTTTCGTATTAAATTCACGCCCATATAAACTGTGAAAATCACTATGACACAATTCGCACAAAGTAATTCCATTATTTATATCCGTTCTTTTATCTTTGCACCAATGGTAGCCATCGAGATGGTGTGCATTCAACCTCTGACTTCCTCTTTTCCAACAACATTGACATGTATAATTATCTCTTTCATAAACTAATTTAGTCCATTCACGATACTCTAAATAATTCCGTCTTTTGATCCTATAATTTCGATCCAAAAAAGGATTCCAACTGTGATGCTTATCTCCAGAATAATTCCTTCTCTTTTCTATCCACTTTTTATACCTACATTCTTTACACCCGCTATTGTCTTTAAAATTATTCAATGTATTTTTATCGATTTTCCCACAACTACAAAGAAACGTTAAAATTTGTTTGTTTGAATTTCTATAATCTTTTGTAAGCAGAAAACAATTATTATCTAAAAAAATTTTCCTTACTTGTTTATATGACAATCTCCTTGAATATCCTACTTTTTCAGAAGCACATTTTTTACACCGATGACCATTTTGAAAAGAGTTAAACGATATTTTGGAAATGTTTTTACATTCGCATTTAAACTCTAATTTATCTGTGTTTCCTCTATATTCAGTAGAAAGTAATTCACATCCATTTTCTTTGAAAAAATTATAGACATATTCGTATGAATGAAGTCTAGTTTTTCTTCTATCATTCATACAACCCCTACATCTATTTCCGTTTTGAAAAGATGAGAAACTTATCTTTGATTTCCTACCACATAAACAGATGTATTCTAGTGGACTAGATGCATTGCTATAGTTTTCACTTAATAAAGTGCAAGCATTATTTGAGAAAAAGTTTTTTACAAATTCAAATGAATGTGAGCGTAGATAAGCTCCTTTTTTTACCGAACAGTTTCGACATGTATCGTAATTACTATCAAAACCTTTGTTGTTTAAACGATTTTCATATAGATAGTTGAATTTAATATTAAATAAATTACCACATATATCACATTTGTATCTGACCAACACTAAAGAACCTTTAGTCAGATGTTCTGGGGGAACTGAAAATTCATGACCTTTTCCAGTGAAGTCATACCCTTTACTTTCATACCATTTTCTATTTCTAGTACCCCATTTTGCAATATATTTATCGTGTTCAATAAATGACATTTAATCTCTCCTTACAAATATCAATAAGAATCAAAATAATCTGCACCTAGTAAGATGCAGACTTTTTAATTCTTATTCCTCATCTTTATATTCAATTTGTTCTACAACTTCACAAAAACGGTCATACCAATCAGCAGCAATACCTTCAAACTCGGTGGGGCCACGATTAATTACGGATTCTTTGATAGACAGAAGCATCGCTTTTCTTTCGTTTGTTTCATCAATAACAATTTGTTCTTTGTGCAAGTTTTGTATCTCCGACAGACGCTTATGATTATTTTCAAACGTATATTTTTCATCTTCTACAACAGGGTTACCGTCAGAATCTTTAATGACATAATCCATGTTTATATCATTTGTATCTTTCAGAAATTCATCGTAGTGTTCTAGAAGGAGCTTCTTAAACTTTGCTTTATGTCTACTGTCAGTTCTATCTGTCTTTAAGGTATCGAGATATGCAATGAAGTTCTCAAGTTCAAATTTGTATAGTTTCATTTTGACTCCCTTAACATTAAGATATGTAATTGTGATAAAAGGATAGTTTTACTAGGTATAGTTAATTAAAAAATCTGATTCTTCTCATCTTCGAAATCGCGTAAATCATAAATAGATGTAGTGGAAATATCATTGTGATGTGCAACGAACTTCGAAACTATCTTAATATCCTTACCACTTTCTAAAAGATAGGTGATACATGAATTTTTGAAAATATGTACATTAACTCTACGCTCCAAAATATCAGAGAGAGTATTTGAACAAAAATCATCTGCCCAAGCAGGAGACATAGCCTTTATCTCATTACCATATTTAGTGGTAAAGATATATTCACTTTCATAGCCACGAGAATCTACCCATTTTTTCAAATGAGGAACAACATCTAATGGGATCATATATTGAATCGGCTTCCCGTCTATCGATTTACCTTTTCCTCTTACGTTATGAGTCATAATATAATTCTTGTCTTGTTGAACTTCATAATCTAAAATTTCAGTTTTAAACTGAATAATTTCGGAGCGTCTTGCACCAACTCTAAAAGCTGTAGCCAGCCAAGCCATTCCAAGCCAGTTTTCATCTTCTTCTAAGACGTTCATCATCATGTCGTATTCATCTTTTGTAACTTTTACTTTTTCATAGACACGGTTTTTAGAGATAGCAGGGAGACCACGAGTAAAATTTCGGAAACTTTTGTAGTTTTCGTCCTCTTCTGCAATGATGTTTTCAATGTGATTACAGAAACTTGAGATAACTGATTTTCTAAAACTTATTGCAGAGGAAGACATCTTTCTGTTATCACGGATATAGCTTAAATACCGCAAGAAATCTCTTTTTGTGATTTTATAGAAGAGTTTATTATTCATTGAAGTAACCATGTACCAACCGAACTGCCTAATTACACTTGTGTACTGCTTGCGCGATTGGGGGGAGAGGTCTTGTACTGAGACAAATTCCTCAGCATTAAACCTGTAGTCCTCATTGACTTGTTGCCACATTTCATCTGTTACTTCGGGCTGCTTTTTTGCAGGTTCACGTAATGTATTCTTTTTGATTTCTTTTCTTGCCATTCACATCAAATCCTTATGTATTATTAATGAGTATTTAAGTGAACTCATCACGGTATCTTGCAATCATATAAACACACTCCCTATGTTTGTATAAAATAGCTCTTTGACTTTATTTCTGTACGTCCAATCCTTTTTTACGTAACCCCCTATATAAAGCAGCTTCGACTAAGCCGCTATTCTCCAATTCCTCTCTAGTTGCTTCGGTGAATGGCCTTGCTACTCCAGCGTAGGGGAACGAATACTGGTATCCTTCGCCTGTCTCCACAATTTCAGATACATTTCTGCCATCATCCATGCGTTTACTCTCAACAGAGACCGTATCCTTACCAACCATTTTTATTTCTATATTTTCATCGTCAATCAATCCACCATGTTCTCTTTGACGCTGATAAGTAGAAGGGTGGGGGTAAACTGAATAAACTTCTTCTTCAATCTTTTCCTTCATTGTCTCTCGAACAGTTTTACTTACATCGACCTCTAGTGTCTCAGAAATCTGTTCGTTCAGATGTTTCATCAGATCTGTCAGATTGTTAAAATCCATTATTATCACCATCCTGATTTAAAGCATTGGCTAACATAATTTCTCCTACGGTTGCTTTAGCACTTTTCGCGGCTTCCTTAATTTTATCTACAATTTTCTGGTATTCACCTTCAGGAAACTTACTCAAAAGTGCCTCTGTGATACCTTTATCTGCAAGCAATTCAGATAGACCAATGATTTCTTTCAGTGTCGCTTTTTTTGGAACGGGAATATTGGTGAACTCTCTAAAAGCCAAAACAGGAACTAGTTTCAATGTGCCCTTAATCAATTCATTATCCAATTGATCACTCTTTGATGTTTCACGTAGTTCTTGAAGGTATCCAATATAAGACATAGCAACGTTCTCAATTAGAGAGTCGCGAAATTCAACGCTTACAGCAACTTCGTATTCTTCTCCATCATTAGTTTTGATGTACTCATTTTTCTTTTTATTTAGACTTGATTTCAGTTTACCAAGCTCTGAAGCAGTAAGTTTCTTAGCCATCTAATTCGCTCCCTTAACGACAATAATAAGCATTAACTACTTGCGATGCTCTTATGTCGTAATTGTGATATTTATAAACAAATCTTTGTGCTTTTTTTGCTTTGATTTTTCGCTGTCTATCTGTCATATTAAGAACTTCGTTGACCATTTGAATCATTTCGTCAGTCGTTTTAGGAAGATAGACTAAATCATGAAATAGATATTCCTGAGCTTTAGTCCACGGGGACACAAATATCCCTCCACCTATGGCTACTGCCTCAAAGGGTCTCATTGAAGTTTGTGTAATAGAATGATCATCTAAATTTTGACCGATGACAATTTTAGATGAAGAGTAGAGTAGGGGGAGATCTTCATATGCTTTGTACCCCTTATATACATGCGGGTGACTAACTAAATTTATCTCACGGTTTCGATCCATCCACCAGTCATTACCGTAGACAGACATATCAAATCCTTGTTCGATTAAAGGAACAATAAAATCTTTTGTTTGTTTAGATCTTCGTTCGTAGTTATTAGCTACTAGTGAAATATCATAACTTATCTCAGTAGATACTGTCTTGTGGAAAGAGGGATTACACCCAAATAGCATTAACTCTGCCTTTTTACCTTTGTTCCAGTAATTTGGTAAACATTCGGCGGTGGTGGTAAAGATATGGTCAGCATAGTTTGACCAGTAGTCGCCTATCCAGTGGTCATGAGGAGTATCTTCGATTGCCCAATAAGCATGGAAAATGCCTTTTTCTTTAGTGTGCTCAAATATATCTTCAGCAAAGTTCGCGAAGCATTCCGAAAAAACAATGTCGGGTTTATAATTTTCAACTGCCTCTTTGAATAACTCACTCTGGATTTCCTTAGACTTATCCCACAGTTGGTACCTACCATCCATAATATAAGTGTCACATCCAAGGTTTTTAAAGCCTGAAGCAATACCATACTTGATTAACGCTGCATTATTTGTAAAAAGCACTTTCAATTTTTTAGTCAAGTATAACACCACTCTTTAAACAGTAATCATTAATGGCTTTAAGTATCTGTTCAGAACGTTTCTCCCATGTATTTTCTTTAGCGTGTTTAAGGCATATATCCTTATAGGTGTCCATTTTTCCAAGTTCGATTGCTTTGTCGACTTGGGCTAAAAATTCATCGTCATTATCAGCAACTAGAACAGCTTCATCATAAATCTCTGTTTCCATCCATTTGGTAGCTACAGTGATTTTACCCGCAGCCATATGTTCGAACATTTTAATAGCACATGCTGCTTGTGTAATTTCCAATTTAGTATTGAAGGGAAGGAGACATACATCAGCATGAGCATAATAGTTGTAAAGGTCGTCATGATCCTTGGTTCCCAATTTAATGACATTTGATGGACATTCCTTGCCAAACTCTTGTCCCACAAGCACAGTAGTATATTTCTCTGCAACTTTACGAATCAGACGAGTATCCACCCAAGAGCCAATAGCACCTGAAAAGAGGGCAATTGGGCCATTTAATGTTTTATATTCTTCAGGAATTTGTGAGGGTTTATTTATATATGATTCTGGACAAGCATTTCTGACTAAATATGTACTTTCACTGCTTTTGCCTCTAAGGTCATACAGAAACTGACTAGACGTTAACACAATGTCGGCTTTCTTAATGGCATCATCTTCATATTCATACCAATCACTAAAACTATCAACCGAATCATAGATATTAATCTTTGCTTTTATATCTTCGACATATTGAGCTGATTTTGCCCAAGTGTAATAAAATATATCTACTTTGATGCTTCTATGCTTAATTAATTTAAGTACTTCTTCGAAATTGTGATATACGAATAGATTGGTTTCAACTTCTTCAGGTGGCTTGTCTGATTGAGTGTTATTACAGAAAACCACTGTCCAACCTCTTCTGGCAAACTGTTTTACGATTTGCTGAGGTCGTTGAGTGAGGAAATCCCAGTTAAGGGTGGGTGGATAAAGTATTATTTTTTGTTTCATTTAAGAACTCCCTTAAATATTCTGGACTCATAATATGATTCGAAAACACACTTAAATCACAAAAAAGCTCAAATCCTTTGTCCTGAGCCATTTTACAAAAGTATGCATCCTCGCCTTGTGGATGAAATCCGTATTTTACTGACTTGTAGACTTTACGACTTAGCAAAATTACTGCTCCCGTTAAATCAACTTCCATAAGAGTAGGGGAGGAGAGGAGGAGGGCATTTTTCACCTGATTGTTTACAATATGTTCAAAGTAGCCTTTACTATTGAGCTTCATGATGTTTGGATATAGATATGGCTTCTCAGGACGAACAACATATCCGTTCCATATCAACCCCGACACGATATCTTTATTATGTTTGAGTAGATTATTAATGATATCAGGCTGCACAAGGATATCTGTGTCTACAAACATCAGATAATCAGTTTTAACTTTTGACATGATATAATTCCGTAATTTACTCAAATGAGTATATATGAAGTTGTTTCTAATGTTTAAGTCTCTTTTATCTACAGGAGCGTTTCGATTGTATATTTCAATTCTAATATTTCTATATATATGCCCATATATCTTTTTAAAGTTGTACAGTATTTCTAAAGAAGCATCATTTGAATCATTGATTACAAATATAAATTCAATCAAGTTAGTAGGATAATTCAAATTCAATAAGCTTTTTAAATATTCATCTAATATCCACTCACGATTACGAACAGGCGTTGCAATGGTAACAGTTTGGTTCATATAATCTCCCTTGTAAAATTAAAGAGCCGAAGGATAACCCACGGCTCTTACTGTTTAGACATTTATTTATTTTTCGTAGATAATTTCTTCTTTCATTACTTCTACTCCATTAACTGTTACAGGGAACAAGTCAAACGTCAAACTAAGGGAGCTTGGGTCGCCAGAAGGAGAGTAGTTAACTGTGTAGTTCGCTTGAAGTTTAGCCTTACGGTAAATTTGCTGAGAACCGACCATCTTACCAGCTTTCTCATCGGCATACAAAGTGTCTCCTGCAAGAAATACATAGCCCGGGAATCCTTTGGTCGTATACGAAAGTTTTGCTGCATTTGGGGTATTGAATTGATAGTAAACTTCAACATCGTTACCGACTTCAATAGTTGCTGTAGCATCTAGTGTTACTACATTATCAGTAATATCTTTGATGGGTTGTGCATCAGCCATGATACCGTTTATGTATGCAAATACCTTCACATTAGTCTTATCGCCAATTGGTGCTTTGTCTAGAGTAATTTGTTTTGCTCCAGAAGTATCCTTCATGACAGTCAAAATTTGAGACTTATAAAGATCTTGCGCGCCTTTTTCAATAGGTTCTCCAGCAAGCATAGCAAGATGTTGTAAGGTAAAAATTTGAGTCTCTACTTTAAGTGTTGAATCTTTATCTCCAGACCATGCAATCCGTTTGGGATTACCATCACCGCCTCTAGCAAACACCGTCTCAGATGTCCATTCGTTACTGGTGGTTGTGGCATAGTCGAAAGTCATAAGTGGAGTACTTGTTACAAAATCAAAAATTTGAAGATTGAGATTATTTCGGGAGCCGTAGCGTCCTAGTTGTATTGCCATAAAGGATAGTTCCTCCTAATTTATACTATAATTTTGTTTTCTCCATCCACTCAGGGATAGAGTTGTCTTCAGGTAAGGTTTTTTCGTTAGACCATACTGGTAAGAGTCTGTTGTAATTTTCTTTCTTATTCACTCTTTCAAAATGCTCATAAATTTGATACACAGTGAGTGACCCAACATTAAAAATATTGATTCCATTTCCTTCGAAATTGCAGAGTATGGATAAAATATCTTTGAATTCTAGCTGATTTTCCGAGTTATTGTTTTTTATTTGAGCTTCATACATTTGCATTTTTTTATAAAACTCTTCTGCCGTACTATTTGCTGCCTCTATTTTTTCTTGAGAATCGGAAGATACATTTAATTCTTTTATAATTAAATCAACTTCTCTATAATTGTTTTTATTTATAAATTCTTTCCCATCCAAAAGAAAACAAGATGTTTCAATATTGAAACTTACGTGACCTTTAACAAAAAAGGAGAGAGCTTTACATATTTCATTTCTAATAGACGGAACTTCGATTAGTACATCATAATCAGACTCATTCTTTATTTTCGAAAAACTGTCATTATCTAACCCAAATAACCCCACTAAAATTTTCTCTTTATCAAACCCCACCAAAGCTAGATTAACTAAATAATTCAAATATCCAATTTCACCGATTTCATCAACTGTGGGAGAGTATATACGTATACTTTCTTTTATTTGATGGGGCAAGCCCAGAAATGCTTGTAGGCGATCAATAACCAAATAACCACCTCAATTAAAATCCCAAAGTTTGTACTGTATATAGAATCCAACGTACTTTTCATTCACAAACATTTCATCCATACGATAAAACTGCAACTTACCAATACCAAGATTTCTGTTGTCATTAAACAATTCATCTATGTAAGCCAACATATGGTCATATCTTAAAACTTCATATTCAGTAAGAATTAAATCCTTGTGTACTAAAACTTGAAAATGCAATAATCCTGACTTAAACTGTGATCCAGCAGGTCGGTAATCTCTAAATGAGAATGTTACATAGGAAGAAGCTGTATCGGCTAATGTTGGAACATGATTGAAGGGAAAAATATTATTATTGACCAGTTCCGAGGGATCTTCAATATTTGGTCGATCAAGATAATCATTTTCTTTGTACCAAACTGATTTACAAAGTTCCTGCGAACTCAATAAATGATTCAGTACAATCATACGATTTTTGCCCATTTCCTCAAAGCGAGACATATCAGTTTACAATATAATCGCGCTCAATCTCGTATCTTACGTAACCACTTGTAGACACGTCCCTAGTGTCATCAAGTGTAGAGATAACCTTGTCGACTTGATCTAACAACAATGGATTTGTTCGATGAACTTCTTCGCCTAGACTGTTTCTAACAACTACACGATAGTAATTCCCGTTTGGAACCAAATTGCCTAATTCGTATGTGATTGAAATACATTTTAATGTATCAAGTGCGGAACCTTTGTCTAGATGTGTAGATTTATCAAACGCAATTTTTAACTTATTGTCTGTAGCTATACTATATGCGTAAACATATTGAGGATCAATTTTCACATCTAAGTCTGCATCAATAATTTCTACAGTAGGGGTGGCACTAATAATAATTGAATCATCTAATCCCGATGAATGTTGTTTAGAGTAGGGGAGAGGGGAGAAAATAAGCCAATTATTATTGACACCCTGCATAAACTGTTCTAGTTTAAGCTCGCCAAATCTTTTGATAGCTTGCATGGATACACTCCTTATAGTAATGATTTAATTTCAATTGCTTTTGTTGTATAAGCTAATCTAGTAGAGTTTTCGACATGCAAAATAACTCTGCCTTTTTTGTTGTTAGCTTTAATTTTACAAACCTGTCCATCTTGTTCGATCAAGATAGCCAAAGTAGTAGGTGTTACACTGTCTGTTTCACTTAGCCAAAATCGAGCTTTTTCTTGTCGATCAATTCCATTATCCTTAAACGAGCAAGTGAAGGATTTAGTCATATTATATTTAATGAAGTCGTCGCCTATAATTTGAGCTGTATAATTATTTGTAGTAGAGGACGTAACATTAATTTGAATGGTTTGTGATATATTTCTGAATGAAATGGTTATTTTACTTGTTCCTTTTTTTAAAGGAGTTACTAAACCCGTAGGGGAGACTGATATAATAGTTTCATCAGCGACAGAGTATGTAATTTTCTCATAAACTTCTATTACCTTTGAATTGTTCGTAAGTTCAACGTTTAATTGTAAAGTCTGATTTTCTTCAATGGCTACAACGTCCTTAACATTCAAAACCTTAAGTTGATAGTTAGCGACGTTGCCATTATAATCGGCAATCTCAAGTTCTAAATTATCAGTTGCGTTGTTTATTAAGTCCTCTTTCAATGTCAAATAGTTGAGACCTGTATCAAGTTTGTTTATAGCGGTAATAGACCAAGCCCTACCATCAAAGATGAATCTCTTCTTTTTGGTAAGCTCATCCGTTTTCTCATTTGCGGAAATAACAACATTTCTTCTTTCATTTGGTAGTTCAATAATCTTTCCATCATCAACACCAAAGTTTGTGATATTATCATTGGTTAACGCAAACGGGGATTCAACAATCTCACCAGTACTGTCCACCCACCTAAGAGATGACACACATTTTAACAATACGCCTTTACTATAAATATCATCGCGTGGATCACAATCAATTATAATCCAATTTATATTTTTCCATTTTACAATATCGCCATTAGTAAGTGACTCGTCTGGCTTCGAGATGATTGTTTTTGTTTGATCTTTGGTTGACGATGTTATGACTACACTACGTTTATTATTATTAATCACTACATCAAAAACAGAAGGGTTCTTTTCAAATTGAATGTTTATGGATTTTTTTACGTTATATATGTCGATGTCTCTAGCATTTTTAGTATTGTAAGCATTATTGATTTTTTTATAATAATCTATATTCATATTAATCATTCACATACTTTGAGAAGTCAATTGATTTAAGTTTGCCTGTCATTCTGTCACGAGATGCATATTGTGATATCATTTTATTATTTTCTTCAATAATGCCATAGTACATATCCATGAACGTTTTTCTCTCATTAGCAGGACTAAATACTTGTAAATCTTTTGTTGAGAATCTGACTTGGAAAGCCTTCAATAAAGACATATCTTTTTCATAATATTTCTCTCGCATTATATTGGCAACGAGATCAATTTCTGTTGGGGTTAAATCGTCAACAAGCAGATTCTCATTATCATCATAGTCAAAACTAATATCAGAACTGCATGAAATCTTAAGTTTTGCTAATGATTCCTTAAGGTACTCACGCGATCTGCTCAGTGCAATTTCCATAGCCTCTTCTTCGGTGACGTTATTGTATGTAAAAAAATCCAAATCCTTTTCAATTTTATTAAAAAAAGCTGTTTGTAGAGATGAGAAGGGAGTTGCCATTTAATCACCCACTATACTTTTTTATTCATGGGTCTTTTTGTTACAATTGGCTCTTTGTTTGTCTCTGTCTCTGTGCTATGTTCGTCTGGTTGACTTTGTTCTTTCTGTTGACTTGCTTGATTCATGAGTAAGGCCCTTAATTCTGCAATTTCTTTTTCCAATTGCGAAACCTTATTGTCGTCAACTGAGGGATTATTGATTTGTTTGCCTGCTGGATTTTCACCATAAGAAGATACAATACTTATTTCAGAAATTCGTTTACCCGAATATAGTTCTTTGTATCTTTCTTCGACTACATTTTTTACTCTCGTACTAATATCATAAAATTTTGTGTTCTCAAGCTGAATTACCAAGCCTCTAACACGCTCAAAAAGGGACGCCGATTGAATCTTAATAAGTTTAGTCAGTCCTTCTTTGGTAGGGCGCAAGATAATATTTTTAATATCTTGATTGGTAAGTATATCTTTATAATCTCTAATTGATAATTTTTCATAGATTTCATCGGAAAATTCACCGTCAAACCACAAAAAACCTTCTCTAAAAATATTTGATTGACTGTTTATGCCTCTAATTTCAGCGAAAGACAATTGTTGTGCAAACGGATGCTCTTCGTTAGCTGGCTCAAATGTATAGCCATCGGGCTTTATATGAGAAGGAACCGTGATTACACTGTCAGAATAATTTAGTACTTCGATGATTGTACTGTCGGTAATAGCTATAGTAATACACTCCCTTAAATAAGGGGATGAATGAACATCCCCAAATTATATTTTCAATTATTAAGTAAGGACAATTTTGGCGATTTTATCAATTTTATTGATAGCAGTACCAAATTCAAAGCCAGTGATCTTGAGATCGACTTTTTCGCGATTATTATCAAATGTTTCAAGAACACGCAACTGTCCACGCATATCCAGTGTACCGATTTTACCAGCGATACCAAATACCCGCTTGTCAGGAAGCAACTGCATGTTATCACCAGTACGTTTTGCTCCAGAGATATGCCCGATACGAAGGCCGTTATAAAAATTTACAAGTCCATATCTATTGAAATCATTTTTCATTTGTTCAGACATAAATGTGACTTGACCAGCCATTTTAGCGATTTGTTGAGAGTATTTAGACAATGAAACTGTCATTGGATTCTCTCCTCTATCAATTAAGTACAAAGCGAGTGCATCGAGTGCGGCAGGGGTAAGGGTGGCGCCACCAGCATTAATTAGTTGCTCGCCGCCACCAATGGCTGCGTCAATCTGAGAAAAGATATCGAAAAACATTTTATTTTTCAGAGCCTCTTCGGAAAAAACCGTTAGGTTGGCAATAGTTTTTACACCGTTACGGCGCAAGTCAGCATATGTAATTTCAGTTTCAACTTGTTTGTGTTTCCAAACAGGAGCAACCTTAGTTACATCAATATATGATTTATTTACATTACCGCCCTTTGCAGAATCATAAGCAATCAAAGTATTTTTTGGGTCTTCATTGATTTGATAATCATCGAATTCTCCAATAGAACCGCGATCAAACATAGAGTCAAGCAATTCATCTGGAACATCGTAAACTTCTGGCGCAACTACTTTGACCACAAAGTTAGAAATCTCCATATTAGGATCAGAGCCTTTTTCACCAATTTGTTTAGCCCACGCATCCACAACCGTAGAAATTTCTTTTTCTTCTGTATCTAGCTGTTTCTTATATTCAATTTTGGAAGCCCATTCGAACATTTTTCCTTTTTCATTCATCAAACTTGCGATTTCTGTATGTAACATTTATTTGCTCCTTATATGTATATTATTATTAAAGTACTTCTACGGAAGCTAGAGTGTGACCATTGTCAACTACTGTACCTGCAAATCTAAAACCAGTAGGATCAGTACTTTTCTTTAGTTTTCCTGCGTCTACACCAGTTGTTTCAGCAGCTAAAAAATCCCCTACAACGAGGCCTGTGGCCAGGTATTCTGTAGTACCGTAAATTTCTCCACTCAAGGGTTTTTCAAGTACAACACGCTCACCAGCCTTTACATTCTCAAGACGAGTATCGTAGTCTGAAATTTCACCTTCTAAACTCATCAACCCAGTAGGATAATTATCTTTATTGACAAAATACAAACCTACTTGAGAAATAGGGGCAATAACTGTCTTTGTATTAAAATCCTTTTGAACTAGACGACCACGAACGGTTGGTGTTGCTGCTTGAAATGTAGCGTCAGCTACTTTATTAATGTGTGTTTGCAAATGTCTAAGCATTTAAATTTATTCCTCCAGTGAATATGATTTATTTATTGTGTAAAAAATGAGACATGACTTGAGCTGACTCATAAATATTTTCATCAGTGTTAATATTTTTCTTGGTTGCTGAAACTTCAATTTCCGTATCTTTTTTTTCTGAGTTTTCGTTACTTTGAGCCAGTTTTTGAATGAATCTTTCTGCGATAATTGCCTTGATTCCTTTTTCATCTAATTCATTAATAAGCCTTGAAATCTCTTCTGAGGTTTCGATTTCCTCTTTAGTAATAAAATCACCAGCAGTAGCCAAAACCTTTAAATCTTCTTTTTTTTGAGCCGTTTCAGCTTCTTTTTGTGCTTTTTCAGCTTCTTCAATTTGTTGTTTAAACGGCACTAGTTCACTGATTTCTGTTTCTAGTTTAGTAATCTTGTCACTAGCTTCAACTAAAGCACTGGTTTTAACATCTAATTCGGAGATCAACTTTTCATTTTCTGCGGAAAGGTTTTTATTGGTCAACTCTTTTTCACTAAGTAATTTAGCAGTATCGTCAAGATTAACACTGATATTCACATTTGTTTTTTCAGAAATTAACTTGCTTAGTTTTGTCTCAGTCTTATCTCCAACAGAAACTACGTCTTCATTGACGGTATAGGTGACCACTAGATAATCATCCTCTGAATCTCTGTCGATATCATACGCTAAAATCTTATGTTCTTCAGGGTAAATCTCCCAAATAGAATAATATGGATTACTATTCCATCCTTTAGGATTTAGCGCCTCGTAAACTTTTTGATGTAGGTCTCTAGTAGTTAGAGAGGCTACTTGTTTTTTTTTCAAATCTTCTTCCTCCTTAGTTGAAAAAGCTATATCGGTAATTAAAGCATTGACCAGTTCATTTTCAATATCGGTATTATCTTTTGAAGCGATATTGATCAGGCCGCTTGAAGGATAGGCAGGAGCAACTGTTTCACCTAAAAGTGCATGTCCTATAAATACTCCATTATCAATATATTTAATTTGTTTACCATCTAAATCTTCATAGTGACTCTCAACCACTTGTACTTCCCATGATGTTTTTATACCCTCTTCAGAGGACATTCTTCTAGAGATGACATCATATGCTTGAGAGAATCTTTTCCATATCTTTGCGTTTGCAACGATATGCTCTTTTCCGTCGATTTCTTCAATACTGGCACTGTAAAAACTTCCAAAAGCGGAGGTGTCAAACTCGATTTCTTGATACGTATTCCCATTTTCGTCTTTTTTCGCTACAATCTTTACATTATGACCCGAAAAATCATTTCCATTTTGTGTAGTAACAATTTTCCCAACTACAGGTTTGGTGATGAGGGTGGTAAGCCAAGACTCGATGGTATCTCTAGTTAGTGCAACATCATTTCTATTTGGATCAAAATCGCAAATAATAAATTTTGCATCCAATGTATCACTATCTACCGTGTCGCTAATATGTATTTTAAAATTACTTGTAAATTTAATTGTTTCCATTATTTCTTATCACCTCCTTAACCAAATTCTATACTCAATTCTTTAAGTAATTGTTCAACAGAAGGAGAGAGACTATCACTCTTAGTGTGTCGTGTCTTATTCAAAACAACATTAATTTCTTCATTACAGCAAGGGCAAATAATATTTAATTTCATTCTTTTTTCCTTCTATCTTGATCTTGTAGTTGTTTATCAGGATTGTTATTATCCACAGGTCTACCACCAGCAGAGTCACCGGAATTTGTGTACGCAGTAAGCCTAGGAGTAAATATTTCGTCATACTTCTGTTCATTTTCTTTTAATCGTTTTTGCTTTTCATCTTCAATGTCTATTCCAAGAAGTCCGTAAACTGTTGAATAACTGGCGTTTAATTTGCTGTATAAAAGTTCAGACAATTTAAGTTTTAACTCTTTATCTAATTCCTCAGAACCAATGATTTTGATAGAAGGGCAGTATTCAAGAGAAATGCCGTGATTTTCGAGAACGACTTTATACCATTTCTCTAATATATCTTCTAATTGTTCAGATATTTTGTTTATCGTCTTCATTAGTTCGTTGACAGAAATATTGGATGCCGTAAAAGATTGGCCCGACACTAAGTTGAGAAAGCTAATTCCCAAAGCAGTCATTTGTTTTTGTCTTTGATAATTTACATTCTCTATGTTCACATTTTCAGTTTTTGGTTCAACGTATTTTACATCTTCGACAAACGCCGCACCAGTGTATACAACGGTTTCGTTTTTCCAAGCATTCATTAAATTTGTATGGGCATATGCCATTTCTTCGAATGCTTGTTTGTCAAACTTCTCACCCAATATTTCTTTATGCAATTTTTGAAATATGATTTTCTTAGCTTTAGCTTTAGCATTGATTCGATCAGTTCTTTCGAATGTCTCCAGCATTAAGGAAGGTCTCAATGCGCGAAATATAGAGGTTAGACCATATTTTCTATTTAGATTGTTTAGTCTAACAATACCACTATTTTTAATATTCAACTTTGCATAAGGTTTCTTTTTTGTATATGCCTCATATATTTCAGAAGGATAGTTATTTTTAATCTCTTCATCTATTGTATCGAAAAATAAATTTTTTCCTTTTTTGTTTGTTTTTTTTAATCTTGTTTTGAGTTCATTTACATTAATCAATAAGTAAGGCTCTCCATCGATCTCGTAGTCGCTCACTTCTATGACACCTAAAGGATAGTAGTCAACAATATAAGAGTCTCCTTTTTTTCTGAGATACATGGGATAATTACCTTCTGAAAAAGACATAGGAATAACTTTGCGCATGAGTTGTTTGAGATTGATTTGTTTGTTAAAATTATTAATTAACTCTCTAGACTCATCTGAAATGTCTTGACTTTTATTTGTATCTACTTCGGGGAAAGATAGCCTATATTCAGTATTAACATTACTTTCGATAGTTTCATATACTTTCCCAATCAAATCGTCCTTGTTAATGAAATATCTTACAATGGAATTAATCTTATTTATTTTATCTATGTCGTTTTGAGCGTTATCCGCCAACAGGTCTAGCTCTTCAGTGGTAAAAACAGTTCTCGACATTGAAGATTCATTAAGATAAGAGGAGTATTGATTAAAATTATTATCAAATTGATACATTGCTTGTTCTAGCCATAAGTGACCTTGTTTTTGTGAAGTTACAATAATGGTGTCTTCATCTTTCTTTGAAGCAAAAACAACCTTAAAATCTTCTTCCTCTTTTTCAAGATTCATTTATTCACCTCGTTCCGTTTAGAAGTCAATTGAGGAAATAAAAGAGGGGGCATTCGACCAGTTGACTTTTGGTTTTTCCTTGTTAACAATACTTTCTCTTCTTAGATTTCTTAAATACCAAGCAAGCATAGCAATTGTATAGGCGCGGTCATCCCCGATTTTACTTTGCTTATCGGGGGGAAGATCATATCTTATGCTGCCGTTTGTACTTTTAAAAGAATATATGCTAACAAGTTCTTCCTTTGCAATGTCTATATTAACTAACGCCATCTCTTCGTCAGACGATAATTTATATTGAGTATTTTCTCCATCATCACCCAATAGAGTTATAAATCCTTTATTGTCATAAGTTTCTGTGAATGATATTAAATCCAAACTCATCATTTCAATCAATGCATCAAACATATCTTTTTTGTACTTCTGAGGGGAAACAAGTTTGAGCTTGTTACTGGCATTGGGGTATTGGTGAGCGTGAATACTATATTCATCGTGAGTAGGGTCGATAAGTCCTTTATGTTTAATGCCTCGCACATCCGACCACTCTTCGAGCAAGCCATCAGCCCAAGCAGATACACCAGCACCACCAGCACCAGAATCTATCAATACTTGAAGAATATTCTCATAGTCAGCAGATCTAGATCCATTATAATCAAGTAACATTTGTTTGAAGTGATTTATTTGATCTGGTGTTTTCATGGGTGTTTTTTTCTTTTTTGCTATATCTACAAAGCTTACCGAATTTGATATATTCATTTTCCAACCTTGATTATCATCGTAATAAAATTCAGCAGGAGTACAAATAGAATTGTCATGTTGTCTAGCAGGATCTACTGCCAAGACGAATTTCCTATTTCCGTCATTTGCTAATACAGGAACCCTAACTTCGGAATTTCTTATAATTGTAGCTCTTTTAATAATCTGTTGGTCAGAACCCTCAGTTGTAAAAATGTTTTTGTACTCACGTAAAGCTTTTTCCTTGTTTTCTCGCATAGCTGTGTCAACTTTTTCTTGTGAGAGTAATGATACGGGATATAGTTTTCCGTTATAGGTTGCACTTATAACCACATCACTGCTAATATCAGCAACAAAATATCGTCTATCGCCTAATATCATTTTCTTTGAAAAATCACGATACTTTCTATAAAAATATGTATCAGTAGATGAAGCAGATGAGGCATATATGAGCTGATTTGGGAATTGCTTGGGTAACAATGTGACGTCCGTTTCTCCACCCAACCTAAAGTCACTATTCTGCGTTGTAAACGGTTCAGAAGTGGTAAATAACTCATCGGGCGCAAAACCACTTTCATCATAAAAATTTAAATTACTACGCTTACTTCTGTTATTGTCAAATGATCCATTCAAAGAACGAACTACACTGCCATTATAAAGCTTATACGAAAAAGAAGCGGGATTATGAGTGAATCCATCCGAGTTGGCGGCACTTTTCACTGTTTCATTGTAAAAAATATCTGTCAGGCCCGTAAAAGAAGCGATCTCTCTTTTTGCTATTTTTTCTATTTTCATAAACATTTCTTGTGATTGCGATCCCACGCCAGCCAAAATGTAAGCTTCGAAATTTGGAATTAGTGCAGATTTAGCCATTATAAATGGAGAGCCAAGAGTAGTCTTACCGCTATTTCTCCCCATACACCATAGAACGAAAGGGGTTGACCAGCTTTCCATAAATACATACTTTTGATAGTCTAGTAACTCTAAACCTAGAAATCTTTCTACAAATCTTACTGGATATTTGCGGCCCCATTGAATAACTTTTGCAAGTTTTATAAACCCTTCGATTTTTCTTTGAGACATATTATGGTCGTTCATTGAGGAACACCTTGGTTGGAATAACTTAATAATTGCTTTCTCATTATTCTGTTATCTTCTTCTAATTTAAAAGTTTTACTTTCTAATTCACATATAAGTTCTCTTTGTTCCATTATCATTGCAGTGTAATCATTTTCATCAAATTGTAATTGTTTGAAAATACTTTCATTGCTAATATTAGCTACCTGTCTCATGCCTTCGCTAGTTTCAATATCGAAAATATTCACATCTGACTCTTCAAATCCTTTTTCTTGTAGCTGTTTTATGATTCCAGTCAATGTTCCAGCGCCCTTGCTTTTGTTATTATTGTGATTAACAGAAATACCATTGTCTTTAGCAAGTGCCAAAACAGATTTATACATCTTATCTTTGGCATCTATTAATGATTTAATGATCCCAGCATTATCGGTTAACATTTTTACATCAGATGTCATAGATGATATCGTGTTATTGATCTTATCTAATTGATTAAATGTTTTTACTATTTCAATAACAGTGGGGAGCTTAAAACCATCTTCAAGTGTACTTTCATCTAAGAAGTCAACAAGTTTATTGTATAAATGTCGTTTATCCTGTTCATTTTCAAACTCGAACGGATCATATCCAACCATTTTTATTACATCTTTTCTGTTGTTGTCTTGCATTTCTACTTCAAAAGTATTTAGTTCATTATCATTGCTTTCTTCGTTGTTCCTATTTTTTAGTTCTACATTTGAAACTGTTTGGTCACTATCTTTCCAAGTTAGCTCTCTATACTTGGGCAATCCGAGTGTTTTCATATATATGCCAAAAAGATCATGATTTTTTAACTTCGCTTCTTCCTCAGAAGAAATCCATAAGCTATGTATGAATGGTCTGTTGATTTGCATAAGTATATCTTTTGCGGTGTTTAAATCATCATAGTTAATCGAGTTCTTTAAACAATTTTTACAAACACTCAGCCGACCATCACTATCGAATTTATTGTAGGACTTATAAAAATACGAAAGAGCCAAGCTTTTCTCGCAAGAAATGCATATCTTCTTACTATCAGCCAATACTTCACCTTCTTTGCATAGAAGAAACATAATAAAATTCCCATTTGATTGTGAAAAAGCATGGGGTGGGAGGGAGTAGCCTGTTTAAAGACGGGAGTCTCCCCATGAGAAACAAATAATAAAAAGCCTGATAAGACTCAGGCATTTGATTTATGTATTCCTCAAACTCTTGGTTATTTCAATTTATTCACAATCTTCGTAATTTCCTCAGGAGTGACAATTTGTTTTGCTCTTTTGTCAGTTCGATTGCCATAAATAAATGCTGCTCCATCTTCGGCATAATAAACCACTGATTGTTTGTTAATCACTGGGTATCCGTGTTCTTCTTCAATATCTACTTCAACAATTTTCTTGTTTAGGGCGTACTCTTCAGCTACCTCAAAATCATTTACTACATGTAAAATTTGATATTTGTCTAAATATGCGTACATTTTTTCCTCCAAAGGTATATATGAATTTTATTTTATTTCTTGTAAATTGATATCAATTTTGTACTCAATTCGTCCATCTTCATTAAAGATGTGCATTTTTTGCATTGCGTCCGCATACATACGCTTACTGATTGCGTAAGAATCTGCGCCGCAAAGACTGCCGTTAGAAATCACAGTTGTTCTACCAAAATCTTTTACTGTATCGTGATGAATGTGGCCCTGAAAGAGATATTGAGGGATCACTCCGAGGAATTGAGGTAATTGTCGAGCGGCACTTGAGACATGATCTAAATCGCCATGCACATATATGTGAGGCTTTTCAAATGATTCATCGATGAAATAACCATCTTCACCTTTTAATAGTTCAATATTGTCGAATTCTCTAAGGCGAGTTTCCATATACCAAGGAATAATATTTTCAAAATTCTCTTTTAATATTGCTTCATTTTTACTTTGAAAAGTTCGACTGTGATTACCGATTAGATTTATAACTCTTACTTTCGGTACATACTTAGATATCTCTGCAACTGCTTCTGATAATCTCTCTGATATGTATTGAGTTTGAGAAATTACGTCCTCACTTTGTTCAATTCTTGAAGTAAGATGGATAAATCCAGCAATCTGGTCTCCGATAGAAGCAATTGTTAACTCATCAACATTGTGCTTTTGACAATAATAAATCGTTTTGGATACAAGATGATTAAATCTTTTATCAAACACATGTGGATTATATTTGTTTAAAGAGTTATCTGATTCTTGACCGTAATGAAAATCAGAAAAAAGAACGTTTGCGCGAATATAGGAGGGACTCTCTATGACAGGAGAGTAGGGAAGAGGCTTAACTTGTTCAAGTCGCTTGACGCTAGATGAAATTTCATCTTTTAAGTGTTCAAACTTAGCAATCATTTTGATTTTATTATTGAATTCGCGTTTTTGATCTTGAAATTGATACTTTTGTTTTTGTAATTCAATAGTTTTATCTTCAATTTCGCGTCTATATTCATCGGTTGACGACTTTTTCACGCCAATCGAAATACCACGAGTAAGTAAGTGGTATTCTTTACGATATTTCGATTCCGTGAAATCTTCATTGAGAAATTCATTCATAAGCGTAGCAATTTTACTCCAAGATAAGCCTAACTCGTCTTTATTGGAGCCAATTCGTATAAGGTATTCCTCGTATGTCTCGTTATGCAGAGGTGTTAAAGGAGTCATTCATTTACTCCTCTTCAATTTCTAGACCAACTGGAATTTCATAATCTTCAATCGGAGCAACCTTGATTTTTTCACCATCAATTGTAATGGTAATCTTGGAGGCATTAGGGTATAGACCAAAGGCTGCTTCCCGAATTCCATTCAAACCAACCAATTTTTCTTTATTCGATTCCATATGTATTTAACTCCCTAATAATATGTATTTTATTTACCAGTCTAACTGATCTGCTTCTGCAACTTACCTCGATTGGGTAGAATAGAAGAGGGGTGATCAACCCCTCGAACTTTTAATTTGCCCCGGACGGGGACTCAATACAATGCATGGATGTTGCGGATTCCTTTGTTCAAGGCTTAGTTAAGAATTGAGTCAATGCGGGGCGGCGTATCCCGATCTCTGGTAACTTACCTTATTACATACAGTAAGCGTATAGATAACCTTTTCTACCTAATTGACTTATATTTGGCTTGTGCCAACTTTACCGCTCACTCTTATATGGTGGTGAAACACCAAATAAATCTAAGGCTCTATAATGTTAATGGGCAACTTTAAGAAATGGGTGAACACGGAGATTATAATCCCCCCGGAAGGGAACGCCACGTTGTCCTATGGCGCGAACCATAAACGGTTCTATATATGTATGTAAACTCTATAAAATTACTGTTTTACTGTATCTTTTAGCGCTTTAGCGGCTTTAAATGCAGGCTTTTTCGACGCAGCGATAGCAATAGTAGCTTGTGTTTTGGCTGTTTCGGTATCTACACCTTGCTCTTTGAGTTCTGCTAGTAGTTTCGGATTAATGCCGTTTCGAGCAGCGGTTTCACGCACCTCAAATGTACCAAAGCCAGCAATCTTAACTTCTTCGCCTTTAGCCAATGCACTTGTAATAGTAGCAAGTGTAGATTCTACTACAGCTTCAACGTCTTTTTTTGTGTAACCTGTAGTTTCTGCAATCACTTTTACCAATTCTGTTTTGTTCATAGTTATATAATCTCCCTTTATATTGTTTTTGTTAGTTTGGTGGGGGAATGTAAAGATCTCTTCGCTTTGTATATCAGTCAAAACTTGTCCCCCTTAAAGACTATTAAGAGAACTGAATAAAAGTTCAAAAAATCCTTTTAAACATTGGGTTTTATGTATATTGTTATTTTTATGTCTCACGGGGACAATTTTTGCTTCTTTGATTTCTCTTTTTATCTCGCTCTTTTTCCTTTCGCACTATTCTGAAACAGTCGTCACAATAAATTTGACGCTGTTTAGTTATAGCATAATCAATTCCACATCTTTTGCATGTTCCCATTTTATTTAGATTTCTCAATAAATTCTCTACAATAATATCACCGAATGACGACCATAAAGTTGTTTTAAAATTGCTTTTTTTGTTGTTATACAGGTATTCAATTAATATATCTACAATTTCTTTTTTATTCTTTTTACTACTTGAAAATATACTTTCTCTTATTAATGAATAATGAAATAAGTCGTCATTTGACTTCGTGGCTCCATCATTAGAAAACATAAATTTCTTATTTTTATCTAACTTCGTATAAGTGTCAATTACATTATCATCGATTAGTACTGGCCTTGTAGGGTCACTCAGCAAAAGATTATAGTTGAATTTACCAAGACCAGCATTTCTAAAACTAATTCTAGGATTGGGTACAAGGTTTGAAAGACGATTCATTACGCTCTTATTAGAAACTTCAACTTTATTCTCATCCTTGTCTTTTGCATACATAAAAAATTTAGGTGCTTTTGTTTTAGTGTGATTTAATATAATTTTCTTTATTTGTTCTGGACGTTCTGGTTTGTACAGTGTTTTTGCATAGTCGATTGTAAAGTTGTTTTCCATACACAGAATTTTAATAACATTAAGATCAATATTATCACTGTTCCAAATCTTAGTAATGTCGTTGCTAATAATTCCAATGTTTCCCCCCGTATAAGCAGCATTTAATCCGTTAAATATGCTTTTACTATTAATAAGTTCCGCTCCTGCTTTAGCCATCTCATAATATAAGGGGTATATACCTTGCATATTTCTTTTTGCGGCATTAACAAGCGTTTTGTCACAACATACCAATGCTTTGTCACCATCATTATCAAACATTAGAATCTTACTTATGGGATCATGAATACTGGTATACAAGCTCTTAGTTACAAACCACCGTTTCATCTCTTTATTCTTAGTATTTTTCCTTACAGCATGTTCTCTATAAAGATGTGGACTTCTCAGGCAATCTAAATCTATAGCATTTTCGAATAAATCGCAAAATACTTCTGTATTCTTTAATAACCCTTTGGGTTGGTCAATTCCCAAGAAAAGATACTCACAAAAAGCATATAGGTCGGGACTTATAAAAGTATACTTGCCATTTACATCAATCTTTCCAGCTTTAGCATGTTTAATTAAGCTTTTTTTCACTTGTTTAATTGTTTCTTTGCTATAGGTATCGTTTAATAGCTCTGGATAAACTTCCAATGCTTTTTGAAAATTATTTTTATTCCTGTTGTAGCTTGTAACTCCCAAGGTTTTCAGCATTGTATTTTTGTCAGTTCCAATATTATGAATATCTTGTATAGTTTCAGAGCTTATGATTTCTAGTTCTTGGTCTGTTATATCGGTTAACGTTTGCAACATTTGATAGTTCAATTTTGCATTCCCAATAGTAGCATCCTCTTCATTACACTTTCCGGCTTGACAGTTATGAATCAGATATTTATCTATGTATTCTGACCAAGAATTATAGTATTTCCACATTTTAAATTGACTCTTTGTAAAAATAACCTCGATTTCCTCTTTTAATACGTCATGCTCTTTACCATAGATATCCTTGATAATTCCATACTTACTGTAACCTTGTTGTTTGTTTTTTTCTCTTAAAAATTTATCAAAGGGAAAGGGGACTAGTAACCCTTTGACCCAAGGAAGACGAATCATCATTGCTTTTTTACTTTTGCGCGGTAAAATCATTCCGCAACCATCTGTATGCTCAATGGGTACATCCATAGTTTTGCGTTCAATTTTATATGTTTTATCTGAAATGAAGTCAACGGTAGTTTTTAAAGTTGTAGTCATGTCATCAACAACAATGGATTTATTAATATCAAAATCAAGCCATTGCTCAGTTGCACTATTACAAAGAGCTAGGTAAGCCAAGTACTTGTTAATGTTCACGCCACCAAGTTCATTGATTCTATCAATCGTTAGTCCACACATTAATGTACATTGATACCTATGAAAAACTGATTCTTTTATAAACACTGTTTTTTTTGTTCTAATTTGCCCAGCACTTGCTGTAAAGCAAACATATTTCTCATTATTATAGAGGAATCCGTTAACAATAATATCCTCCAGTACATCAAAGAAATATGTTTGAACTATAATTATATCTCTAAACAAACTATTTTCTTTGATTTGAAGCACTCTAGTCAGAGTTGAGTCAAATACAGATACAATATTCTTCAGATTATTGCTATCTACTTCGCTTGGACGAAGAGACCTAATGGTTTTGTTGGATCTAAAAAGCGTATAAAGCAACTCTTTTGATTTCTTTATTCGTCTATTGGTGTATTTTATGTAGCAGTTAACTTTATTTAATAAAAGTTCATCATTTGATTTCTTATTTTTTATTTCTTTTAATGTAGATCTAAATTTATAATTTCTTTTTTGTCTTCTATGTATTTTCATTTCTTCTTCATTATAAAACGCGCTAGTATCAACACTAAATACATGTACTTGTTTGTTCAAATTAATAGTTTATTCTCCTTTCCATTGATAGTAGTTGGCTCATATGGCTCTCTATAATACTTCTTTTGCGCTTCATTCTTTAACCAAATTACTTCATCATCCATATATGTATAATCTACTTCTTCAATGTCTATATCTAGTGAGACATCTCTTTTATCATAGTAATCTAACTCATATCCATCATAGTACAAATCCTCCCATGTAATAGTTGAGTGATTTCCTTTATTATTTTTGTGCATTATGTATTTTTATTCCTCTCGAGATATATTTTCAGAGACGATCAATCTCTGTATAAACAATATAACACGATGGATTTATAAACGTCAATAAAATAATTATTTTCATTATATTTACTTGTATAATCATAAGATGTATAATAGATATAAAGATGAAAGGGGGGCGCGATATGAACGTAGCATCGACTAATAATGTAGTAGGATTACATACTAATAGAGTATTTGAGAGTATTTCAGCCTATTTAATGAAGGTTGAGAGAAGAAGTGAACATACGCGTTATAACTATGAAGTTGCTATTCGCAGATTCTTTATGTGGCACGCAAAAAAAAGTATAGAGGACTTAGAAGTAAAAGACCTCGATATCTTAAATGAACGAATGATTAGATATCAAGCTCATCTACTGGACGATTATGATTATGGACATAACTATGTAAATGCACTGGTGGCCCCAATCGTTAAACTGTATGAACATTTGTCTCGAAACAGATATAACGTAAAGGCTGAAGATGTCCGTTTAGACAAGCTCTCAGACGATGGAGAGAGCTATGGCAAACTAACCGTAAAAGAAGCGGAGACAATGGCAAAGTTAGCAATGAAACAAAAAAAAGGACAAGAGAAAGCCACTCTCATAAGGGTTGCATATACAACCAGTTTCAGAAAATCTAGTTTGTTGCATATAAAGTGGTCTGATATATATTTAGACGCGAATAGCCAAAATTATATTGTGAAAATAATTGGTAAAGGAAATAAAAAACATTCTCGCCCTTTGTCTCCTGATCTATATAATGAGATGTTAAAAATAAAAGAACAGACGTATTATAAAAAGTATAATGATAACTATGTATTCCACCTGTCAGATAATACAATTCTAGCGATGATGAAAAATTTAAGAGCTGAAATGAACATTTCTGAAGATAGAAATATAGTTTTTCATAGTTTTAGGAATGTAGCAGCAAACTATATTAAGGAAACGGGGGGAGATATAGAGGAGATCAGAAGTCAACTTGGTCATTCGAACTATTCATCACTGAGACACTATATGTCTGATGATGAAGATTATGCGAATATGGCAGGTATTCGAATGCTGGAATATATTGATGATAATATTCTAGAAAAGCTGAACAAAGAAGAATTATTACAAATCATTAATCAACAAAGCGAATCCATTAAAATTATATTGCAAAGAGAAGCTAAAAAAATAATTAGCAAAAAGGAGAATAAATAGTTTGAATGATATTATTGAGTTAAAATTAACCCCTGAAAAAATGATGTTCCCTAAAAGAGAAGCAGATAACAAGAATGATTTTAGAATATATTCATGCAACACTCGAAGTACGGAGGTTAAACTGAATCCATATAACAATTTATCGATTAAAGGTATTATGCAGAGGTTGGATTTGGGAGTAGAGTATGATGCACAAATCCAATTAGATAAGATTGATCCGCAATATGGAGCAAGCTACAATGTGTTATCGATCTATCAGGATATTCCTGAAACATTAGAGGGGCAAAGCGCATTTCTGGCAACATTGATGACTGAGTTGCAATTAAAGGAAGTATATAAAACATATCCTGAAGATAATATTCTACAATTGATAATTGATGATAAATTTGACTATAAAAAAGTGATAAATTTTGGACCAGTCGTGTACGGTAAAATCAGAGAACGTGTCATGGAGAATCTGGTATATAAAGAAATCTTGAGTAAGTTGGGGAAATACGGAATAACGTACGATGTGATTTTAAAGCTTGAATTAGTATTTGGGAGTAAAGAATTAGCTATACAAAAAATAGAAGACAATCCATACGAACTGACCAGACTCCAAGGATTTGGATTTAAAAGAGCTGATAAGATAGCAAAGTTGATGGGATTTTCTCATGATAATCCACAAAGAATCAAGTATGGTATAAGGTTTGCGCTCGATGAAAATCAACAAGGTGGACACACATTTATGTATAGGGAAGACCTCTTACGAAGTGCTTCAGAAAAATTAGAAATTGAAATAGAAATGATTGACAACTTACTAGATCAAACAGATGAACTTAAATTTATTGGAGACAAGATATCTCTTTTAAAAACATATAACGCCGAATACTACATAGCTAAAAGATTCAAAGAAATGTTGAATAGAGATGATGAGTTAGAATTTAATGCAGAAGAATACATAAAAGAAATAGAAGAAAATAATAAAGAGACATTGAAAAACGGATTAACGCATCAACAAAAAGACTTTTTTAGAAATATACAAAAACATTCCATTAACTTGTTGGTAGGATATGCAGGTACAGGAAAATCACAGTTGCAAAAATTCCTTGTTGATTTACTAAATAAGTTAAAGCTAACATATGTATTGTTATCACCTTCTGCAAAAGCAGCAAAAGTTACAAAGAAGTATACAAATGCAGACGCACAAACAATACATAGAAGGATTGGCTATGGTATGGATAAGGCCGAAGAACAGATGTATGAAATTTACGAAGACTTTGTAGTTATTGATGAATCTGGAATGACAGACGTATTTATCCTATCTTCACTTTTAGCTAAAATAAGAAATCCTAAAACAAGATTGCTATTTGTTGGGGATGATTTTCAGTTGTTATCAATTCAGGCAGGAAATTTTCTGCACGATGTAATAGAGAGTGGAGTAATACCGATGACCAAATTGGATATCGTATTTCGCCAAGGAGAAGGGGGAATCCTAGATATAGCAACTAAGATTCGTCAAGGAGAGTCGTTTGTTGATAAAGATTTTGATGGAAAGAGACTTTTCGGAAATAACCTATTATTGCATTGTGTTGAGCAGATACATATGGAGTCAGGATACAGAAGTTATTACAAAGTATTACTCAATAGTTTTAAACCTGAGGATATTATGGTGTTATCCCCAACAAAAAAAGGTAAGTTGGGTACGATTGAAATAAATAAATATATACAATCATTAGTCAATCCCCCAGACGAAAATAAAATACAGTATGAATATGGATATGATAACGTTATTAGAGTTGGAGATTATATCCTTAACACAGTTAATATGTATCGCATTGCCAGTATGCTTGAGGAAGCTGTTGATGTTGTTAACGGTGATTCGGGTAAGGTGATAGATATAAAGATAGAAGATGACAGAAAGCCAGAAAAAGATGATGATTTAACCGAGAAAGAAAAGAAAGGCATTATAATAAAGATTGATGATGAAATGATTAGATTAGATTTATCGTTAGCAACTCAACTTTTATCTGCATGGTCTCTTACTATACATAAATCACAAGGCAGCTCGGCAGAAGCCACTTTGATTGTTGTCGATAGATCAAATAAATTTCAAATCAGTGCGAATCTGATATATACAGCTGTCACAAGAAGTGTGCACAAGTGTATCCTATTAACTCAAGCAGAAACTTTAAACTATGCTATAAGAAAGGTAGACAGCATGAGAAGAAATACTCATCTGTGTGATTTACTCAAAATTAATTATGAATGATAATGTAGCCAAAACTAGACAATCAATACGTATCCTATCAAACTGTGTAAGAGATCCAAACCTAAACGCAAATGACTTTTGCCTGATTCTGTATCTCAAATATATGGTATGGAAAAGTGGAGACAAGTACGAGTTTATGGTGTCTGTCTCAGATATGAAAATGTATTTGAGTGTATCTGATAACAGAACTATTAAGTCATCATTTCAAAATTTGTATGAATCAGAATATTTACTTAATGCGATTGAAGAAATTAAACCTAATAAGCCGATTATGCTTACTCTCAATGAATACAAATTTAACACAGAAATAAGAAGTGAGAAAGAATTTTATACCTCTCTTCCTATTAATGTGCTGTATGGAATTAAAGATGGAAAACTTGATAGAAAAGAAGCACGGTTACTGTACTATATAAAAAGCTATATAAACTACAGCGATCCAAATAAGAGATATTGTTATACTGGAATTGAAAAAACGATGAAGACAGAATTAAATATGAGTAGTAATACAATACCAAAATACACAAAGAAGCTCGTTGATAAGAAATTGATTGAAATTGAGAAACATAATTTAAGCACAAGTTACCAGTATGATGAGGAAGGGAATCTAATATTTACTAAGTATAATAATCATTATTACATCAATATGAACGCCTTGGAAACACTGTAATTTTACCTAACCTCAAATCATGCAACATCTTACCTCAAATCATGCAATGTTCACCCTCAATTTATGCAAGGGTCTACCTCAATTTATGCTGCATGATTTGAGGTCTAGTTAGTAGTTCTTAAATCTTTAGATTTTAGATGTGTATATACAGTATTTAGAGTATGTCTACGCTAACGCTTATCCTACTCTCTGTTGTTGTTTTTTTGTTGATAGAGGATAAGTTAGTTTTTATAATCAAACAAATGAATATAATGAACTATATTGACTTTAATATGATTGTGTAGTATTGTTGAATAGAAGTGAAAATAAAATTAGCAAAGGTGGATTAGATAACTAAGATGCAAATGATAGATATTCATAAATTACTTCCTCATCCAAGAAATCATGAATTCTTTGATGATATAGAAGGTAGTAAATGGGAAGACTTTAAACAGTCTGTTGTCCGTAGAGGCATTGTTGAATCTATTGTAGTAACTCAAGACCTTATGATTGTTTCAGGACATCAACGTACAAAGGCTTGTAAAGAGTTGGGTATACTGGCTATACCATGTAGAATTACACACTATCCAGATTTCGATCCTCAAACTAAAAACTCAAAAGAAGATCAAATTTTAGAAGATCTGATTTGTACTAATATCATGCAGCGTGGAGTAGGCAATGTTAATCCAATGAAACTTGCTAAATGTATTGTTGAGTTAGAAAGAATTTATGGAGTGAGGGATGGGAGCGCCAATCTAGAAGGGAGCAACCAGTATACAAATGGAATTGGTGAGTCAAATAATTTTACTCACCAAAAAACGCAGACTGATATCGCTCAAGAACTTAATATCACGAAACAGCAGTTACATAACTACAAAAAACTCCTCACTCTTATTCCTGAATTGCAGGATATGGTTGAAGATCAAGATTTGAAGGCAACGACTGCCACGTTGATTGCAAAGAAACTAAACAAAGAAGAGCAGGAAAGATTATTGGGGGAGGTGGGAAATGATCGACTATCAGAAATGACACAAAAGGAAGTGTCTAAACAAATCGATAAATACATTAAGGAGATTGATGTAATCAAAGAAGAGAAAAAAGCTCTACTGGATACTATACAATCATTAAAAGAACAAGATCCAATTGTTAAAACAGTAGAAAGAGAGTATATACCGGGATATCTAACAGATGAGATTACTTTATTGAAAGAGCAGATAAAAGAAGTTACTGAAGAAAAGCTAAGTTTAGAAAAATACATAAAGTCAGACGAGTATGAAATTTTATCTAACGAGAGAAAAGAAGAACTTTTAAAGCAACAAGAGAGATTAACAAAAACAAAGGCTCACATAGATGCATTCGACCTTAAAATTAAAATTAATTCATTCATAAAAGAAGCTTCACCAGATATATATATTCAAGGCTCTATGAGTATATTAGACCAAAATGTAAAGAAGGATATGCTTGAAGCTTTGGCTGCTCTTAAGATTTATTATGTAAATTTAGAAAATGTTTTGTATGGGAATGTTAGAGAAGTTAAGAGTGTAATTGATTTTAATTAAAATAATAACAAAAGGGAGATAACACAATGAAAAATATGAATAGCGTTGAAAATATGATGATTCTTAAAAATCTTCTGGATAATAATAAAAAATTAACTCAAGCTGTAGATAATCAAAATGAAGTTACATCCAAAATACTCGCGGAAATGATTAATCAGGCGAATAGAGCTGAAAAATCTGAAACAGTTGCAGTTATAGCAGCGGAGATTGCCTTAGATTCTCTAAATGAAATAAAAAATCATGAATGCTTAAGTAATGCACAGTGTGCCTTGCTTTCACTGGCAATCAAAGATAAAACTACCGAAATTACAAATAAACTATACCCAAATTACGATGGTAAAGAATTCAGTAAAAAATGGGGATATGTGAATAGAGGTTTATGGACAATATTTAAAAATAACGTAAATGGAGGAAGTAAAGCTCCATATAGTACAACATTAAAAATAAAATTCAATGCCGCAAACATATATGTTGAGAGTCTGGAAGTTGAGGACTATTTGTTACATAGAGAAGGTGAGTTTTCTAAGATTCAAAAGTTTCACTTTGAATTGTCGTTAGAAGAAAAAGCCAAGACTATACAGGATATTATTAGTGAAAGAATAGATAGTAAAATCAACGATCTGAAACAATTTACAGAGAATGAGATAAAATTAATCAATTAATATAATACATAATGTGATGGCATCCTTTATTCTGGGGTGTCATTTTTGCATTTCACTAAAGAATTGAGGATACTGTAACTCAATCGCGATGAAAAAATGTTGAATCGTAAATTGAGAACAAATAGATGAAAAACGTATATGTTATAAGGATTTGTGGGGTGTATTAACTTAATTTATGGGCCATTGAATCGTAAAAGCATAGACAGTGAAAGGATAATTTCATACAAGGAAGCTAAAAATGATCAAAAATGGCATAGTTACAGAGTTGTAATGAGAGATAAAACATAGGATAGATAAGGAGTTAGACGATTCAAGTTACGATTGAGATGAGGTGAAAATATGATCTAATAGTTACAAAGTTGTAATTAGTGAAAACGATAGGTTGAAAAAATGACTTGAGTGTGGGAGTGGAAGTGCTAAGGGTATATTTGTAAAAAATAGGTGTTCTCTGGATGTAAACTACCCCCCACTACCCTAATCTAAATGAGGTAAAACCATAGTTGTAGCGCATTTAGGTTTATCCATACATCAAGCAATGACTAACGATATCCATACTCTACCAGTTAAAATAAATGGAAATTATTTTCAGAAATATATTGAATCTCATTTTTAAATTTGAACTTTCACGCCATTGCCTATAGAGGGGAAAGCGCCTATACAGTAACTCAATCGAGCCGTAACGATAATAGCGTAAGATAAGACTTATATCCACAAACTATCAATCAACTCTAATCTATCTATTATATCTATATATTCGCCTCTACCTATAACTTACCATACATCTATAACTCATCCTATCATATTCCTCAATTATTCTACCCATCTATCAAATTTATATACACAAATATAATGAAATGTGTTATAATAATATATGTAAGGAGGTGATAACATGATTGAAACAATAAGTAAAATACTTGCAACGGTTGGGGCTGCTTTAACAACAACAATACTGGCAATGAACTTCTTCCCTGATAAGGCTAGAAAAATTGCTGATACTGAAAAGGTTAAAGCTGAAACAGAAAAGATAAAGGAGGAGACGAGAAGACTTAAACTAGAGAATGACAAACTAGAACGTGACAATCAGGCATAATACATATATCCTGTCTAGGTTGAAGGGGTCAATTGACTCCTTCTTATCTCTAGGCTACAATAACATTAAGTTTGTTATGATACGGCATCAAGTGTGAAAGGAGACTTATGTATGACCAACTCTAAAGCAATGTTGACACGTACATTATCGGTCATTGTATTTATAATTGGATGTGTCTTATTAGGCATTAACAATACATCATTACCTAGCTTTATTCCTTATGTATTCATCTTTATAAGTGTAATCACCTTTGTAGCTTCAATGAGAAAGTAATAGAAATTAATAGATTTATGCGAGCCTAGATGATTTATGTCTAGGCTCTTTTTGTGTTTACTGATATTAGGATCGTTTAAGCGATCTACTTATTCGACATCCTCATTCGATTCCTCAACTGTAAACAATTCTTCTACACTCACACCCAACGCATTAGCCACTGCAAACAAATTATTTATATTATGCTGCTCTGACTTATCGAACCGCGATATATAAGGCTGTGGGACTCCTGCATCTACTGCTAACTGTGATTGCTTTATGTCTCTATCCTTTAGTGTCTCTCTTAGTTTACCTTTGTATTTGAGCATTATAATATCTCCTTTAACGTGATTACTACAGTATACAATATTGAATAAATAATTGAAATTATATTGACTACTGAATATACAATACTGTATAATATAAATATAAGAGGTACACTAAAGGAGGGACAGCAAAATGAAGCATATACGAGTAGTTAAACAAAACGGCTCAACCATCATACATACACTAGGCACTGACATGGATATTCTTGAGCTATCTACAGCCTTTCAAATGGACAGAGTAGACTACCAAGGGAAATATGTATACATCCACCTGAAAGGATGAATAACATGAAGTCATGGAGACTTAAAGATAAGGTAACTATAGTAACAAGCTTATTACTTTGGCTTATAGTAATAATAAAGATTAAATATTAATCTTATACAAATGAATATAATGATTTGTTAAACGTGAAATAATAATAATGAAGGATGTGAATACGTATGAATCAATCTATTAAGATTACAAAACTTATAGCCAAAGCATTAAATGCCGTGGGATGTGCTATAGGAGTTACTTATAATGAATATACATCATCGGAACTCAGAAGAGTCATGCTTGAACTAGCAGAAGAAGGAGCATGTGACAGTCAATATGAAGGTTGTGGCTATTTCAATCTTGGCTTAGTAGATAGTATTCATATTGATGAAATGTCGGATGTTTTTATAGCTAAGAGTCTAATTAGAAACTATAAATAATATTCTATGATAACCGTCAAATAGGTGGTTTATTTTATATAAATCTAACAAATGAATATAATGAAATACTATACAATATATAAACTTTATGATATAATTATATATGTAAGGGAGGGAGGTGAAACCACTTGGACAACTGGCAGATAACAGCAGTCATCATATCCATTCTAACTTTCTTACGACTTGTGTATAAGGATATCACCGAATACATAGCATCAAGAAAGAAGAAGCGGAAAAAGAAAAAAGCACCTACGTCCCGTAACAGACGTAAGCGCTAATCCAAGTCGCTAAACTTGATAACTAAGCAGGGACGGAAACTAACGCCGTCCCACTCTTTTCCCTTATAATTGTATTATAGGTGCTACATATAGTCAATGCGACAATTTTATTTAAGGAGGATTATAAATATGAAAGCTGAAGCTACTACAAGGTTATCTATTGCTGTTGTTATGTTTGTACTTGCGTCATTCATGCCTAATTGGTGGTCAATAAGCATTGTTTCATTTGTAGGGCTGTATTCACTTACTACAGGGTTGATTAAGTTAAGAAAGGTTGACAAGCCATAACAAAGATTAAAGTAGTAGATTCAATTATGGGTTCAGGGAAAACGGCATCAGCAATTCAAATGATGAATAAAAATGATGATGACAAGTATATCTATATCACTCCATATTTAGATGAAATAACAAGAATCAAAAATACTTGTACACAACGTAAGTTTTTTGAACCAAAGGTATTCACAATGGACGGAGAGATATTTTTTAAATTGGATTCCCTACACAAATTACTATCAGAAGGTAAAAATATAGCTACAACACACGCATTGTTCAAAATGGCTACAGAGGAAACTAGAGAATTGATTTACAATGAAGGTTATACATTAATCCTTGACGAAGCATTGGAAGTAATTAAAGAGTTAAAAGTTTCTCCAGATGATACAAAGATGCTACTAAAAGAATGGATGAAGCAAGAGGAAAATGGATTAATACAATGGGATACTAAAAAAGAATCATTACAAGGTGTATATAATGGGAAATTCCAAACAGTAAGGAGATATGCGCTAAACAAGAATTTAGTTATGCATAATGAAGTCATATTATTGTGGAATTTCCCTCCAGATATATTTAAGCTGTTTAAAGAATCATATATATTAACTTATTTATTTAGCGCGCAATTACAGAAATACTATTTTGATATCCATGATATTAAGTATGATTATTATAATGTGAAAGTTGAAGATGATCTGTATATATTTTCTCAAGGGATCAATAATGATGATACAAAAACCAAAAAAGCAATCAAAAGGAATATAGTCATTTACGAAGGCACTTTAAATAAAATAGGCGATGAGCAATATTCACTGTCTAAATCATGGTATAGCAAAAAGACGCACCTACATAAACAATTGAAAAATAATACATTAAACTACTTCAACAATATTATGCAATCTAAGTCTAATGATAATATGTGGGCAACTTTTAAGGATTATAAATCAAAGATAAGTGGTAAAGGATATACAAAGGGTTATGTCTCAGTAACAGAGAGAAGTACAAATAAGTACTGTCATAAAAAGGTTTTGGCTTACGCAGTCAATAGATTTGCAAGTCCATTAATAGAAAGTTATTTCCATACTAAGAATATTAAAATCAATCAAGAGCTATTTGCGTTATCTGAATTAGTACAGTGGATATGGAGAAGTGCGATCAGAAACAATGAAGTAATTAATTTATATATTCCTTCTGGTAGAATGAGAAGAATTTTAAAACAATGGCTTAACGATGAGATATGAGTATTACTTCAAAAGTAATAAATGCAAAAAATAATACATATAAACACTGACTTTTTTAAGGCTAACTGTAAGAAGCAAAGTTATATAATTATATAATATTAAGACAGATAAATAATAAGGGGAAACTCAGTGGCAATAAAACTATTCCGCTACGCTGCATAGTAGTATTGCTTGTCACCGTTTCCCCTCTTGCCTACGGCAATTCACCCCTTTGCTCCTAATTTGTATTTCTCTTAACCATCTATGCATATGATAGGTGGTTAATTTGTCGTTTACTCAAATTAAACAACTAAATATAATGAAATGTATTGTATATAATAATGAATCGTGCTATAATAAGTACATAAAGAACAAGAGATTAACGAGGTGAAAACACAATGAGTCAAACAAAATTAGCAGTATTAAAGAGCCAGTGGCAACGCAAGCAAGCTTTAAAGGCTCAAACAGTATACGGTCACTTAGTATTGAGATAAAACGAAAAATATAAATAAAAATAATGATAAAAAGGTGGTTATTATTATGTGGTACGGAGACAAACAAGAGGCAAGAGTTAAAATTGCAATGGCATTAGTACAAAAAGGTTGGGAAATTTATGGATTTAAAAACGATGAATCAGACGCTATGATTGATTACTTTAGTCCTGCTGATTGGGATGGAATTGCTGAAAAAAATGGATTTGTTCTTTGTATCGATCAAAATAATTTGCGCTATAGCGGATATGAACAAAAAGAATACATAGGTGGCAATGCTGTATATAAAACTAACGACCGCATTAAAAAACTTGAGGCTATGATGAATGATGCTGCGTCATCAGAAAATGAGAAAGCTTCTTGTGCTGTATTGATTGAAAAAGAAAAGGAAAAAGTTGGGGCAATTGAAAAGTATAAAGTTGTTGAAACGTATCCTAAATTCTCTTTTGCTAATCCACGTGGTACAAGCTGGCACATTGAAAAAGATGGTCAAATAATTGCGAAGGGCAAAGGTGTATTCGCAGTCAATGACTACGATTGGGAGAACAAAGAGAAGACCGAGAAGCAGCAAAAAGCTGAGAAAGTAGAAGCATTGATCAATAGATTTGAAAAAGTTATTAAGAATACTGATGCATTGCAAGCAGAAGTAATTCAGGTGCCTGTTACAGTCACAAAAGAAATTGAAAAGACAGTTACAGAGGTAACAGAAAGTGATATTAAAGACGGGTTCACTTTTATTATGAAAGTTGGATATACACATGGTAAGTACAAAGGAAATAAATATACCTTTTCCTATAAAGGTGAACACTATAACGCATTTGCACAATTAACCAAAAATAATAAACCATCTACGAGTATGGGAAAATCATGGAGTCTTACAGTTGACAGATTAAATGAATTACTTAAAAAGGGACACATTGTAGTAATTGAATTTGTTGAAGTGACAGAATATAAAGAAAAAACAGTATATAGAAAGACAGCTCGTAAACAAACTGTTTCTAATGTTCCTACAATTGCTACTGATATTATTATCAATGAAATTACTGAAGAGTTCGAGGTGACAACTCAAGGGGACAACACTAATGTGATTTATCATAGTTTTAAAACAAATGAAAAAGATACGGAGGACAAAGAAATGACTACCAATTCAATGGATAGTGTGTTTTCTAAATTCGATAGTTTTGAAATTTCAAATGATCAGAGAATTTCTTCTGAGGATATGGAGTTCTGTCAAGAGCAGGAACGTACTTACAAAGCCGTTCTGAATGCTTATGTAAATTTTAAAAAGGAACTTGATGGGGTTTCGCGCAGTTCATTTTATGGAGTTATGAGTAATTACGACTATGAAAAAAGTTTGCTGGAGATTAGAAATAGTTTTATCAACAATATATGTTTTTATTTTCAAAAAAATTATAATGTCACAATCAACGGCGATAAAGTTATGAAAGGATTGGATTTTGATGTTACCCATAAGGATATCGTTGATATTATATTTATCCAGTTAGACGGATTTACTTTCAACGAAAAAGCCGAAAAAGAAATTAAAGACGCTACTAAAGAGATGTTTAAGCATGGAGACAAGATAACTTTAAAAAACGGAAAACTTGTTCTTGATGGTTATTTTGCTCATTTCGATTCGATATGGAGAGAATATAGACTAAGTGAAAAAGTAGAAAAAATATTTAAGTCGTTACAGCTTTTTGATAACGGATCACTTACCAGTAACGAAGAATTAAAATCGAAATATTGTGGATATGATAATTCAAAAAAAATAGATAACTATGAGCGCTATTCTCCTAGTACCTTAGATAAAGTAAAATCAATTAAATTTTTTAAAAATGGAAAAATGGAAATTGAGTTTGATACACACCAACAAGCGCGCGCATTTGCTACAGAATACTGTGGTTATAAAAAAGTAGCTGTATAATACGCAGATTAAAGAGGAGTGTAAATATAGATATGTCATATCAAATATCCAACATAATGATTCCGCAACATAAAAGAAAGGAAATTAACGATAAAATAATTCATCTTATAGATAACAACTTAACTGCTAAACATGGTATAACATCTCAGATAATCTATAACACATATACAGGCGATGGTGGTTTACATAGACTTTCCTTTAATGATTATGGTAATTTTCATTTATTTTCAGAAGCGAAAAAGGAATTAGAAAACGGGCAATTTTTTACGCCTCATCATGTATGTAATTTTATTATTGATTGTATTAAACCATCTAAACATGATTTGATAGCCGATCTGACCGCAGGTATAGGTAACTTCTTTAACTTTTTACCCAATCTTAGTAATGTCTATGCTAATGAAATAGATATTAAAGCTTATAAGGTTATGAAGTATCTATATCCAGCAATACATATATCAAAAGATGATATTAGAAATTATCACCCAGATATTTCCTTTGATTTAATTCTGGGGAATCCGCCTTTTAATCTTAAATGGACTGTAGAAAAAGACGAATATTTAAGTCAATTGTACTATTGTATCAAGGCTCATGAACTTTTAAAACCTGCTGGACTTCTTGGATTAATTGTTCCATGTTCCTTCTTATCTGACAACTTTACTGACGGTGGAATGATCAAAGAATTGAATAATAGATACAATTTTGTTTATCAAGTTGCCATGCCTTCAGATGCTTTTAAGTCCGTTGGAGTTGATAACTTTAAGACAAAAATAATGTTTTTTCAAAAAAAGAGCGAACACATTGTAGAGGAAAATTCCTACCATACTGATTTCTATATAGCAGAATTAAATTCAACAAGTAGTGACTATATATATAACAAATTCATTCAGCCTATCATATCTACTAAAGAAAAAATTAAACACAAACTATTCTTTGAACAAATTCATAGTAATAATGAAGATAAAAACTTTAGTTTCAAAGTAACAAAATATTTGTTTGATATTAAGCGAAATCCTAAGATTAATTTGAATTATGCAAAGTGTGTTGATTACGTCAATAGATATTATGCACAAATTAGACCCAATGAAATGAAATTCGATGAATGGGAACAAGTTAGAATTACAAAAAGGAAAGTGTTATCGTATTTAAAGCGTGTTTTAAAAAATCAACATATCATAGAAAAGGATTCCATAAAACTAGTAAAAACTAACTACGGTTTAAAGCTAAAAGGATATTCGCATAAAAACAAAATTTATCTATCTAAGTTTACGGAGACAAAAGAAGTATCTTTCAGTGACATGATTGTTAAAGGAGAATATCCTTTTGAAGACCAGTCATATAAAAAGTTTTTCGATAAAAAAGTAAGAGCATTTAATATGCAATCGAAGCAATTTAAGAATATAGAACTTGATGCAAAAATAACAACATTCTTAGATAATTTAGTTATTGTTGACTATGAAAACGATGAAGAAATTAGGCTAAATCCAATTCAAAAAGAAGATACAAATAAGATATTACAGAAGCAATATGGATTTTTACAATGGGGGCAAGGTGCTGGGAAATCAGTCTCGGGAATTGCAAATTTGCTTTACAGACTAAAATACAAAAATGTTCGAAATGTATTTATTGTTAGTACTGCGATTGCCATTAATAATACATGGCAAAGCATTTTAGAAGATTACAAAATCAGTTACATTCGAATTAACGAACTATCAGATATAAATAAAATCCAACAAGGCCAAATTGTTATAATAACTTTAAATATCTTATCAAAATATCAGAAGTTCATTAAGAAATATATTAAGATTCAATCTCAAAAAGTTGCTTTAATTTTAGATGAAGCTGACAATATCTCAAATCCTAATTCTAAACGCACCAAAGCCGTTCTAAGCGTTTTTCGCAGAGTGAAGTATAAAACGCTTATGACTGGCACAATGACGCGTAATACAATTACTGAAGCTGCAACACAATTTGAATTACTTTACAATAATAGTATCAATATGTTGAGTGAGTCAGAATACATCTATAAGCCAGATAAAGACGATAAAACTAAACTTAATGAAACAAAAAACAAGTTATATTTAAAGCCTATACCTGCATATCATAAAGGCTACAAATTGTTTAATGAATCGCATATACCTGAGAAGATTACCGTTTTTGGGGTGGGTCAGCATACTCAAGATATTTTTAACAGTGAAGTGCTAAAAAGAATGATTGATAAAACGATCATTACACGTACTTTTGAAGAAGTAAGAGGACAGAAGATATATGAAATTTTCCAAAATACAAGCAGATTTTCGGCTAAAGAGAAAGATTTGTATAGAAAAGCAATTGAAGAATTTTATTCAATGAAACATCTCTTTAAAAGTACTGGCAATCTACGTAAAGACCGAATGATGGAAATACTAAACCAATTGATGTTGATGCTTAAAATTTGTGCAGTACCACAAGCATATAAAGAATATTTGGGGGACACGCCAAACAAATTCAAAGTTATATTATCTATGCTTAATAAATGGAATAATGAATATGTTGCCATTGGCGTACGACACATTAAAACAGTTAATGCTTACGTTGAAGCTATACGCGATAAATTCCCCAATAGGCCGCTTTTTGTGATTACAGGTGACAAAGTAAACCTAAACAAACGAAAAGAGATTGTGAACGAATTGCGGAAGTCCGGAAATGGAATTTTATTGAGTACACAACAAAGTTTAAGCAGTAGTATGAATATAGGATTTGTTAACAAAGTGATTATACCAGAGTTGTCATGGAATGAGGCTACAATGTCTCAGTACTACTTTAGATTCGTTCGTTATAATAGTAAGAATTTGAAGGAAATTCATTTTGTAACGTATGAGAACAGTATAGAAAGCAATTTACTAGGGTTGATCCTAACCAAAGAAAAGTTAAATCTCTTCATGAAAAATCAAGAGATTGATGATGATGAGCTATATGAGAAATACGGTGTTCATTTTGATTTGCTGGATATGTTAATGACCAAAGAAAAAGATAAAGAAGGAAAAACCTATATTCGATGGGGAAGACAAGATATTGTGTAAAACTGATATTTTACCGGGACTTATAGAGGAATTATATGATAATCTGATATACAAAAATAATTAAACTATTGAATATAATGAAATGCCGTGATATAATAAATACATAAGATAAATACATGGGAGGCGGTTATTATGAAAACCATGATAGGACCATCGAATGTTCAGTATTTTCATTATTCAGGAAAAGTGTGGTTATCTGAAGGGTATAAAGAAAGACAAAGATTTAACGTTGCGGTATTACAAAACAATGAGCTTAAGGTTCTTGGGTATGTACCACAAGGTAACCCCGAAGATGCAGTAATAAAAATATTAAAGTCTTATGGATGGTTCGATCACTATATTTCATATCTGTTAGCAGAAGAAGATGAAATAATAATGTGTACTGTTTGCAACCAGAACTATTATGAAGGCGATGTTAACATAGTTGATTACGAAGATGATATGTGTATTTTGTGCGAAGCAAAATATAAAGAAACAATAAATAAGTGAGGGGTTTCAGCCCCTCTACTTAAAATACTCATTTTATAAAGAATAGAAGGAGATGAGCTTAAATGTTTACTATTTTGCTAGAAGTAAAGAGGAATGATGACCAAAGAAAAACAAACGAATTTTATACTCCAGCAACACCAGAATTTAAACGGTTCCCAAGGACTAAAAAGGGTATCAATAGAGCTATGGAGGAATTATTAAAGCTTGTCAATAATAAAAGCTGGGTTGCCGATTATCGTTTTGTGTTTTATCGGGGGAAATACCACCATTCGAAGTCTAATATGAAACCGTTGTTTGTAATCGGTGCTAACGGTGAGCACTTCTCTATATAAAAGAGTGATTTCATTCGGGCAAAGGAGGAAATGAAATGCTATATGTAAACAAACGTTCAAAAATGATTTGTGCAACGATCAAGGAAGTGAAATGTCCTGAAGACATCTTTGGGGTGGGAAAATCCCCTGTTACAGAAGGGATGATTAAATTTGAAATTGACAACTTCTTAAAAGAGGATTTCAGAAGAGTAACCACCAAAGAATTCAAAGATAGCTTGAAATCCTTATAAAATTCTTGTTTTATAAACAAAGATATCAAAAGGAGAGATTGAAATGAGTATCAAAATCTTGAAGTTAAATACATAAATGTTCCTGCATTCATACAGGAACAGATTAACGAAGAGTTCTGTATGGGATGGAAGAAATCGGAGAACTCTGACGCTATCCCAGTTAAATTCATTGGCAAAACCCATTACCATGGTATGGTAGATGGGTTTAAGTTGAAGGTCGATAACGGGTATGTACACTTTGATTATTTATCAAGTTGCTACAGTTTGAAATAAGGATTGATGAAATTGTATAATTATTCAACTTTAAAAGTATAGCACTCGCATTTAATGATATTTTTATCCATAATACCGCATATTTATAAATAACTTATGATAGGAGAATGAAAATAATGAAGATTGATAAATTGGTGAAACAAATTATTAAGAAACTTGATTCTGAAGGATTGCATTATGAAGTGTCAGGCGATCAATATACATTCGTTATCTCTCCTACATGTACAATACATACTAATCATTGCACTATTGATGTATATAAAAATCAAATAACCATCAATGAAAAATTAGTAGATGGCCTAGATGAAATGATTGATGAAATATTGGCGGTAGAGCAATAAGGAGGAGATAAGAAGCATATGTACAAGGATGGGTATTGCATTATTGAAAACTTAGAGAGTTGCCAAAATAACGGAGGTATAACAAATGACATATATAGATTGTGAATATAAAGGTTCGATTGCTAATCAGGCTGTAATGTCCATAACAAGAAAGGAGAATATGTTATATAGAAAATCAATGTGCGATGGAGCTATTAAATACCATAAAGAAAATAATAATAATGGACAAGTAAAATTTTTTGAAGACGAAATGAAACTGATCAATAGAAGGCTGAAGTACTTGGAAAATTGATTATAAAATGCTTATTTGATTATGAGTTAATGCATGATAAAATTAAATCAAAGTAGTTCACAGGAGGTGCTTACAAATGAAAAGTAAGATAATGGCACAATTTTTGGTTGCTGGAGACGTGATAATTAAGGATAGAAAAAGATACATAATCTCCAATGCAAAGACAATAGGAGATCGCACAAGTATACTTTACAGCGGACTAAAAGATCAAAAGCTACATAGTATTAAACAGGCTCCAAAAAGTGAATTTTTTACAGTTGTTAACGATGGAAGATTTTAAAAAAGCTATACATTATAGTCTCATTCTAAGCTATAATATATAGCTTTAGCATTCTTTCAAAGGCAGTCTTTCATAGGGAAATGAGGTGTGTTTCATGGGTCCATTTTATGTTGAATGTTCTGGTTGTGGTATGAAAATTGATTTGCATACAGGCAAAGAAAATGAAGATTACACAATTGAAGAACATGATGGAGAAGAATGTTTCTTCTGTAAAGATTGCAATACAAAATAAAATTTCAAAAAATGAAGGAAAAATATAATAAACCTATCTTCAATTCAAGACTTCTTTTTGTGAAGTCTTTTTTTGTTTTGATAAAACCAGTCTTTTACATAGATTTTACATCATATTGAACCATATGTTATAATTAGGAAAAAGGCATAGGTGAATTATATGAGATTGAAAACAAGAGATTGGTTTGCTTTGTTGGCGAGTAGTTTATTTCTTGGATATGCTATTTATTCTTTTCAAAATCCTAATACTAGTTCGGAGAACGTTGCTAATATAGCAACTACTGTTATGCAAAAATTTACTGGAATTGTTGCGACTGCGGCAAATGCAATACATATAATAATCAATTAAGCAGCCTTTAAAGGCTGTTTTTATTTTGCTTTTTATGATCAGATGATATTATATATTCAAATACGTATAAGGGGGATCAGTGCTTGCCTACACCTACTCAAAAGAAGTTCAATAAAAGTATGGCTAAGATCGAAAAGAACTCGCGTAAAAATGGTTCTGAAAAGGTATACAGTTACATCCAAGATAGGTACATAAGTGATTACTACGATAGAGAACCGAAAGCGAAGACTAGAGTGAAAAAGCTTCAAACATTTAAGTACATGACCATTGCCACAATAGCGGTTTTCTTTTTCATTTGTTTTGTGTTTGCCCCATTCAATAGATTTGCTGCGATACCTTTTACAACAATGGTTAGTGCTGTGCCCTTGTTATTATTAGGGATAATTCATCCCAGTTTAGCATTTATGGACGGTAGGTCAAGAATTACTGTCATTTGGGTCTACGTTTTAATTTTTATAGTATCTTTTATTGTTGCTGGTCTTATGCTTGGAGTTGAGGTACCAGCACATAGTGTACAAAATTAACAACATCCTTCTAAGGCTATTCAATTATAATAAAATGTTACTTTTACTAATAAGAAGCGCTGAGACAATATCTCAAGCGCTTTTTTAATTAGCGACTTATATTTTTTGTGTTTAACAAATAAAAATAATGAAATGTATTGACTTCATTGAAATGGAATGTTATAGTAAGTCCAAGAAAACATTAAAATAAATTTTAACTGAGGTGAATACATGACGTTAAGAGAAAGAACGCTTAAGTTAATAATAGAAAGAGGAATAAATAAATCATTTATTACTAGTAAATTATCAATAAGTAATTCTTTATTCTCACTATTTATTAACGATAAGCAGCCATTACAAAAGCCTGAAATAATGAAACTTGAAAAATTGATTGAATCTTATATATAAATGAAAATTGGAGGAGAATAAATATGGGAGCTTTGCTGAAGATAGATAACTTTGTTGAGGATAAGAATGTAAGAGATCAATACATAGATAGAACTGAAGTGCTTGAAAAAGTGAAATCCCTTTCTATGTTGCCTGACAAGAAACATATGACTGTTAGAGCAGTTGCAGATTTTTATGAGGTAGAATACGCCGTAATAGGTAATATGCTTACCAGATACAAAAAAGAGTTTCAAACAGACGGTGTTCATACTTTAACAAGTAAGGATGAGGCTTTTAACAAGTTGACAAAAGCCTTGCCCAGCAAGCAATTTGTAGTGAAGTTACTTCCTAAAAGAGCGGTATTGCGAATAGGAATGCTATTAAGAGACAGCGAGGTAGCAGTCAAGGTAAGAGACTATCTCTTGAAAGTTGAAGAAACATCTACTATAGATCAAAAGAGAGGCGTTTGGACAGATGCCGATTTGATAACACTTAACGAGATAATGAAAGACGAAACTAATAAGGGGAATAGTAAATGGGGTGCTATTAGAAAGGCAGCCAAAGTCATTAAAAAGAATCCTCATGCAATTTATCAGAAGTATAAAAACGTCAATAAGAAACATGGAACATTAGAAAAATATATTGAGGGAAATAATCTGATCTATTTGAATAAGCAATCCAAGGAAGCTCAAGAAGAAATATCGTTAGTGACTAAATCAACAGCGCATGAAGAGCAGCAACACAATATAGTAGTAGGAACTTTTCAAACAAAGATGAATAAAATGCTTAATGATATGAAAAATATAAGTGATTTGGAATCAACTATCCATGATTTAAAACTAGAAGTCAGAGATCTAAAACATCAATTAGAAATAAAAGAAATGGAATTATCAGCTAATACTGAAAGCATTACTAAGAAAGATAAGATGATTAGTAAGTACAAGAAAGAAAAGTTAACCTTAGAAGCAAGTATAAAAGCAATTCGAAAAATAGTTTTAAATGGTGTAAAAGTAAACAGTAGTGAGGTACAAGATACATTAGAATCAGAAGCTTCAGGTCGTAAGTTTACACAGGATAAGAGTGGACTAATACAACTAAAATAGCTATTGAGAACTGAGTCTGTTAAAAGGCTCAGTTTTTTGATTAGTTTAATAATTAAATATAATGAATATTGATTATAAAATAAAAGTGTGGTATAATTACATTATCGAAAGAGCAACAATGTATTGGATCAGGCAACACTGTATTGTAAAACAACGATTTCATTCAGAATAGGAGAAGGTTATTCATGAACAATTTTGAGCGTATTGAATTTCACAACACACCATTTAATTCGGTGAGAGTTTATCTGTATTTCGATGAAGATAAAGATATTAGTAGCAAAACCGTTCGGTCAAGTAAAGAATTTAATCTCTTCCAAGCACTTTCTATTTGGGGAGGATACGATAAAGTTGAGTTTGGATTTTATTCGTGGGAATTGTCCAAAAGCCTTGTTCCGTATTTTAAAGAGATGTTTGGTCATCGCAATGATAGTGTTTTAAAGATTTGATAAAAACAGTATTTCATAAAGAGGTGAGTTAGCAAATGATTACAAGAAAAGATATTGAGAAATTGCAATCCGTTGTAAATCAAGAAGCTTATACAGTTGGACAAACAAACAATGACCGAACTAGAGCTGTATTTGATGAAGCTATTGAGAAGCTAATTGCTACAGAGAAAGCATACAACAAACAAAGAAAAACCAAAGAAGTAGAATATACGATAGGTGTCAGACCAATTGGTACATACAATGGGAAGGTGACTGTTTGGGAAGACGCAACTGATAAAGAAATTGAAGCGGCTATACTAGATGATTGTGAATACTATATGACTTATTAGTTTGCTTTATATAAATTGATATGTTGTTAAAAGCAGGATTTTATCAGAAAGAGGAGGGGGAGACCATGAAGGAGCATACAGGCAAGGTTGTAAGATTTTCTAGTAACAATGGAAATGAGTTTCGAATGGGTGATCTTGCTATATGCATGAATGGAGAGTCTGGACTTTTTCTAGGTCTTAGTGGAGACAATTTTATGCGTATGTGGTATGAGTCAGGCAAATACAAAGTGATGCCAACACTTAAGCCAGAAATTGAACAACTTTTGTCAGAAGCTCGTTGTAAGTACTTTGAGTAAAGCACGAATTTATTAAAGCATTTTTATGAGAGAGGAGCTATGTATTGATGATTGAGGTTTTAACTCATAGTGAAAAACAAATTGTTCTTTATTCTAAAGGACATTTCCAAAAAACAGATATGTTTGAGGATATCAGACAAATCACAGCAAAAGCGTTTTCTATTCCAGTTGAATCAACTCACTTTTATCATCTGTATAATTATATTACATCAATCTTTTTGAAATTACATGAAGCGGAATACATAACGGAAAGCATGGAGAACTTTTTGTGCAGCCTCTTTAAGTGGAAATCTGTTTTAAAGCCTGAAGACATGGTAACTAAAATGATTGGACAGATATCTATAGTCAAGGCTTCAGGATTAAATCTTGGCGAGGCAGATGATGAGTATTTACCGACAAAAAGAAGAAGTTAAGTTTGAAATAAAACAGTTATTTTTCCTGAAAGGAGTGTATGTGGTGTGACGTATATCGAGGAGTTAGATGAAATCTGGGACAAAGCATTAAAGGAGAATCCATGTCCATGCCAGAATGATGATAAGTGGGAGCAGGAAACTTCAGGACGTATAAAATGTTCTAGATGCGAACAAACAGTAACTGAGAGTAAAACACGAACACTTCAAAGAGAGATCAAAAGAATCAGAGGTTAACTAAGAATAAATATTGAAAGGTTGATAATGATGAATTTGAATAAAACATTGATACATATGGGATACGGTATTGATTCTTTAGACTATAAAAACATTGAGAGTGAAAAACAAGAATTAATGATGGATATTGCAATTGAGCTAGCCACAACACTTTGGAAGTCAAATAAATTAGATAAATTTGATCTGATCTCTTTTATTGATAATACTGTTGATGAGTTTATAGATGCCTTATATCGCGAATTCGAAGTTAATCCCGATGTATCAAGAACAGAATTTATTTATGTTTGGTATCAAGATAAAATTCATAAATGAAAATAGGTAGTCCCTACGGGAATAAAAACGGACTTTTATCAATACATAAAAAGGGGCAGTAAATTGAGTCAATCTAAAGTGAAAACAATCCGTCCTACAGTAGTGCATCTGGATACCGAAGGGTATTACAGGTTCGTCGAATATGCTTCCAGTACAGAGAAAACTAAAAGTGTGGGAATGGATCGTATGCGCGAAATGATGCAGCAGCACAAATCTTTAAAATTCAATGGGAGTAGAGTAAATAAATGAGCAATATAATTATACTGACAATGCAAATGAGTGGAGTAAGGGCGTTCTATGAATTTAATTGCTTCGATGATTTTGAGAGCGAGTATGAATATCTTAGTAATAACACTTACCTTCAAGGGGCTGTTTTAAAGGGTAAGCTGTGGGACGAAAGTAAAAGATGGGAGAAGTTAAAAGAAAAAATAAAAAGAATGCGTTGGTAAATGATAGTAAAAGTTGAATTTTACAATGTAAAAAACACATAAGGAGTGGCATATTTATGAACCCACAAGCAATGCAAGAAGCTATGACATTGATGGAAAAGGCAAGGAAGTATGACGAATTAATCGCTTTTCCAGAAAGAGACTATGAGTTGCGCTGTTCATTTTGTGGTAAGGGTCAATCTGAATTAGATAAAATGGTGACAGCGAAGAACGTGTGTATTTGCAATGAATGTATTGGAGTATGCGTAGAAATTATTGCTGAAGATGAGAATGAAGGAGTCAGTACTAATGAATAGGCAGTGGTTTGTAAAAAGGATCATTCCTATAAGCGTAGTAATCTATGCGATTCTGTCAATTGGAATAGCGTTAATGTCGAAGTAATTCAGAATACATAGAACACCTAGTAAAAGCTTGAACAAAAAACGTTGATTCGTTTCATGAATATTAGCTCTTTACAGTTAGGAAAACTTATGAGCTAATAAGAGAAGTGATTCGTCGCAAGATTTGGTATACACACTACACTGATAAACAGCTTAGAGGTGAACAGCATGACTTTACATAAGTGCAAGAATGAATTTTGTTCAGGAAACATTGTATCTGATTATAAAGAAGCTGAATATTGTCTTAAATGCTATATGGATATGTTGAAAATTCTTCCCTTGTTTCACATACCAGTTGGAATTATGCCATATAAATCGGCAGAACAGATGAGAAATAACCCAAGTCAATGTAAGATGAAATTTTGTAAGAATAAGGCGCGGTTGAGAGGTAGATGTTTTAAGTGTTATATCGAGTTTACCAAAAAGCAAGAATCTGAGATGAAAAAGCTATAAAAGATTAATTTGACCAAGATCGCTTAGGCGGTCTTTTTTTGTTTTTACTAAGACAAATAAATATAATGAAATAATTAAAAACATATATACAAATATAATCACATAATATATAATGAAGATATAGAAAAGAACTATAAATAAAGAGGTGACATTCATGCACAAGGTAACTGTTTTTGAAAAGGTGCTGGACAAATTGGTGGCGAATACATATGACTTTAATGATAAAATTGAAATGGCTAAGTTTGTGGCTGCTTGCGAGGAAGACGGTGTGATGGTGGTCATGCACGGCCTAAACCAAACAGCATAGTAAAACTATATTTGCTCTGAAAGGATGTTTAAAAATGAAAATCAATATTCATGAACTATTCCCACGGTTAGAAGAACAATACACCAGCGAAGGTGTTGAAAATATCAAAGAAGTCGCTAAAATAATTGAATTTATGACTAAAAATTTATCAGCCGATGAAATAAATAATTTTCTTACTATAATGGACGGTGGTAATTATAGTATGGTTTATGATATGTTTCATTATCTTGAAAGACAGAAATCTAAAACAGTAGATGAACTATAGTAAAACTATATTTTTATTGGGAGTTGAAAAAATGAAATATTCTGAAGTAATAGTTCAACAAGGTATCATGTATGGTTGTCCCTGCGTTCTGTTCAAACATGACGAAGGCTTTGCTTGGTCTTATGGGCAGGATACAAAGGACCTCGGCAATATTTCAAGGGAAGCTGCCATTCAACGTTTTAACAGCAACTTTGCTTTGGATATATAGATAAAATGATCCTTTTACTTAAATATAGATGGAGGTAATCGAATGGAACTTTTCGGGATTCAAGTATTAGAATCCGATTGGATAGACATCACTGAAGAGAGCATTCAATATAATGAGGTGAGTTTTCTTTTTAAATCTCTAATCAAGTACGATGGCATGACGGTTGAAATATTGAATGACTGGAGATTGAAGGTTTGGGACGATGAAGGAAAAGTTATTGATGAGTTTTATTTGATTGAAAATGATGAATTTAGAAAAGTGCTATATCAGAAGTATCCATTATGATTATGAAGGAGAGAAGTTTAATGCCTGTTTACAAAGTGAAATACTATAAGGAATGTGAACACATAATGGAAGTTGAGGCAAGTAGCGAAGAAGAGGCAATGCAGAAATATAGGAACTTCGATTGTATCAACGTTTACGAGGTTCAAGGCATATCTGAAGAAGTTATTTCAATTGAAAAATTTGAATGAATTGAATATTTTACGTAGAAATGAGGATTGACGAATATGGATATCACTCGGGAATTAAAAGATCAGATTCGAAGCAGCTATATTGATATTAATGATATTGCACCCCATGAAGCGCAAATAGCAGCCATTATTAACTTGATTCCAGATAGGATAAAGACTCTGGCAGAAGAGTGGGGATGGAATGACACAGAAGTAAGGGATTTTATTTATGTTTTAATTAGAGATAATAAAGAAAAGTTTCAGTAAATAGATTATTTCATGAGGAGATAATAGCTTATGGACGATATTCAAGAAATGCGAGACCAGATTTTAAGCAGTTTTAACGACATTTACGATAAAGAACCAACAGAAGAACAAGTAGCATTTATTTTTAACTTAATTCCTCAGCGCATTAAGTTGTTAGCCGATGAATGGGGATGGAATGAGACAGAAGTTAGGGATTATATCTATGTCTTAATTAGAGACAATAAAGAAATGCCCCAATAAGAATATTTTTTATAAGGAGATGTTTGAACAATGACGAAGCTTAATCTTAGCTCTACAAAAGCAACATTAAACAATGGAACTACTGAAGAAGTATGGAAACAAATTAACGATGAAGGCTGGAAACTAATCTCTTCTCCTGATAGCAGATCAATTGGAAGTAAAATGAACAATAACAGTTTTGAAAAATACGTGGAGCGATTCAAGCAGAATTTAAGATAAAAGGATTCTTTTATGAGAATCAAAGGGGAGATGAGATAAATGTCTATGTATTCACAAGTCAAGTTTAGTCTTAGAATGACAGAGAATAAGGTACTAAAAATTAATAATGAATTTTCCAAACTGCCTAGATGTGGACATGATGATTTTATTACATTAAACGGCGATATTATTAATGCAAAAATAACATTGAACTATGGTCTTAAAACATTGATTGAGTTTCTGAAGGAACTTGAGTAGCAAATGATGTGCGATGAACTCACTTTCGTTGGATACTTTTCCTCAGAAGAAAGAAACATTGAACGAACTAATCTATACCTTTTCAAGAATCGCTTATATTTGATCAAAAGCGAAAGCATTGATGGTTATGGGTACAGTGATACACAATATAAGATTATGGATTTACATAATTCAACGATAGTTTATTCCCAAAGTGAGTTTGAAGAAGAAAAAGACAATATGTTTTTCGTTGAAAAATATATAGAAGATTCTAAAATACGATGAAATGAATAGGAGTAATCAGATGAGTAAATTTGATTTATGGGAACACGGAATTGATTCATGGACAGGGTATTTTATCATTGAGGCATTGAGTACAGTAGGTACAAACAGTCCATTATATCAAAGAGGGTACGATCCTTCATCTATGGAAGCAAAATTAATTATTAACGGTGTTGAGCTGCCTTTGGCTAAAACATTTGAGCATATTGGTCAACAGTTCGAAGACATGGCAAAGAAGAGGGCAGAAGAAATATTGGAAGAAAAAATAGATATTGAGCTAATGGATTCGCTTCGTTCTGTATCTAGGTTAACTAATGACTTTGAAGAAGAACTGAAATTAAAAATAAATAAAATGGTCAATATATAATTCGGTTTAACTCATTATTCTAGGTTAAAAGGTGGAAGATAAAGATGATTGTGAATACAGGAAGAGTGTTAAAAGATGGTACATTAGTTGAATTAGGAGATAAATTACAAGGTAGCCAAACTCGTGAGGTTGTAGTTTTGTGGGACGAGGATAATGCTAATTATGGTGTTGAAGTTATTGGGAGATCGGATTTTTGGTGGGAATTAGATTATTACCTTAGTGCATGGAGCGATTTAAAGAAGACTGGCAATATTAATAAGAGACTGTAAAAGAAGTATTTGATAACAAAAAAGAAGCGACCAAAAGTCGCAACTTAATCAAAGTATTTATTAGCAAAAATAATAGCTATACCAATCGCTAAGAAAATAAAAGCAAATGGAATAGACACAGTGTAGTCATTTAATGCTTGAACTAAATCTTTATTAAGCGAATTGCTAATCTGAGAACCCATAAATTCTCGTGTATCTGGAGCAACCCTTAGCAGATGTTTGATGAAGTAAGCATAAATAGCATAAACGAAGGATAATGCGCTTAATCCATAACCCAAATTTTTGATTTTTACTACCATTCTTATTTTCCTTTCTCAATTTAAGATTAATTTAATTATACTAATCTATTTGTATGATATGCAAATACTGGAATGTAATCAAGTAAGAAGGAGCGAAGAATATGAAGACTAGGGTTTTTACATGTTCTAACGGGACAGAGTTAATTGTTAAACATCGAAAATCAGCAGTGATACTTGAAATGAATCAAAATCAAATAAATAATAAATATAATGTTACATATAATTTTGAACTTAGGGATTTCGTAGAGTTGTATAACTACATTAAAATGATTGCGAATGAAGCTTGGACTAATTTATCTCCCAAGGAAGCTAACAGTTTAGGATCGGACTATTACGAATATTATGACAAAGAACTTGACACTAATGGCTATCTTCGTATCGGTAAAAACACAATTTTTATAGATAGACCAGCATTAAATGGACTCAAACTTTATCTCTTCAATAAGAAGAAAATGGAGTCATTTATTTTTGACTTTGAAAAGTTCGTTGTTTCCTAACATTAAGAGTGGTTCTTATAAAATAAGTCTTTTAATAAATATAATTCATATAACAACGGAGGAATAACTATGTTTACTGTGATCAATACAGAAACCAAACAATACCTTAGAGCAGATTGGGAAGAACATCGCGGTCAACTATATACTCATGACATTGATCTAGCTGCAAAGTTCGAAAGTTGGCACGATGCTGAAGATATTATAGAAGTAACAGAACAAGTAGTACCTTTGTTCGATTAAAAATAAAGGAGTGTTTAAAATGGATACATATATGATCGTCGTAGACGGAAAAGTAAAAGAAGAAATCGAGACCGCTGGACGCTCCAAAGAAGCAATGAGTTATGTGTTAATTGATCGATTCTATCATTGGAAAGGTTTATCTGGTAATGTCAACATCTATAGCTCTTTGACAGGGAGTGAATATCGCTATGTTTAAAGCTGGGGCATTAAAAGATAATAAGCTGTATGTTAGGAATAATCAGGGCAAGTGGATTGAATTACATGAAGCAGCGAAACAATATGAACAGCACAGAAATTTGAAGCATGCATAATAAAGATAGTCATAATGTGGTCTTTTTAATAAACAAAAATAATGAATATATTGAATGACTAAAAGAGATGTGTTATGATTTATTTAACGATAGGTAAACATTGTAAAGGAACTAGTAACATAGTATTGTAGAGTTTGAAGAATATTGCGCAGAGGTGATAACAGAATGAGTCAGGATAAAAAGAAGATATTCGTATACGACGAAGCAACTAAAAAGGAAATGGAAGTAGATGTTTCACGTATTGTCGCCTTTCAAGCTAGGACTATTAAAAGGAAGTCATTGTTGGTGGCTTTCATGGATGATGGCAATCAATACATTATGTTGTAGTAAAAGGTTTATTTTATAAAGAAAAGTGGTGAACGATGTGTCGGAGATGACTTTTAGTTTAGAAAGATATGTAATAAATGATATTTACGATAAAGAAACTATAATAAAGTATGTCATGACGATGACTGAACTTGAAGAAATAGATTTGTTACTACAACAGAATGAAAGGTACGTATTAATCAGCAAGTCACATGAGATCGTAACTTTATCAGATCTGCCGACTGAATATTTGGACACATTACTTGAAAAGACATCTAAAGACCCCAAGAACGCTATGGTTTTAACTGAGATCCATCGTATTATCAACGCAAGACAAGATTCTATCAAATAACTATTTTAGGGGGAAATAAGCCTAATGAATCTGATTAATGAACAAATTGAATTGCTAATTAAATTAAACCAATCAGAAACAAAGAAGAACCAATCTCTTCAAAATATCTACGGTGACGAAATAATTGAAGGCTTGAAGGCTCTTGAATTAATTGAATTTGAACAAGTATTGCGCCTAACTGAGAAAGGAAAGTCTATTGTCAATGAAGCTTAAAAGGGAGGATAAATATGTATACGGTCATAGTGGGATTCGATAATATTACAGAAGTGTATCAAGTTGAAAAATATAATGATGAGATTAAAAATGCAATCGAATATCTGAATACATATGGGGTCGATTCAATCGAGTTTGTATGTGAGGGTGAAATTGTCGAGAATGTTTATCAATTATATTCAATTGAATATATGATTAATAGGTTTGAGAAAAGTGATTTCTTTGAAAATTATTGTGACTTAAGTGAAAAACCATTGATGGAAAATTACAAAGAGTTACTAAGGAAAATGGCTGCAAGATAATTTGTCTTACATAAAAAAAAGAAGAGGGAATATGGGTGTTGTGATCTTTATGATGAATCTCAATCGCTTCTAGAGTGGCAAGATCCATTTCAATTAGGAACTACAAACTTTTTTCATTGAGCGTTAGCCTCCAAGGGTATATTAAAGTATTTGTGTCGATAGAGAAGAGGAAAAGAAATGGGAGATGTTTTTATGACAAGAGAAGATATAATAAATGATCGCATTAAGAATATCACACAGGAGGTAGAATCAATTGATAAGAAAATAAAAGCAGAGGCTAAGAAGTTAATTGAATCCGTAACTCCAAAGAGCCTTGAAAAAATTGTTGAACTGAAATCAGAGAGAGAAAAACTTGTTAAAGCACAATATGAACTATATGTAATTATCGGGACGAGCATAAATTGATCAAATGACTGTTTTATCACAATTTATAGAAGGAAGGTGTTTAGATATGACAAAACATTTATGGGAAGTTGAGCATCCTTATTATTGCAATTTGAGCAATTATCGTACAAAAGGAGACGAAGGAGGTTACGAATATAGTTCGTTTGAAGAGTTTTTGAAAGAATGGGATGATGCCGATATGGATTACCATTTGCTCTTTAGATGGGATTGGAAAGTGTATGACGAAGGTAGCGATGAATTACATATGTTTTGGATGCTTCAGCGGAGAGGCGATTATCAATACTGTACAGTTAAAGTAAACAAAGAGGATGAGGATAAAGTAAAAGAGTTCTTGCAGCCAAGATGGGAGTATATGAAGACATTATGGGAACCTTTTATTTAAATCTCATGATGAAGAAGTGATTCATGTGAAGGAGCATTGCCATGACAAATAAGATTAACCTCTACGTAGACGACCTCAGAGACTGTCCAGATGGCTTTGTGGTCGCTCGTACATATTATGAAGCAATACATATATTTGAGACCAGAAGTGTCGGCATTCTTACATTAGACCATGATTTAGGCGAAGATGTTGATGGCAAAGAGTTGCCTAACGGATATGACTTGGTGAAGTACTTCTGTGAACATGGATTGAGGGCTAATAATATCTATTTACATACTGACAACCCAGTGGGACGCAAGAATATGTATGAGACTTTGTTAGCTGCTCAGCGAAGAGGATTTATCGATGAGGATATTGAAATTTACCATTATCCTATAACCGTGAACAAGTATTCAGGAAATTGATGAAAAACATTCTTTATCAAGACTGATGGGAGTGAATTAAATGCTAAACATGGGATTAGCTGAAAACGGAGTAGATTCGTTTAAAGCTGCTTTTTTAACAATGAAAAAAATACAAGTGCTAGAAGACGGCATAGTACATAATTTAAAAGATGCTGTAATGTCTCTAAATCATGGAATCGAAATACTATTTAAGCTGCTTTTGAAAAGTTATGATGAATATCTTATATTTGCAGACATTGATAAATATATGACGGCAAGAAAGACAATGATAGCAAAAGGTTTATCTAATGTCTTTGAGGCAAACCCACTTCTTAAAACTGTTACATTAAATGAGGGAATTAGACGAGCCAAGTATTTATGTGACTATGAGATATCGGAAGATTTCGAAACAGTAGTTCAGTACTTAAACAAAATAAGAAATCAATTTATGCATTATGAAATAAGTCTCTCTGGCGAAGAGGTTGAGGAGCTTCTCTTACAATTACGAATAGGTTATGAGTTGACTTATGAATTTTTTGTTGAATACAATGAAGATCTTAAGGATTTGTTTGAGGATGCAAGATATGAAATTACCATAGATGATTACACTGACGAAATTGCTGAGATGCATCGGAGTTTAATGGAGGAAGAATTAGCTGAGCAGAGATACTTAGTAGAAAAATACGGGATTTAGATATGGTAAAAGGCATGTTTTATCCAATAACAAAGGGAGTTGGGCATGTGAATATTAAAACGATCTCTAAAGAAATTCGCCAGAATCTTTATAATGTTGAATTGAGCGAAGAGGAAGTCGATGCTCTTTATCGTTACATCAATCTTGGTGATTATGGTATTGAATTAACTGAAGGAACAAATATCTTAGAGAAGGATACATTATGGTTAATAGTGGCTGAGCTTAACAACAAAAAGGATTTCCCCAATATACTTTATATCAATATCTTAGCCCATCTTAAGAAGCTTTTATATCCAATCGAATAGTAGCTATTTCTAATGATCAAATGCAAGTTTGATCAGTCCAATATAATGTAAAGAACAACTTAGACATAATGATGCGCGATTGGTAACCCTCTCTTGATTATTATACGCAAATTGGAAGGGAGAAAAATAGAATGGCATCAAGTAGAATGACAGATAACCTAAAAACTAAACAAAATAAATGGGGATATAACCAACGTATATGGTTAAGAGGTGCTAGTATTGGGTGGATAAAGGGATATTGTGACATCAAAGATAAATATGCGGTAGAAAGAATGGTGGATGGAAAATTAGTAGAAAGATTGTATTTGTCTGAAAATATTGTTGAGTATGAGCCTTGGGATGATGAAAAGAAGAAACAAAATAAAGAACGCATAGTAAATAAAAAAAGACAAAAGAGTATAGAAATATGATTTTAATTTTGATGGCTGGTAGTGTTAAACGTAGAATCAACTAAGAGATAGGTGAATTATGAGATGTATTGCGATAAGTGTGGTAAGAAGCTGGAGGATGTGCTAGAACATGTTAAGCATATCCTCCATGAGTGCGATGGAGAGAATACATAAATAGTAAGGAGAAGCAGTAATAATGGACGAGAATGCAAGGGAGACGCTCAGAAAGGCTGTGTATTTAATAGGCATAGGGGAAGGTCTGAAGGCGAGTGAGTTATTGATTGAGTTGCTAAATCGTACAAATACTTCTGTTGATTAATTTATGTTGTAAAACATACACACGTAGTAATCATAGCAGTCCTAATTAAGTATGAAATTTTACGAAAAATAGCCGCTATCTTTGATCGGATGGTCGGTTATTTTTTATTTTTCTTGCGTAAAATATAATTTTTATTAAGAAACCTGCCAACTTACATGGCAGGTTCTTTGTGTTGAGGCATGTTTTTTTGTATTTGACCCGCTCTATGCAATATTTTTAATAAAGTGTCTAAATCATCACTGGCAATAGGCCGTCGATCTTCTTTATTGCTTTCTTGAATTTCTATAGTTAATTCAGTTATTTTATTATTCTGTGTACGTATTATCTCTTGCATGTTAAGATACTCAACTCGTAAATTGTTTAGAGCTTGAATTGCATTGTCTATTTCGTTCATAAAATTTATATCAGTCTTTTGAATTAGTGATGGAGTGCTAGCACTGTGTATTGAGCTTCTCTTATTGTTCATTCTTTCTTCTTTTGCTGCTTTTATTTCATTGTAGTACTTATGTCTTAGCGCGCTATTCCATCTAAATCCACAAGCTGCTGCTGTACGATTAAGTTCTTTCCCAACCTCCTGAAATGCAGTTAGTTGCGTTTTGTTAATACGTATATGGGTTAGCACTGTTTTAGTTAGTAGATCATCATCAAATTGAGTCCAAGCGTCTTGTCGCATCTATATTCCTCCAATATACTTTTTAGTAAGTATATCCAGTTGTCAAGTTTTCTATGCAGTAAAATTGCGAATATACACATGGTGTTTAATTTACTTGACAGAACAAACGTTCCGTATTGTATTTTATTATTTTTATTTGTATAATTACCAGTATAGAGAGCAAGAAAAGAGAAGTATTGTTAGAGTTAGAGTCAAAGTAGATGTTGTAGATATATATAATGAGAATAAATATGAAAATAAGAACAAGAAAAATAAGATTCAGTAATAAGGAGCGTGTACATAATGGCAGTAGCAATTGAAAACGTAACTAGAGAATTTAAGAGATTGGATGTATGGATTGCCAATCTAGGAGAAATAAACGGAGGACGAACGAACGTACAAAAAGGACAAAGACCTGTGTTGGTTATAAGTAATAATGTAGGAAATAAGTATTCTTCGGTAGTGATGGTTGTACCTTTATCTGCTCAAACTCAAAAAGCAAATATGCCAACACATGTCTTATTAGACAAAGATAAATGTGGATTTGACAGACATTCTGTTGCGTTGTTTGAGCAAATGCGAGTGTTAGATAAAAGTGATTTAGTATGTAAAGTAGCAAGTGTGCCGTTGGAGTATGAAAAAAGTCTAAATAGTACATATAAAGTAGTAGCAGGAATTAGTTAAACTTAACAAAAGTGAAATAAAAGAAGGAATCACCTTCTTTTATTTTTTATTTAAAGTAAGTAATTCTGAAATATCAATTCCTAATTCATCGCATAGAATAGAAATATTCTTTAAAGAAATTTGTTTCACATCGTTGTTACACATATTGTTGATAGTGGCTTGTCTAATACCTGTTCTTCTAGCAATTTCTCTTTCACTAATTTCAAATTTTATAAGTATTGATTTGAGATTGATGTCAACCCAAGACATACACATTTCCTCCATTAATTACAAATAGGGGTTGACACGAAAACGGATAAATCCTATAATATAACACAGGTGATACGTTTTTCGTGTCACTAACATAATAAGACAAATACACTCCCTATGATTTGGGCGTAGGGTGTATTTGTCATTTTATTCTAGCAGAGTTTTCGGTGAAATAACAGTAAAAAAATACATCCTTAGAGGGCAGCTACCATGAAAAGATATCGTTTAATGAAATTAACAGCTTACGATAAAGAGCACAAATTGAAAACATGGAGATTTGTTAATATTGAAGCAGAAAAAGCGCATGAGTTAAATAATTTTATGGCTAATGGTTTTCGTATATGGGACTCAGACAGAAATAAAGTAGTAAAAACAAATCTTGATCTAGATAACTGGATAAAGGATCATCATGAGGAGTGAATGGAGAAATGCCCCAAATTCTAACAAGACATATGATTGAAACCGCTTATAAATACTCTAGAAAGGTGTATCATAATGAGTTGGAGCTTAGTTCTGCGCTCAGTCATATTTCACTGCTATCAGGTATGCATAGAGGGACAGCTTTGGCATACATCTCTGATTTTTGTTCAATGATGGAAGGCCAAGCATTTAAGAGAAAGATGACCGCAGATGCAACAAAATATTACTTGTTAAATATCTATAAAGATTATGGTATAGAAGCTTTAAATGGAGCTGTAGCAGCAGTCAAGTTACATATAAAATATTTTAAAGAAGAGAAAAGTTTGAATCTGGTTAGACTTACAATGGTCGTTAAAGAGTTTGACAAAGGGTTGGTTAATAATGAAATAGTAATTGAAGAATAATTAAAAGAAATACTAGAAAGCGGGCATAAATTATGCTACGCTTATTTTTTTACTCTTTGATAATAATTATCGCTTATAGTATATTTAAATGGGGGTGTATTATGGGAACTAATATTATGACCTACACGCTAAATAGCGGTATTAAAGGAACTATTAGCCTATCCACGAAGCAAATACAGGACTGGATAGAATCTTATCGTGTAGGAAGTAAATATGTAACAACAGTAGGCAAAGAACATTTTGGATTGAATCCTGAGCTTGTAGCAGATTTTAAGGTACATAATGAATTTTCTGAGCAGCGGGAACATGTAGCAGCTATTCAACCTACAGTCGCAAGTAAGGCTAGCGAACAGTTATCGGAAGCATACAGCCAGTATAAAGCATTAATTCAGGTGGAATGTAAATGTGGAGCTTCTTATATAGAGGAGTCAGCGTATAAGAGGAACAAATGGGGCTGTAAAGAGTGTGGGGATATTGTATTCTTGGATAGCAAGAAGGGTATGGTTGATACAGAGAAGGGTAAAGCCTGGTATTTGACCAACAGGTATTTTGTTGAGAGGTGAATTATAATATGAGTATGGAACTTGAAAATAAGTATATAGCTGAAGCAAAGCTGGCGGCAAAGCAAGCAGGAGGATACCTTACAGTTGAACTCTTTGACTTATATAGAGACAAAGAAAAAACTACTACATGGGATACCTACAATAGAAAAGCTAAAACAAATTTTAAAGATTTTTTGAAAAAAGCTGATATCCCAACAAAAGAAGAATATTTATTAGAAAAAAATAGGATTAAAGCAATTAGTAATTTCAAATTATTAAATGTATTAAATGGGTATGTAGATAAAATAGATTATGAAGAAGGTAATTTAGAGCCTGCTTGGGATTACATATCTGATCACTTTGGGATAGAGAAGATATGCAAAGCTGCTGAAGTGAATTTGAAAAACAAATATACAAACGTTGAATCGATGATCGTTGATTTGAAAAATTCGATAAAAAAAATAGGTTATATCCCAACCAAAGTCGAATATGATAGTTTAAAACTCAAACCATCGACTAGTGCAATGAACAATAAAGGGCTGAGTTGGACTGAAGCGATGAAAAAAGCAGAATTTTCTCCAAAGAAAGTTGGGGAAAAAGTATGTGAATACGAAAGATGTTATTCGCAGTTTCCTTATATTGAAGGGAAGAGATTCTGCATTACTTGTGAGAATAAAATAAAGAATGAAATTCTAAATAAAATCGAATTAATGAATACTAAAGACTTAAAAGATGTGACTAAAGTTCTGGTTTTGGAAGGTAACAATCACAATTTGTTAGATAAACTTAGGAAAAAATGATCGTGTATATTTATTATATTTATGTGTTATAATTCTTTAATAAAGGAGTGTATCACATTTGAAAACTGATCGTAAGGAAGTAGAAAAGATAATTACTGAAATACTTGACGAACATAAGACAAATAGAAAGAAGATACTTAGTGTAAATGACAGATTAAACTCACTAGGAGTTCCTTATGGAACATTAAACGAGATTGTTTTAAAAAAGAAAAGTATTGAAGAGGTCAGTCTACCTTTATTATGTGTCTTTACTGACAGCATTAATAGTGTTTTTGGTGGTCTAGATCCACTTGAATATTTTACCGCGACTGAAATTAGAGAAGCCAAAGAAAGTATAGCCTCAGAATTCGTTAGTGAAACAATAAGCCTACCTCTGACTTTTAATGCAATACAAATTGATGAAAAAGCATTTTCATCAAAAATATCAGCTAAGCTTTTAAACAAGATGTTTGAATCACAAATGATAATATATGATCCAAGATCTCAAAGAGGACTAAAATATAAAGGTAATCGTAATGAAGGGATTATTGAAACCCCAATTGTAAATCAGTCATCGGTTAGAACTATTGCCAATAAACTTGTTGCGAAAGACTATCTAACCGATACCATAAGGTTTAATGTTTATAACTTTGAATTAGAGCCAGTAACTTGGATTCCAAAAGAAGACGACTTTGGACAATTAGTAATAAACAGAGACGCTACAATAAGTATATTAGATGGTTTTCACCGTTTACAGGCTACTGTCAAAGCAATGAATGAGAAAAATGATTTAGATTTTAATTTTGAATTATCGATTAGAACTTATGATCAACAGACCGCTTCTAAATTTTTTGGTCAGATAAACACGATCAACATTCTAAATAAAGACAGAAAGAAAGAATTGTCATCGGAAGGGCGTTCAGCTTCTGTCGTAAAAGAATTGCAAACAAACCAAGACAGCGAACTCAAGGGTATTCGAATTGCTTCTGCAACCAAGCCTAATACTGCTGTTGGACAGTTAACAACTTTCAGTATCTTAAATTTAGCGATTGAAAGAACCTTTAATCCTCAGACGTATCTTGATTATCAAAATGTATCTCACTATCTTGTGAAATATTTTGGTATTTTGATAAGTCTATATGTGGATGCTTTTTTGGAAAATAGAGAAAAGCATGATAAAAGCTATATAAATCACCCTTTAATGTTTTTTGGATACACGGTGATTGCTTATAGAATGTATCAAAAAGATAATCAAAACATCAGTCCTAAGGAGTTAAATAAAATAATTGATAATCTTGATTTAAGTAACGATAAAATACTGATAGATTTATTTGAGGCTAAAAGAGCTTATTCGTCTACTCGCATTCAAGTGGACATACTAAAACATTTCGAAAATTTAATTAAAGAGGTGTAACAAATTGAATAATATATATGGGGATAGCCTATATAATCCAGAAATCAAAAAAAGATTTTTAAGCGAATTCAGAGAAAACACTCGTAAAAACTATGAAGGAAAGCTAAAACGAGCAAGTAGAGTAGAAATGAGATTAGGTAAAGACCTCTACGATTTTACATTAAGCGAATTTGAAGAGGTTATTTACCTCTTGGCTCCCACAAAGTTAAGTAGTGCCATGAACTATGGGTCAATTCTCAGAAAATATGTTGAGTGGGCAAGTGGGCATGGTCTTAGAAAAGATAAAATGAATCCACTTGCTTCAATGAAAGGGAAAAGCGATTTTGAAAAATTTGTACCACAGCAAACATTAATTCGAAAAGATCACCTAGACGATGCTTTATCAGAGTTGGATAGCTATAGAGATATAGCGATAATACTATCAATATTTGAAGGTATACTGGGTAGAAACAGTTCTGAAATAAGAACTTTAAAAGTGGGAAATATCGATAAGGTCAATAATAAAATAAAACTAACAAACGTAGACCGCTATGAAACAACAGAAAGAGAAATCATTGTTAGTGATTTTTTAATTGATGCTCTTTTAGCAGCAGATCAAGAGGAAGTGTATAAATCTAATTTTGGTGAAGGCAGCAAAAGAAAAGACACTTCCAAATTAAAAGACAGTGATTATATAATAAAGAGCACAAGAGGAGAAGAAGTTAAGCAGTCATTAATAACATTTGTTATTACTAAATTTGGTGAAAAGCTGAATAGACCAAGTTTATCTCCAATCGATATAAGAAATTCAGGTATGTTAGAAATGGCAAGAAAAGAATATCTCCGTGAGAATAAAAAAACTTTAGATCGTTCAGATATTCATAAGATATGTAAACAATTTAATGTTGGTTTGCGTGATGGTGGCATAATCAACAGTACAATGTATACTCAAGATTTCCTCAATGAAGAAACCATAAAAAGAGTTTACCCTGAAGTAGAATAAGTTTTTCTTATTCTACTTTTTTTTATGGAAAATTGTGTTGACATCAACGAAAACGCATGATATATTTAGGGTACAAATTCATTATATTTAATTATAAGAACGTGAGGGCTAACATGGAAACGGCTAAATACATAATATTTTCAATGTTGGATGGTATGGCAATTTTTATTTTTGGATTTGGTATGTATTCTATAAAGCTAAGAGACTACTGGGTTCAATTTATCGTTTCAAGTCTGTGTATTTCTGTAGGTACCCTCTTGTATGTGGAATACGACCTTCCGACTAGAGTTGCACCGATTGCCAATTTATTATTATTGATAATATTTCTCGTGATTTTATTTAAACTATCTCCCCTTTCATCATTGAGGATATCGGGAATAAGTTTTTTAGTGCAGATGATTTTACAAACTTTAACTGCGCTTATACTTGCAAGTACACTTAATATTGATTTTTTTGAAACAACAAAAGAATATGGAATACTGATTCAATTCTTGGGTGACACAGTAATGGTCATCATAAGTTTGATATTAAGGAAACGATCTATCTTCTTTACAACATTACCATATCAATATACATTAAAATTCAAAATTAACACCTCGAATATAATACTTTTTATTGTGTCTCTGCTCGGTATAGCTTTAATGACAAAGCCTACTTTCAACAATATGACTTCAAGTGTAGTTTTCTGGATAGCAATATTCGTATTATTGATTCTAATAGAAAGAAGAAAGGAAATTAAAAATGAATATGATTGATCAAATAGCCGATAAGTGGAGTTGTGCAGCTAAAAGTAAATATCCTGATGAATTACCGTCACAACAAATAGTGAGATATACATTAAAATTTATAATCTCGAATACCATTCCCATATTTATAGTATTAATTGCATCGATGCTATTAGGCATTACTAAAGAAACAGTATTTGCATTAATAGGGTTTTCATCACTTAGAATGTTTTCAGGTGGTTTTCACTTTAAATCGGCAGATATGTGCATAGTTTTTTCATCGCTAGTAATAATTTTAATAGCATTGGGAGGCAATTATTTCGAGAATTACTCTTTTGCTATGTATCTAGCCAGTGTAATATTGGTAATGATATATGCACCAAGTAAGATAGAACAGCAAACAAGAGTGAAACCGGAAAAATTTAAATGGTTTAAAATTATATCCTTAATAATAGTTTCGCTGATATATATAATAAATATTCCAGTAATGAATTTAGCTGTTTTAGTACAAAGTCTCCTCTTGATACGCTTGAGAGGAGGTGAAAAGTTATGAAATTGAACAAACTTATGCTGATTGTTGGTAGTTTTTGCTCTCTGTTGGCAGTAACAGTGGTAAGCACTGCTAGTTGGACATTGATCCATGGAGAAGCAGTGCCAGAAGAATTGAAATAATATATTTGGGGTCCCGCTCTTTCTTCTGGGTGGGGCGAGACCCCAAATGAATTAAGAGGTGATAATATTGAAGTCAACAGACACTATAAAAGTAGTAAAAAAAATAGGTGACAAAATAGATGAAGTAGCAATTATGTTACCAGTGTCAGAAGTTCAAGGATTTAGAACTGAAAAAAAGAGCGGAAAAACAGGACAAACACGGATTGTATACATAACAGATAATGGTGAGTTTATTGATGAAACAAGAACAGAACAGACAATGCGTTTATTTGAGAACATTGAAGGATTCGTAAGAGTTGGGAGAGGAAGTATGGCCGATGTGACTAAGATTGACGAAATCGATGAAAGGGTATATGAGATATATTTTGATAAGAGTAAAAAAAGCTTTGTGGAAATCGCAGCGGTACATTTGGCAACAGTAAAAAAAATGTTACAGAGACTAAGAAACAATAAAAAATAAATGTTATTTTTGGTTTACTATTGCTTATACCTTTTGGCAGTAGTATAATTTGAATAAACACGAACATAGGTTCCCTAAATAGCGATTCGACAAAAAGTGACACACTATATGGACATTTTTCCAGTATATTGATTAAGTCAATATATTTAGACATGGTGTGTAAAGTTGTTGCCTAATTATAGTAATCTCGTATAATAAAAGTATAGAATTCGACAGCAAGGAGATAATGCTATGCAGCAAGACGAACTAATATATCGGCTTGAGATACCACAAAGAGCCACAATAATAATAACAAAAATGAGTTTTCTTCTAAGAAGTGACTCTGACAGACAAAAAATGTTTACATTTTGCAATGATAATCCCGGCTCTGAGTATGTATTTCTCGCTGAGAAAAGAAAACAGTTGATTGACGAAGAAGGTTATAAAGACAAGAATGAATTTATTAGTGATTATAATGATAATAATATCAAGGCGCTTGAGAAATTATGTCAAGAAAAAGTTGATGGTTTTAAGTTGGCTAGATTAAAAGTAACAGATCCAGAAACATTATATAGCTTGTATGAAAAAAATAAATATTCAAATTTGCTGCATTTAGCCTTGTCTTAGATAACCTTTGCCGAGCGTATTGGTTCGGCTGATTACATACTCCACAGATAGAGATAGAAGTTGTAAGGATGAATTAAACAAATAAATATAATGAAGTGTTGACTTAACGAAAACATCGTGATATATTTAATTAGCAAGGTGATTGACCTCATAAAAGAATACTTTTATCAAGATAGACAGTTACCAAAAGGCAATACATAAGGGTCTTTCGTATAAGTGGTTAATACACCAATCTCATAAATTGGCTGATGCCCGTTCAAGTCGGGTGAGACCCACCAAAAATAACACACTGATATGTGTGATTATATAGATGAAAATATATTTGAAAGGCTGGGGAGGGGCATGAACAGATTTTATGACAGTGGATTTACTTAGTTTCAAAGGAGATAAAATGAGAGTTATTATTTTAAAGAAGTACATACATTATCAACGTGCTTTGCACGATTATATAGATGCAACTCATTTCGCTTTGCAAAGGTGGTGATATGAATCAAAAATAAGTTGAGAAGTCCTCCCTTTTATGATTGATCGAAAATAGATTAATCAAATAAAAACTATTACACATAAAAGGGAGATATAAAATACATATGGCAGATTACAAGATTAAAGTAAACAACAATCACGGTGGCAAAGAATTTAACAATGGATTTCATTTTGTGGGCAAAGTCAAACCAATTAAGGAAAAAGATAAGATCACAGATAACTGGGTAGATGTCCCGTTTTACTCAACTGAAGAAGAGGGGAAAAAGAAAGTATTTCAATTTATTATCGAAACGGCAATGAGTAATGAATTAAAAGTTAAGATTACAGGTAAAGAAAAGCCCTATGCATATCCTTACAGCAGGCAGCATAGAAAGTCAGCTAAAGTAGAGTGGAATCAAAGATACAATAAAGACACATATCCAGATAATACATATCACCTCATTGAACCTGAATGGGATAGAATCGATAAGTTTAAAGAGATTGTAGAAAAAGACCTTTGGGTAGAAGTTAAGGGAAAATACATTCCATATGAATTTGATACAGAAGACGGCAAAACAATTAAAGGTATTTCAAGACAGATTAGTTTTGTTAATCCAATCAAAGAAGGAAAGGTTATCATTGATGGTGAGCCTCAAGATGTTAAAGTTGCTGGAAAATCCATTAATTACGTGTGCGACTTCCAATCGCCAGATTTTATTGAAGTAAATAGATTTAACATGCAAATTGGTATCAATACTACATATCAAGATAGTGAGACTGGAGATACAAAAATTAATGCAGTTGTTTTGACAAATGGAATCGAGAGATCCGAACCAAAAGATGTTGAATTGATAGTGTATCAGAAGAAAGTAGAACATGGCATTTCGATGGCTGATGCCTTCTCTTCTCTTAATACCTACGACTTTATTGAAGTTATTGGACAAGACAACAACAGAGCAACTTTTGCTTACGTGGATATCGTAGAAGAAATTTCATCAGATGATCCATTTAGTCAAGTGGATAGTAGTGAGAAGGTAACACGACAAGAGCGTGTAACTAACGGGGATAAAAAGGGTTTGGAAGTTATCAGTTATGTGGAAGGCAGCCTAATGCGTGAACTGCTAACAGAAGAGGAGTTCAAGAAGTCTGCTGTTTTGACAAACAATGATCCGTTTAATCAAACAGCCACCCCTTCAGACGATCCATTTGCAACCAACAACGACGATCCTTTTGCGTGATAGTAGGTAGTTACAACTAATTAGAAAATGGTCTGTGTGTAAAAAGCACAGACCTATCATATAAAATTCATTGAAGTATAAACATAGGATCAAGTAAGTTCACAAAAAATTATAGGTAAAAGGGAGAGAATAATTAATTATATGGGATTGAGAGATGCAGTAATTGATAATGTACCAAAGGTAGCGCTTCATGGGATTCGTTCACTGATTGTCGGAAATTACAAGTCGGGCAAAACGCGACTCTGGAAGGAGGTCACAGAGCTTCATTATAATAATCCAGATGATTACATGTTACTCTCTTTTGAGAAAGGGTGGGAAACATGGAGTTTAAAAAACGTTGTTCCCATTCATACAAAAGGAAGTCCAGCAGACCAATGGGAATATTTCCGAAGTGTAGTTGTTAAGGATCTTGTTGAAGAAGCAAGAACAAATAAGATTGTTAAACTTCTTGGTGTAGATACCGCAGACAAAGCTATGTCGGCAGCAGAGGAGTGGGTAATTAGGGATTTTAACAAGAAAAATGGATCGAGATATACATCGTTAAAAGAGATTAGTGATAAGACTACAGACAATGGTTATACATTGCTTACAGCAGAAATGAATAAACAGTTTGATACTTTGGAGAACTCTGGATATGGAACAATGTCACTCGCTTGGTCTAAAGAAAGAGAAACGACTCTTCGTAATGGAAATAAGTTTACTTCTATTGATATGATGATGTCTGCTACAGGTAAAAAAGTGTTTGAGTCACAAGCTAGTTTAATTTGCACTCTATACAATGACACGGTCATTTTAGATAAAGACGGAAATGAGCTTGAAGAGAACATCAAAGACAAAAAAGGAAGAGATAAGGCTAGTGCTTTCCATGAAACACAGGTTATGATGCTATTCCGTCCAAATGAGTTTGTATCTATTGGTGGTGGTCGATATGTGAACCTTCCATCAGAACCCGTCCCTTATAGTTCTAAAGAGTTTATGAGAATCTATGAAGAGGCAGTAAAAGGTCAAATGGATGCAGAATCTAAAAAGAACTTCGTGAAGATTGAGGAAGAGCAAGAGGCCGTTCAGGAGCAAAAAGCTCAAGAGTTTGCTGTACAAGAGGAAGCCAAGGCTTCGGCTGATGACTTAATTACCGCCATTCAAACAGAGGTTGATCGTTTCACCCAAAGTGAGAAAACTGAGAAGATTGTACCTAAATTCAAAGAGATTCTGGGTGTACCAAACTTTAGAACAATTTCAGACACTGAGAAACTTCAAGAAGCACTAGAATTCGTTAAGTCAATCTAATACATAAAAAAGTATATAAAAGACAGATTTGATCAGAAAATAGCCTCACTATAAAAGTGGGGCTTCATAATAAAACGGGAGCGTGATACGTTGGGTGAGCTAATCCTCTCTCTGCTTCTAACACTATCGGTATTTAATACTGAGTTACAGAGTGTTAGCCAAGCACGAGAAATGAAAAACACGACTATTATCAAGCAAGAAACAAAGGTCGCCAAGTTGGATAAGGTTGAACAGGTTAAGCATAAGCAAGATACATATAAACGGGAGCGATTTGAGTTAACAGCTTACACAAACAATCAAGGTAGAAGCGTAAATAGTAAAGACTATGGAAGAACAGCTTCAGGTAAAATGACTAAGGCTGGCGAAACAATTGCTACTGACTGGAGGGTATTGCCTAAAGGGACAGTAGTTTATATAGATGGTGTAGGCAGAAGAGTGGTACAGGATAAGGGTGGAGCCATAAAGGGGCATAAGATTGATGTATATGTCAGAACAGAGCACGAAGCAGTGCAATTTGGACGAAGAAAGAACATTAAAGTAAGAGTAATTGAGTGGGGAGAGAATGAACATCGAAAATAATCAGGAACGGCGAATTGAAAATATTTGCAACGAAGTAGAGTCGCTTTTAAAGAAAAAGAACCATGATTACGGGAACTCCTTTAGTATTCAGTTCGAGAAATACGGGATTCTTAGTGCTTTGATCCGTATGGACGATAAAATGCGAAGGCTGGAAAATTTGTTGAATGGCAATAAAGCTCAAGTCGAAGAATCAATTGAAGATACTCTTCAAGACTTAGTTGGCTATGGAACACTAGCTCTTGTAGAATTACGAAAACAGAAAGAGGGATTGAATGGCTAAGAAAGTTTTAGCTGTTGATCAGGATAATGTTATTGCCGACCTGCTCAGTGAGTGGGTACGGCGTTACAATCTTGACTACAACGATGAATTGCGACCAGAACAAATTAATGCTTGGAATTGGCATCATCTATGTAAAGAGGAATGTGGGAATCAAATTTATAAATATCTTGATGAACCCGATTTCTTCTATAGCCTACCCGTAATTGAGGGATGCCAAGAAGTGTTAAAAGAACTGAACTACAATTATGACATTTACATTGTGACAGCTCCATTCAACTTGAATAATGTCGTACCTAAACATAAATGGCTGGTAAAGCACTTTCCCTTTTTAGATGAAAATAAGTTTGTGTTCACTAGAGATAAATCCATCATAGCAGCTAACTATTTAATTGATGATAAACCCAAAAATCTAGAAAATTTTCAAGGGAATAAAATTCTGTATACTGCCCCACACAATCTTGAAGAAAATCGGTTTTATCGAGTGAACAACTGGAATGAAGTAAGAGAAATATTGTTGGATTGGAAGTGATAAAGTGTTGGCTTTTAATTTTGAACGACTATCTGATTTATATAAGTATTTAGATATGGATGACATTGACTATGGAGAACTTCAAGAATTACGAGATAAGATTGATGATTTAAAGCAAATTGTTGAAGATAAAATGGATGTATATTGATGAGCAGAACTAAGACGATTAAATACATAAACGAAACTTCGGTTGATGAGATGATTGAGCAGGTAATAGCTAAAGATTCAGATATGGGTCGGGTTATTGGAGCAGCCAAGGAGAGCAGAACCGAATATGGACTAAAAGTTCAAGAATTCATTGATCGACTAAAAAATGTATCTGTGTAAAACCTGTATTTTACAATAAATAATAAAGGGGAGAGAAAAATAAAGGCATTTAGAGTATATTATGATACTGGTGGTAGATCGAATATGATTACGTTGTTAGTAGAAGACGAAACAAAGATAGAAGAAACATTGTCCAAGAAAGATAATAGTTATCGAATCGGAAATAGACATTGCAAAATTGGTCGCCTTGAAGAAATACCAATTTCAAACGTATTGGTTAATGATTTGTCCGTTACTGAGTTATTAATGCTACTGAAAAGCAACTAATTCGTCTTATAAAATAAAGAATTCATTGGGAAAGGATTTGTAGCAAGTATGGAAAATAAAGCTTCACTTACTGATGATGAGTTATGTATTGTAATGCTGTCTTTGACTCTTACAATTCAAACTCATGAAAAATACAAAATGAACCATGGCAAAGATGGGCTGGACATTGAAACAAAGAAAGCTTTGGCAGACTGTAGACAACTTTTTGACAGATTAAATAAAGAGCATTTCTAGTTTAGATCAAATTGATAATTTACATAAAGAGGCGATGTGGATGAAAGTAAAAGCGAAATTGTTAGTAAAGGCTTATCATGATTTAGATTACGAAGTGTCTGGTCTATATATAAAAGTGATATTTAAAGAACCGGGTAGATGGAGAAAAGTTAAATACAAGAAAACTTTGATTCGGCGCGATTATCGAAACGATAATAGGTCTACTTTTCTTATGAAATGCTTTGATGTCGTTAGTGATACAACAAATTTGAAACAGGTTGGTGAGCGTACAGTGAAAGAACACTTTAAAGGGAAAACAGAGCTTGTCAATAATATATCCGATGAAAACAAGTTATTTGAAATTATCAAGAAGATTAAAAAAGAAGAAATTGAGATTGAAGTTGAAATCTGATGAACAAGGAGAATTAAGAGTGGATATAAAAGGACAATATATTGTTTTATTTAAAAGCCCTAAAGCTTCAAATAGTGTCGATCCTCCATTATATAGTTTCATTGGGGAGTGTGATAATTTTACTCCAACAGGAGTGTGTGCATTTTCTAATCGGAACAACCAGATGCTCCTCGTGTCTTACAAAGAGACAGTTCAAATGAGATTGTGTGATTAATATAAAATCGATCTTTTAAGGGGAGGTAGGGTCTTATAATGGTGAAAGTAATAGAAACAAACTTATCAATAGTAGATGGTCAAATCCACGATTTTCAATCTAGAGTGATCGAAGTGTCTAACTGGGGAGATTTTGAGAATGAATTTATAGAAAATGTATCAGTTACACGAAAAGCTTGTGTGGGGAGTATGTTTGGAACAACAATTCCTCAAGGTGCTACAATCGAGAACTTAGAATGCAAAGACAATACTCTGAAATGTGATATCTATAGTTATTCTGACGTACATACTAAAAAGATTTGCTATTTAATACAATGAAATCAGCATTTCATGATGATCGGGTATTGAAACGGAGGGCGTTATGCCGACTAAGAAAAGTAATCATAAGCATGAATACGAATTGATTGAAGTCAAAGAAGGTAATTGGTTCACTCACGAAAAGAGATGTAAGATATGCGGTCACCTGTACACTCGTTTACGTGTGGAGTGGGAAAATCAAGTTGAAAGTGAGTTTAAGGAATGTCTGGAGAGTATGCACTGTGATTATTGAAAGATGTTTTAATTGACAAGGAATATGAAGTAAACCAACTCAAGCAAAAACCTGACAATGTAATATCACAAGGATGACACATCAAACTTATGATCTGAAATTTGCTATTGAACTACTAGAAGAATATCAAGATTAATAGGAAGTGATTGATTGAGAAAAACAAAATTGATCGTGGTGGTGGATGTCGAGATAGAAGACGGAAACTGTTCTCAGGATTTAGCAGACATCTATCATCAAGCATTAAATACAGTGAATGAAACTTTTGTGTATGACTTTGTTCTCTATGAGCACGAGGAAGACAAAGAGACATTCAATGAACTTTTAGATGAAATTAAAACAGATTTTCAGTATGGAGACTTTAGAGAATTCGGCAAGATTGTAAAATGAAACTTTTACACTGAAAGGGGAATGTACAAATGAAGAGTATTATAAAGGCAAGAACTACTAAGAAAATTTATTATATGGAGAGAAGTCAGCCTTTAAATTGGTGGGGTTATTCTATTGGGAGCGGCGACTTTAAATATAATGATAAATCGGATAATGATGGTCGTTTAGGATTTAAAAAGACAAAAGATTTAGAACTCGTTACACTTAAAGAAACAGACCAGTTCCATAGGCTATTAGTCAAGGGTGAAAGTATAAGTATTGAGGGAAATCATTATGAAATAGCAGAGGTTGTCCATGGGGTTGACGGGATAATGGAGTATTGGGTAGATGTTGAATATGACGATGAGAAGAGTAGAGATAAGGCATTGAAAGAAATCGAATTAAGAGAGGCTTTTCTTGAAGGCAGAAAAGTAGAAAGTGAAAAAGTTAAACTGATAAATACAGATCATATAGTATCATCGGTACTGCACGAAGAGGCTACTGTCTCAAAAAAGACACGAAAAATTTTAAATAAACTTAAGAAAGCGAGATCAAAATAATAATGAGTCTAACAGCAATTGAGCGTGAAACAGTATGTGTCTGTAACGATGAAACAAATGAGTGGGAAGTGTATAGTTGCTCACCTAAGACTATTACAAAAATCAAAAAGGCTGGCTTAGAGCTGCTTCGTGTAGATAGTGATGGTGGTCACTACTTTAAGGGTGATTACGGACAGGTATCATTTCGTGCTAAGAGTAATGGACGTAACTGGACACCTGAACAGAGACAGGCTGCTGCTAATAGAATGAGAGCAATAGCAACTAAAAATACATAGGAAGTGAAGATTAATTGAAAAAATTAAAAGAGATCGTGTTTGGTTTTGAAAATTGTGAATCTTTATCAGTTGATGCTAAATATATAGGAAATTTTAGCGTCACCAATGTTAGAAAAAGCATTATTCGACATTACGGCGACATTAGATTTATGGATATCTGCGACACTTTTTCAATTGTTGTTAATAAAAATGCAAATACAGACTATAAAGTGTCTGTTGTAGAAGGTAATAGCTATAAACAAAACACCTTTGATCGTCTTACTAATGGCGATATTGTTGTTATCGATATTGTGTATGATGATGACTCAAAGGATGAAATTTATGTTCAGTGGGAAGGTAAAAGCGACTATTTAAACGAAGCTCAAAAAACATACATAAGTAAGCTCGGAGATTTATTTATAGTTATATCCAAGGAAGAAACAGTAGAGTCGTTTTTTGAAGATTGGGGAATTGATAGTCAAGACGGATACATGGATTTAATGTGGAGATCCAATCATATAACTTTATAAAATAAGAATTTTACTCAGAAAGGAAGTAGTGAATGAATCTATTTAGAAAAGTGCTGAAGTATTTTAAACGCATAGAAATTATCGATGAAGATACTATGCATAGTAATAGAATTGAGTCTGTGGAAAGTGAACTAGAACGACAATACAATATTTTTGAACTTCTACTTCCAAAAGAATTTATTTTAGATTTTAGAAACAAATCATACATATCTGGTGGATGCATTTATAGTTTATACCATGGGGATGAACCCAAAGATTTTGACTTCTTTTTATCGTCTAAAGAATTAGCAGAAAAACTCAAAACGTACTTTATGGATCAAGCAGGATATAATGGCTCAGATATCAGTGGTGGAACTTATAAAGGATTGCCATTAGTAATTACTAAAAACGCTATCTCAATCGGCAAGTTTCAAATCATTACTCAATGGATCGGTGAGCCAGAAGATGTTGTTGGGGAGTTTGATTTCAAGCACAATCAATTCTATTACCGAAATGGAGCTATCGATGTTGCAGTGTTGAGTGATTGGTCTTATCTCAAGGGAAATAAGCTTTCATATAATGAACATCGAGCAAGGGATATTGTCGGTACGATTCTTAGAACACCTAAATTCATTGGACGTGGAATGACGATCACTCAACGGGAAATGGCAAAGGTGCTATTGAGATTAAATGAGGTTGGATTTAGTGATAAAGAGGTTGAACAGTTAGAGAGTATTGATGTAGATAGACATTTTAGCTCATAGGGTCATGATTTTACAAGCAAAGGAGTGGTCAATTGAAGCAAATTGTTCTCAACATTGATGAAAATGATCGCGTTATTTTAGAAGCTGAGGGCTTTAGTGATTCACTAGAAGATTTAGAAGAGATTTTCTATATATTGTCCAGTGGAACCCGGATGGTAGCAACAAAAGTTGAAGAGATGAAGTCTGAAGATGGGGGAGTAGTAAAATGCGGAAAGTAGAGATTAAAGGATACATAATTTTCGACGAAGAAGAATTGAATCATGGTAATGACATTATCGGTCAAATTGACCATGAACTATTTAATTTAGATGGAATTGTTGAATGGAAATTAGAAGAAGAACTAAACGAAGAAATTGATTACAAAAAAGAAGACTAGATTTTGATCAAATCGCAATTTTATAGAATAAAAAACCACTGGAAGGATGATGCCCTCAGCCAGTGGTTAGTACGATTATCCAATCGCTCTTTAATATTACATGATTGTCGACTAAATTAAAAGACAATTAAAAAGGAGAGCGTTATTATGTCAAAAGAAAAAAATATTGGAGCCGATCTGCACGAAATGTTGTTAAAAAGTAAGGAGCAAAGAGATAAAAATAGCAACCAAGAGCATGTGCTTGAAAAAGTGAAACGGCTATCCCTCTTACCTGATGACATTAATGCAACTATTGAGATGGTAGCTAATTATTTTGAAGTAGACAAGGAAGCAATACATAGCTGCATAAAAGATAATCGCAAGGAATTGAGGTCAGATGGATTAAAAATACTTCGTGGAAAAGAATTAAGAGAATTTGTGATGTCCTTTAAGGACATGGCAAATTATGTAAATAGTAAAACAAGATCACTGACTATTGTCCCAAGAAGAGCCATGTTAAGAATGGGACAACTTCTCAGAGATTCAGTGATTGCAATAGAAATTCGAAATTATTTATTAGACGTAGAACAGGAAAGTCATGATGTTTCTCTCTTTTTAACTGAATTAGATCGCAATGAGGAGAGAGATTCAACTAGACAGGGGAATAGTGAAATCAAACTTATTCTTAAGAATAAAGTTGGTGCAAGCAGTCCCAAACATTATTCTGCTTTTTTTCTAAAAGGATATGAGGGTAGCTACAATGTTAGTAGCATAAAAGAATACAATGCACTTAAAGGTCTGCATGAAAACGCAAAGCCATTGGATCACATGGATTCTTTGGAGCTTGCAACATACAGATTTAGAGTAGAGATGACTAAAGAGAGAATTGAAAGCGGCGATATTAGTGAATTACCAGTAGCAAATGAAATACATAAAAATATAGGAAAAAATGTGGCTGACTTAGTTGAAAGTGTCACAGGTAAGACTTTAGCTTCATTACCAATAATAAATCCCACCAAAAAACTTAAGAATTCTAATGACGACCATGATGAAGTTCGATAAAAGAGGACTTTCACAGAGAAGGGATGATTAAATGAGTAAATATAAATTTGTGATGTGGGATTGGGATGCTGGAGGGTACGAGATCATTCCAAAAGAAGATTTAATCGAAGCTCTCTATTATGCTTGGAACTACAAATGCAGTGTTTATACAGTAGATGGCAAAGTATGGATTTTTTCACCTATGGACGATAATGAATTTAATTCGGATTTACTAAAAGATTATGGGTTGCGTATTATTGATGGAGAAAAATCAAGAAACTTTCAAAATATCAAAACAGGTGAAGTATTTAATGCGCCATGGGAATCTTAATCAAATGTAAATTTTACTTAGAGGAGGAATTGAAATTAGTAAGCAGTTTAGAATTGAATTGACCTTAGACGAACTTGAAGTACTTGATGGCAAAGTATCAGATGAAGCGCAGAAAGTAATCGATGAAGCTAAAAAAGAGTGCTCATATGGATTTGAAATGCCCATAATGAATGAAATTATTAAGACATCCGAAAAAACTGGTACATTAAAATGGACGCATAAATCAATTAGATCGTGTAACTACTGTAATAAAAATTATGATTACCATACATATTCAAGGAACAGCAGAAACCATACAAAAGGCGACAAAAATTATGATAAGCCTATCTATTATAGTGGTATAAAGTTTAATGAAGGGTTTGTAACATTTCAAGGTGATGGTGATATGTGTTTAGAATGCTGCACGAAACACAAAGTAAAGGAACGATTGATTGACTATATTATAGATAATGATTTGAAAATACAGATTGTGAAGAATGATTATAGAGTCAGTAAATATTTAAAAGACGACATTAGAACTTGCTACAGTTGCAATGAGGATATGCTAGAATCTCAAATGGGTAAAGAGCGAACAATGATGGGTGATGGATTCTATCCGTCTAAATGTCCTCATTGTGGTGCTGAATCAAAGCCTTTTGGCAAAAGTCATGGAGTAACAAATAGATTTGGAATGATTAAAAACCCTTCAGCTAAAGAAGAAGTTCAAAAAACAAAAGAGTTGGTTGATGCATATAACCAAAACAAAGACAAAAATGATCATCTCTATTTTTACCAAAACAGCCATACAGACAGTATATTTGGTGTCAATGAAGAAAAATGGACGAATGGATACACGAAAGTTATTCAATTTAACATCAATTCTAAAAAGTTCACGGTAGGATATTTTTATAAAGAGAAGTGTCAGCAATTTAAAGAATTGTTAACTAGTTTTGGCTACATAGAAGTAGAAGATAAGTAAGTAAAACATAGATTTTACCATAATACATACAAAAGGATGATAAAGTATGAGTAAGTTATATGAGCTTGGGGAGCAGTATAGAGTATTTAACAATTTTGTAGATTCTGCGTGGGACAATGACGATTTAACGGAAGATGATTTGCAACTGTACATTGAGACACTAGAGTCTATTGAAGATGAGATTAGTAATAAGGCAGAGAATATCGCTAAGTTCATGAAAAACATCGAGGGAGATATCAAAGCCTTAAAAGAAGAAGAGGATCGTTTGGCTAAAAAACGCAAATACCTTCAGAACAAAGTAGAAGGATTAAAGAGCTACACTCAAGCTGTGCTAGAAGTAAATAAAATTGACAAGATAGACGCAGGTCTATTTAAAGTTAGACTACAAAAGAATCCTCCATCCATTAATATTGTGAGTGAAAAAGCTATTCCAAATACATATAGAGTCCCACAACCCGATAAGATTGATACCAAGGGGTTATTGGCTGCCGTAAAACAGGGTGAAGTTGTTGACGGTGTTGAATTAGTGACGGACAAAAAACATTTGCGTATTAGTTAGTGCAAAGCCTCCTATTTTGGAGGTTTTTTATTTTAATAAACAAAAATAATGAAATCTATTGATAAACGATGAGGCGGATGCTATAATTGATTTATGGAAAAATACATACTTTAAAAGAGTTCTTTTATTAAGATTACATAGATTGGAGAGCAATGAAAAATGAAATTTATTATTGTTGGTGATATTGGCGTAACTAAGGTTTGTGAAATAGTTGATGCTGAATCTGTTGTAATGCGAGTTCAACAAGTGAAGAATGCTAAATTTGGAAACTTTAAAGTTTATCGAATTGCCGAAGAAGTAGATATAACAGTTGCTTACCCCGATTATTTTGGTGGAGACGATACTGGTGGATGTAGATAAAAGGTCTGTTTTATCTGGAGGAATGTTAGTGGAACTATCAGAGATAAAAGATAGAATGAAAAAGTGTTGTGTTGAGGAATTAATAAATACATACAATTTAGACAGTGAAGTAGCTAAAAATATTCTGAATAACTCATCATGGAATGAACTTGTTGACGAAAGTGATTGCGAAGAATTGAGATGGATCGGTCATTACCCTTTCGAATATTGGGCTAAATATGTATGGAATGAACACAGGGAGGTAATCAATGATTAAAATCGTCGAAGGAAATTTGCTTGATGCAACTGAAGATATTATTGGACACCAAACGAACACTAAAGGTGTATGGGGATCAGGAGTTGCTAAAGCAATAAAAGATAAATATCCAAGTACATACCCTGCTTACCGCGATCTTTGTCATGAGTACGGAGATAAGTTGCTTGGTAGCTGTTGGACAATTAAAGCGAATGAAAATAAGTTTATAGCTAATTTGTTTGGTCAAACAAACTATGGGAGAGACAAGAATAAGGTATATACATATTATGACGCTTTGAAGTTAAGTTTGGAAATCTTAAAAACCAGAGCTGAGAGATTCGGATATTCGGTGGCTTTACCATACAATATTGGCTGCGGATTAGCTAATGGAGACTGGGATATTGTATATGAGATTATTGATACAGTGTTTAGTGATTATAAAGTAACACTCTACAGAATGTGAGGAGAATGTAAATTGAAGATTATTTGTGAGGATAATTTTGGTAGGGAAAGTGTTAGTGATTCTCTAGTATGTGGAAATGTAAGTCAATACTATGGTGTAGCTTTTGTTAAATTTTTGAATGAAAATTTTTCAGGAGATCATAGTTTCAATTTTTACAGGCTCGTAGAAGATGAATATGAGCTTTATAAATGGGAGCCGTAAAATATGCCATATATAAAAAAAGACGACTTTAAGCAGTTGTGTCATTACTTCTTCGTACAAGGATGTAATGCTGGTTATGGAATAGATGTCTCAGAAACTTTGTGGAAACAGGAAGAAGAGGCGTTTAGGTCGATATATGAAGATTATTTACTGAATTTTGACTCCAAGAAGGAGGAAATTGATGTATAAGAAGTATTGGAACGAAGATGGTAAACGATACATGATAAAAATTGATGAAGTCAGAGTTAATACGAGTAGAGAAAATGGGATGACTTACTACAAACTTGTTCAAAAACTAAAAATATTTCAAAAAAAGAAATACTTCTTGGGTTGGAAGTGTATTTATTTAAATCAATGGGACGAAGAAATTGGTGTAAATTTAATTAAAAGAATACGTGAGAGCACTAACGATTGTTTTGGTAAATAAAGGAGAGAAAATTTTATGACTATAAGTGTGCCAATTGAAATTATTAAAAACAATAAAACTCAAGAATTTGTTGAGTTGCAATTAGTACATGAACGTTTAGACAATGAATTGAAAAGATGCGCTATTAAGCTGGAAGAATTATATATCGAACTTAAAAGGATAATAAGTCCAACTGATCGTTACGGTCATTCATATACTTACAATTATGAGTACTTTAAAAAACGTCAAGCGTGGAGAGAGGCGTTGGTTATGCAAGATGCGATTAATGAAGTGGTGAACGTCGAAGGAGAAATTCAAGAAGTAAACGCAGCATACATAGAAGTTAGGGAGAAACTTAGAGTTATTTATAGAAAATGTGGTATGACAGATGTGGTTATTTAAAGTCTAATAAAATGCGTGTTTTATGTACTTTTTGGTCTTGAAAAAAGAAGTGAATATAAGAAAATCAAAGAATGAAGGAGATGGAAATGAATATAGATTGTGAGTATTGCAGCGGCAAACCTTTGGTAAATAGAAAGCCCCTAATGAGCAATGGTAAAGGCGATTATACGGTATTTATCAATAGTTGCAATCATTTAGAAGATAGTGAAATCGGAAACTGGAATGCTAAGTTCTCGTTGTTCGGAATTAAGATAAATTACTGTCCTGTGTGCGGAAGAGCATTCTAACAATTGTAAAATACATATTTTAGGAGGGGTATTAAGTGGAACTCTTTAAACAGGAGTGGGTTACTGTTAAGCCCATTAAAGCTTTAGGGGTCAAATACTTAAATAAAGTTCCATATAAAAAGGCAATAAAAATGGTGGACGAAGGATCTGCTGTGATTGCCAATCCGTATACAATTTATAAACTGTTCGATAGAAGAAGTTTACGAAGATACGTAAGGAAGATTGACAAAAATACTTGCGTTTACTGTGGCAATAAAGGTGAAAGCACAGATTATATAGTGCCTCCTTCTGATGGTGGGATAAGAAGCCCGAAAAATATGTGTTGCGTCTGTATGAGTTGCAAAAAGTCCACCACTTAGTTTCAATTGTAGTAAATCTAGATTAGAATAGTATGAACTACAACAAGAAATGAGTGAGAGCGTATGGTTGAGAACGTAACTAGAGATATAATTACCACTTATCAAGAAGTTCTGAATGGGAAAATAAAGAGATTTCCTGATGGTACTTGGAGTGATGATAAGACAGGGGTTTACTTTTATAAAAGATGCTTAAGATTTGCAGTTGAATGCATATATGGTTGGGATAAAGAAATGACATTAGAAAAAATAACGGCAAAATGGTTTGGTAAGGTTAAGTTAGCAACAGGATTTGGGAAGTACTTTGAGAGAAGTCCATATCTTGCTTTAAAAGAAACATTTCCTGAGTGGAACTTTCATCCTTGGGAAATGAAAACATCTCCAAATGGATGTTGGGATAATGAAACAATTAAAAAAGCGGTCAGATGGGTATTCAACGATAAGTTAAAATGGGGAAGATCTGAAATCACAAATAACATTAGCAAGGATTTTAATGAATATGGGTTCAAAAAAATGTACGCCGCATTTCATCAAGGTGCGTATGGAGAATTAATAGATAGAGATTCTTCGGGTTTATATGAATTACTTAGTTATTGCTTCGAGGAATATGATTTCAAGATTTGGGAGTTTAAAAAATTACCTACATGGACTGAATCAGATATGAAAGAGAGTTTCAAATGGCTGATTGAAGAACGTCTAAATTGGGATTATGAACAAACATTAGATAACCTCAAATATACACATTTTAGAGAGTCAGGTTTAGGGAACATTTTAGCAAATTATTTCAACAGTAGCCCATATAAAGCAATGAGATTTACTTATCCAGATAAAGACTGGTCAAAATTAAGGCATCGTGCTGAACTTGAATAGTACTATGTGTTGCTTATTAAATGATAAAGTGAACATTTGACAAGGGGAGAAGCGGTTATGTTTAAAACGGTGTGTAAAAACTGCCAAACAGAACTTGGTTTTATGAATATTAGACGACTTGAAGATTTAGATTTCGAGAAGATAGGTATTTTCTGCACAGATTGTTTTTCGAAAGTAGAAGCAGAAATTAAGTCATTACGATTTGTTGAAAAATATAAGGGTACGTCAATCTATATGAAGAACGGTAAATTTGGGTTATGGGGTGCAAATTACTATTTTAAATCATTAGAGGATGCAAGAGCAAGAATCGACAATCGACACATTGCCTATGTAGACACTAATGCATTAGGGTTTATGTTTGAACAGATGAAATAAGCAGAACAAGGAGAAACGTAAGAAAAGTGGGGAAGACACTGTACACACTGAATCCACAGTATGATTTTGAGATGGATATGATTTCTGGATTCAATGGATAGGAGTAGAAAAATGAAATATAAGATATGGGACATGTTTAGAAATCGTTTTTTAACTGAAGATGAAAGTTATTGTTTTGGTATTGGATCGGATGGTAAGTTGTACGAATTTGATTTTGGGGCGTGTGGTGAAAGTGCTTGGCTGAACAGAAAGCCATGTCCTGAGTATTACGAAATTCACTTTGAAGAATGATAAAATTGGGCTTTTACGATGGTTGTTATAAGGAGGCTGAATATGAAGGTTGTCTATTCAAAATGGCATAATAACTATGACGAATTAGTACTCGGAGAAGAATATGACGCTCAATATTACAAAAAAGGTTGGTTGTTAATTGGTACGGTTTTGTATAGAGAGGATTGTTTTAAGATGGCAAATAAGTAGAATCGAGCAACTAGTAATGTTGAGATTATGACTGTGTGAAGATATAAGGAAAGACGTGATAGAGTTGATGTTTGCATGATTTTCTATTTAGAAAAATAATTCGATTTAATGTTATTGTATATTTCTTTTAGGATTACATTTGTTTCCTTGACTTTTAAAAGAAAAACCCATGCCAATAACACTGTAAATGTGCCAGTAAAAAGAATAGTCGGGAATTCACCTTTGACGAGTATTATGATTGCAAACAGTATATTTGCTACAGTTAGCGAGATTAACAAGCAAGTCATAATTACAAACAGCTTTTTAATATCCAAACAACACACCTCCGATTAATTTTATATTTTATTATACCATGTAGTTAGGGTAAAAGCATCGTTTTACCAAGATAGGAGAATACATAATGGCAAAACAGAAAGCAAATGTTCAGTATCAGTTTCCACCCAAGACAGACAATGTATTTCGAATTTACCTTAAAACAAATCACATGAATAATCTAATTGTTGTTCGGTTTGAGTTGCCCACTGGAGAGGAGTTTACGAGAAACTACGGAAATATCCCTTCAAATGCTCTCTTGGTTGAATACAAGGGAAATGAATTTGAATTATACATAGATGGCGAATATGTTGGACAAAGAGTTCTTATTGAGGCAGATGTGAATATGTTTAGATACGATACTATTGAATAGTTATTTAGTTAGTTGTACACTATAAGAACAAACGTTCTAGGAGTGTGTGTACAGCATGAGCAATTATATAACATCTAATGAAGACACTCAGCTTGTAATTGATTTTATACAGCTACCTTATGTGTTGGATGTGCTGGAGCTTAACATAAACAAGATCAAGAAGTATGACCTAAAAATGAAGGAATTGTTTATTTTATATCTAGAGAGCTTGCAAAGTAGAGTGTTGACGGATTTGAAAGTTGTCCGTCAAAAAATGAGGCAGCGTGGAATAAAGGTGTTTGATGGGGTTAGGTCAGACAAAGATTTGGTGACTGAGTATCTATGTCGTGGATATACTCACACTATGCGATTTCTTTGGTCTAAAATCAGGAATGATGTTGAAGTAAGGATAGCAGCCTACATGGATGTTGACTTGAGTAAATTGGTCAGGCTGGATTGATTCAGCTTGACTTAAATAAACAAATATAATAATATTATATGTATAAGTTATAGGGAAATACATAGGAAAATGTTGTATAATATTGTTATGATAAGCATCGAGGAAGGTATGATAGCTAGGGTAAAAAGATAATTTTATAAGGGGATGTGGCATGTATGGCTAAGAAATCTGATTTTGAAAAGGGATATCTAGAAGGCCAACTGGACTCAGCAGAGAGTGAGCTGTATATGCTTTGTAGAATAAAAGAACAATTGGGAAAAGAACTACATGAAGACGATGCTATTATAGTGCGAATTAGAGAAACAGAAGACTTTTTACGAAAGAATGGTAGAGATGTTGATGCCTTAGATTATGATATTGTTTATGATGAGGATTGATATCTACAAATGAAATATGACTTTTACAAGAGAGGATGAGTGCAATAAGTGATCTATATTACAGGAGACATTCATGGAACAGTAAGTGTAAACAAGCGTCTCAACACGAGGAACTTCCCACAACAAAAACAATTGACTAAAAAAGATTATGTTATCATCGTGGGAGACTTTGGCCTAATTTGGGACGGTAGTAAGGAAGATCAGTATTGGCTTAAATGGTTAGACAAAACAAAGTCATTCACAACACTATTTATCGACGGGAACCATGAGAACCATGACATGCTAGATGAGTATCCAGTTGAAGTTTGGAATGGTGGGAAAGTACATAAGATTAACGACAGTATTATTCATTTAATGCGTGGACAGGTATTCAATATTGAGGGTAAGAAGTTCTTTACGTTTGGTGGAGCTGCGTCACATGACAAAGAATATCGCAAGGAAGGTAAATCATGGTGGAGTCGTGAGATGCCTTCACAGGAGGAATATAAAGAAGGACTAAAAAATTTAGAGAAAAAAGATTGGAAAGTGGACTACATATTAACACATACTTGTTCTACTACAGCATTAGAGTACATTACGCAGCGTTGTAGCATTCACATGGAAATGGATGAAATGCATCCTTACTTTTTTGGCATTGAGCAGAAGACAGATTATAAACAATGGTACTTTGGTCATTTTCACCATGATTTTGAGCTACCCAAGGATCAGAGGTTGTTGTATACGGATATGATCGAATTAGGATAACCGGGTAATTCAAGGAGGATATTGATTATGAAGATACTTAATGGCATGACAATTCGTACCGATGATGGTTCTGAAGGTATTGTTAGAGGCCATGGATGGAAGAATAGAAAGCAAACAATAGGCTATGAAACATTAGATAAACCTTCTAATCCGCGCTTATGCTACAGATATCAAGTAACTGAGTTTCAGTCAAAGAATGGAGACTGGATTCCTTATAGAGAAATACGAGAAAAACATCTGAGTATTTCACAGAATCGCTAAATCGTACATTTTACGAAAAGAAAGAGGTTGGCTAGATGAAATATAAAAAGGCAACAAAGAGTTTTATTAAAACACGGTATTACTATGAAGTGGTAATAAATCTCCATGTCAAAAACAACGGTGATGAAGAAGATATTATCCGTGAGCTAATCATAACTTCAGAAGAAAAAATGACAATTGATGATTTACTACAAGAAGCAGCTAATTCTATTAACGATATGGTTGATAATAAAAGGGATTTCTATCAGTATAATTTAGTACAAATTACTGGATTGACTGTAGTAGGAGCATATGACCGGAATTTATAATACGATCAAATTTTCCTTTTACAGAAATGAGGTGTAGTCTTGACCACAACTTTGTCCGTGAAGGTAGAGAAAGATGGAAGCATTGAATTGCTGGATTTATTTGATTCACTTTCACTAGAGCTGATAAGCAGAGTCCCCGGCCTTTTGAAAGCAAACCCACTATTTGACGACAAGAGAAAGGATGCATTATTGATCAAGGAAATAAACGAACTAATTTATAACAAGAAACTAGACGAACAATTCTCGCTGGCAAAAAACAGTTCCTTGGAATTTAAAATGATGCTTGCTGATGTAATTGAAAAGTTGATTCGTTATGAGAACAGATGAAATCTTTCCTTTATTAAGAAATGAGGATAGCAAATGAAATTAAAACAATCAGAAATCAACAAACTGGCTAGAAGAATCGCAAAAGCAAATTCTGCACTATATGATGCCATCATATTGGTTGAAGAGGTAGCATTTGATGATACTATCGGCAAGATTATTAAAGACCATGATGGTGAATATGATGAAATCTTAAGTAGGATTGTTGAAGCGTATAAAAAACTAAATAAGCAAGACGACAGTTTTATAGATGCTGGAAATCATGGTCGTGGACTTCAGGATTTTGATATTCTTACGGGGAAAATAGTTGATTTTTTGGATGAAGATGAAGAATAATTGAGTAAAAGTTTACTTTGATAAAGAGGAGACTTCTTTATGTTCGAGCTGACTAAAGAGAATATACCTATTTTGACATTGATAGTTTCGTTTGTCGGTCTTTTGTTAACAACTTATACGGCAACAATTAATGTTACAAGACAAAAGAAAGCGAACCTAGAGATTGAGAGAATTCGCATAAAAAGAGAAATGAAAATTGCAGCATATGATCGTATTTCCTCTTCTATTTTTAAGTTAATGCATTTCATACAACTGATTTTATCAAGCTCTTTAGATAAGAAAGAAGTTAAAGATGCAGAAAAAGAATTCAGTAATCTTAAAGAAGTGTTTAGGAGTAGGGCGTATATATTTAAACAAACCTTTGCTTTTGAAGAGTCGGTCAGGAGTATGGAATCACTTTTTCAACTCTTAGAACCACATTACCATCAAAGAGTACAAGTTATTTTTATGAAAGAGGATGTTAAAGATATTATTTTACCAGCTTATGATAATTTACGTTACTTAGAGTCTGATCTTCATCGTGATGTATTTGAAGAAATAAACTCCAATTCGCAAAGTGTGTTTATCAAAATGATTAAAAAAGTCCTGAAAAGATGAATCAATCATGATCAACAAAAACGAGCAAGGTAGGATTCGAGAATTTTTCAGATCTGATTGCATTATAAGAACATGACAACAAGGAGACTACATCAATGAGCGAACAAGAGTATAAGATTAAACTGCTTACCAGTAATCAATACAGTGAATTTTATTTTTATGCCTCTATCGATGAGCTAGTAGAGTATTTAAATGAAACGTTGGCAATAACTCCAGAACAGTTTTTAGAGTGTTGCACTATGGGGCAGTCACGACAGTTTTTTGAATGGATTAAAGCGAAATCTAATCAAAGAATTCAGAATGAACAAAAGGAAACAAATGAAGAACCAACAGAAGGAAAAGAACAAGAATAGTAAAAGGTTGATTCTACTATGAGAAGGAGGTGATAATTTGAGTCTATATGAAAATCTATCGGAACTTTACCATCAATTAGGTTGGAAGTACGAGGAACTACATGTCGCAGTAGAAGATGATAATAAAAAAGAAATATTGCGACTTAATGATGAAATTAATTCACTAATGCAACAAAGCGAAGAATTATATATTGAAAAAATACATACTAAATTGCCGTAAGAATGTAGATTGGATATGAAGAAGAGATTTACTCGCTAGACATAAATACTTTGATAAAAGTTCAATTTTACCAAAATACATAGCGGAGGAAAATAAATGGCGTACGAAGTAACTAAGGGAGCTAGATACAAACATTATAAAGGAAATTACTACACAATTGTCAGTATGGCTACACATACAGAAACAATGGATGGTTTGGTGATTTACAAAGATAAAAATAATAACATTTGGGCTAGACCAGTAGAAATGTTTTTTGGATATACAGATGATGGTGTGAAGAGATTTGTTTTAATTGATGAAGAGGAGGAAGCCAATGAGGATATTGACTAATTATGAAGATTTAACTGGTAAAACAATTTCTTTTGTTCATGCAGCGCAATTTGCTGAGGCAATCACCATTGCAACAACTGATAATGAGGTGATCATTATGAACAGAGAGATTGATGAAGACGAGGGAGAAGGTAATATTAGAGTCTTTCCAGAGTTTAGAGCACTTGAATACATAAAAAAAGAAGATAATAGATATGTGCGTAATAGTCTTGCTAAACATGCTGGATTTGACATTGATGAATATAACAAACTGAAGAAAGAAGAGTCATTGAAGAGACAAAATGAGTGGAACCTAGAACGCGAAAAGAGAGAAAGAGAAGAGTTTAATCGTTTGAGTAGAAAATACAATGTGTATAGTTACAAGTATTATAAGGAAGGTCAATGGTGTCCTCTTAATGGAAGTGAGAAAATCCATGAAACCCATGAGGTGGTTAAGACATTAAAAATAAATCAGTTGGCTTATGTTGTTAACCATGTTGGGTACAAAGCGCACATATCATTTAACTCAGAAAATGAACTGATTTGGATGTTGCCTGAAGTAGGCTATGAATCGGAATTTTATATTGATCCTAGTGACAACGAACTTAATAATGAATTGCTTTGGATTATTAAGTAAAATCTTCATTTTACCGATATACATAACTTACCGCAGAAAATGTATATACTCATTTGATATACTGTTAAATGGGTGATGAATATGTTTGTATCTCCAATGCTTCTACAAAAGGCAGATAACAATGAACCATTCAACAGTAATTTGCATTTAACAGAGTTGAAACTTGACGGGATAAGGCTTCTTGTAGATACGCAAGATGGAGCAAGACTGCATACGCGACATGACAATGAAGTAACTGGTAAGTTTCCCGAACTTATTGATAACATTCCAATTGAAAGTGGAACAACTCTAGATGGGGAACTAATTGTTACTGATTCAGAAGGAAAACCAAATTTCGAATCAGTTATGGAAAGGTTTAAATCAAGAAAAAGTAAACACAAAGTAACTTTTTGTGCATTCGACATCATTAATTATAATGGGAAAAGTGTTACCCATTTACCGCTAATTGAACGTAAAAAGGTACTGGAGTCAGCATTTAAAGATAATGACTATTACACAAAGACAAAATTCATCTTGGGTCATGGAGTTGAGTATTTTAATCTAACGAAACAGCAAAAGCTTGAGGGGATCATTCAGAAAGATATCCGTTCGAAATATGAGATTAATAAAAGATCAGACAAATGGCTTAAAGTAATTGCCTATGATTTTGGAGAGTACTACATCGCTGGTTATAAAAAAGATGAATTTGGTTGGCTGCTATCTGATGGCGAACGAATAGTAGGTGTCTTAAGTTTGGCAGTAGGATCAAACGAGAGGAAAGCAGGTTACAAGGTATTCCAGCAGCTTAAAGTAAAGGAAACAGAAAGTACAGTCTACATTAAAGAAGTTATTAAGTGTGTGGTTAAACATAGAGGATTCACCAAAAATAATCTGTTAAGGTTGCCTGAGTTTGAATGTTTTAAATTCTGAAGGGGGCGATTAAACTGGCAAGACCAGTTAAATGTCCGATTTGTAGTAAATTTGGACTTAGAGAAGATATGATTTTAGAAAACAAAAGGTATTACCATAAAGAATACTGTTATGAGAGGTTTAAGAAAGAGCAAGAGGCAACAAGAATTGAAAATGAGCAATGGGATGATTTATACCAATATGTAATAAAGCTACATGATATTGTGGTACTCCCAAAGGGTAATATCACACGTTTAAAAGACCTTCGTGCGGGATTTGATACGAGGGGAAATAAGAGAGAAAGAAAGTGGAGATCGGGGCCAGATTACGGGTTAATCCTAGATGCGTATAAGTTGGCTGAGGGTAGTGTTAAATGGTGCATCACTAACAAATTAAAAGGGGAAAATGACACAAGAGCAATTAATTACGGAATCAGCATAATGATTAATAAGTTAAACGAAGCATTCGCAAAACGAAAATCAAAAATAAGACAGCAAGAATATATAGATATTAATAAAGACAATGATACATATGAGGTAGAAGAAATAGCTTATAAGCCGAAAATTCACCAAATAAATAACAGTATATCTGACTTTCTTTAGGAGTGATTGAGTGCCAGATTGGAAAGAAAAACTGAGCAAGGAAATAGTTGCAGCAGAGGGTTATTTAACAGGACTTTTTTGGAGAAATCCCGATAATTATAATTTCTATGCAGAAGAAAAGATCAATTATAAGTCGTTTATGAATCCTGTTTATGGATACTATTTTACACTGGGCAGAAAATTGAGTGAAAAAGGGATTAAAGTATTTGATGATATATCTGTTTCTCAAATTGTTAACGAAACTAATACCTCGAAAAATTATGATTTATTCGGTGGTTTTGAGACTATTAATGAACTAGCGTCTGAGGTAAGAAACAAAGAAGATAATCTTGATGCCTACTACAGAGAAATTAAAAAGTATAACTTGATAAGCAAATTGATTGAATATTTTGGTGAACGAGTAATCACAGATAATGGAAAATATAATTATAAGAAAATGAGCAAAGAACAATTACATACATATTGGAATGACAAAATACTTCAGCTTGGGATGGACGGCGATAATAAATATGATGAACATTTCTTATTAGAGGGGCTAGACGAAGAAATTTTAGATTGGGATGAAAACCCTACAGTAGGACTTCCATTTTATGAAAGTAAACGAATGACAAAGATTACAACAGGATGGGATCGTGGACATGTCTATATGTACGGTGGATTCGGAGGTAGCGGAAAAACAAGTTTAACGGTTAATAAAGTGTTGATGTCGTGTATACAGCACAAGGAAAAACTTTTGGTCATAGCTAACGAACAATCAATTTCTGAGTTCAAAAAGGCTCTGATTGTTACAGCTATGGGTGTAGGAACAAAAGAATATGTAGATAGACAAAAACTTAACGAAGGTAATTTTTCTCCAGAAGAAAAGGAAAAACTAAGAAAGGCAGTAGCGTGGGTAAAAAATCTTTGCGAAGGCGATGAAAAACTTATTACTTTTGTCTTCATGGAGAATTACATTATGGACGATGTTAAGAAGCTAATTAAGCATTATGCAGCAAGAGAAATCTATAGACTGATCATTGACACTGGCAAGCCTTCTGAGGGCGATGCAAGTATGGCTAGATGGGAAAGATTTGTGGAAGATATGAAGACAATATATAAGCTTGCTAGACCAAATGGTGGAGGATTGAACCTTGCAGTCTGGGTAAATGTTCAGTTAGCAGATACCGCATTAAAAATGAGATTTTTAAATGAATATGCATTAGGCGATGGAAAGAAAATTAAGAATGAAGCATCTGTATTGATTTTAGGTAGATTTATGTGGGATGACGAATACGAAGGCGGTAAACATGAACTACTCATAAATCAATGGGATGACTTTACTAACTCATACATAGAAAAACCAATGAAAAGAGAAAAAGGAATTCAGTATTATTTATTGTTTTATAGTAAAAATAGACGTGGCGCTGACAACAAGACTGGGCAAAAAGTGCTTGTGTTGAAGCCATATTTCGGTATTAACACATGGTATGAGGTAGGATTCACAACAGTGTATGACGACCATAACTATTAATCAGGGGGAGGTTTTGTGTCTGATAGTCTTAAGCAACTAAAAGAGAAAATATATGATGAAGGCACAATAGGACAATTATTAGATGAATTAGGCTGTACAGATGTGAGAATCAATTCAGGCCGAACTGGAGACGATTTGGTTACAGCAAGGTTGCCGGGGTCTAGTAATCCTCGTGGCGCACAAATTTACTTAAGTGAAAATCTCCATACTGAACTTGTAGGGGAAGGAATTAGCGGCGATATTTACAGTCTGGTGGGTTTCATTTTATATAATTGTATAAGTTTTGACGATGTGAGAAGTAATCTTTTTCAAATAAAAACATATATATGCAATGCTTTAGGATATGAACATACAGGAAATGACTTTACAAAAGAAAAACAAAAAACCGATTGGAATTGGTGGCTCAGAGATATACAAAAGAAGCGCCCAAAAGAATATGAAATTACAGAAAATATTGTTTTGTCACAGGATATTTTACGAGAATTTGTACCATATGGGTGGGAAGGTTGGTATCAGGAAGGGATTGATGTTTTAACTCAAAGAGATTTTGGTATTGGCTATCATATTCCAACTGATAGAGTATCTATACCCATTCACAATAGTAGGGGTGAACTTATTGGAGTCAAAGGTCGTTACGTTGGCTCCAATAAGGAAATAAAAGAAAATAAGAAGTATTCCTATATATACTCATGCAGTAAATCCATTGAAATTTTCAATATGCATCGCGCATTGCCATATATAAAAAAACAAAAAAAAGTATATGTGTTTGAAGGTGCTAAGAGTGTCATGACTATGTGGGCGTGGGGAATCAAGAATGCTGTGTCCATTGAAGGAGATAGATTGTCTCCAGTCCAATCTAAATTATTGAAGGAGTTAGGAATAGATATTGACCTAGTTTTTTCATGGGATAAAGGGAAGGACGAGGATTTTGTAAATAATCAACTAAGACAGATCAAGGGGAGACGGGTGTTTTATCTTTATGATAACACTGATCGATTTAAAGATAAGATGTCGCCAGTTGATAGAGGACGAGAAGTATTTGAAGATTTAGAAACGAACGATAAACACATTTATTCTATCTAAGTAAAATATAGTTTTTATCTAATTGGAGGCGTAAGAACCTCCTTTTTTATACTTCAAAATACTTTACTATATATAAATGAAAATAATGAAATAAAACTGTTGACTTATATTAAACAAATAAATATAATGAAAATATGAAACAGAGAGGGATGGTCACATGTCAAGTCATCAACTTGCCAGCTTAGAGCCGACAGAGGACTTAAGCATAGCAACTCATGTTTTTATCACTAAGAATTTATGTGGGGGATTAGATTTAACAGAGGGGGAGTTATATGTCTTAGGAAGGTGGGAATCTAGCATTAGCAGTATAGGTGAAGCTGAGTTGTTTATAGTAAATGATGCAGGGTTTGAATCGAGTTCGTTCATGATGTGCTCCAGAAAAGTATTCTATAGAATAAAATAACAATTCGATACATAGTAGAGGTTGATCGTAAAACCATTCATAGCTAACAACCTCTCAACTTGCTAATGTGACCATATAAAAGTTGGATTTTATCAAAAATAAAAGGAGTGAACAAATGACTAAAACAGCAAAGCAGGTTGTAGAAGTGGTAGAAAAAAAGAAGAATCTTAAATCATCAAGAGTTAATGTTTTTGGATTGACACATACATACGATGTGGAGCCGAGAATTGTCTATGTAGAAGCACCTTATTCTGTGGAAACGTTTGAAGTGATTTGTGCCTATATTCAATATGAGTGTGCAGAGATTGAGCAAAGTTTCTCTATGGATCAAGAAGATGTGATCAAAGTTTTGGAACAATTTTATGAGTGCAAGGCTATTAAAAAACAAATAAATGCTCATTATGGTGTTGATCTTTATGAAAACTGGGAGATATATTGCGGTCTAGCTGATCGAGTGCAAAGTGTTAAATTGTTAAAACGTAATGGATTGACTGAGCTACTCAATAAATTCGTTGAGGGTTTTTATCAAGCAAAACCAGAATGGAGACCAATTCAGGAGGAGGATAAATGATATTGAAACTGAGCATGGATTAGGCAAACTTCTTCAAGTGATTCTAGATTCAGTAAAAAGAATTGGAGATGGTGTATCTGAGATATGCAACAGTAAAAAAAGAGTTTCTGTCTTTATTCTTATATCAAGATGAGATAGAGGATGACTATGTTGAAGTTGATGAAGATTGTCTATGTACATTTGATGAAGGAACGAAAGTAGAAATTCTAAAGGAAGTTCCAATTGGCGAATATGCGGAAGACCAAAAAAGCTATGTGATTTTCAACCCACTCAACAAAGAGAGCATCACATTAGCAGCCAGTTTCTTAGATTTTGATGAGCTTGAGGGAAAATAAAAGTTCGAGCAATTTTAATAGATACATCCAAATTGGAAACTAAAAGAAGAGAAGACTATGAAAAAATGCGATTTTTTCACAATGAAGTAACGCATCAGGACATATTTATGGACACAGTTGTGGAAGTGATGAAAAAGATAGTTTTCACCAAGTTAATGCTTGTGCAACCCATTCTGCGAGCAAGGGATTTTTCTTCGATAAAGTAATCAACCATACAGATAAAATTTGAATTTTACATAGAACGGAGGAAGTGATCCTTTGTGGAGAAAAATGTTTAAATTCTTTGGAGCAAAAGTTATTTATACAGTTGATTATGATGGAGAGGTTAGAATTAGATTTGCTAATAAGCTCTCTTATGATAGATGGACCTGTTATGAGTTAGACAAGAAAGTAGTTTTATTTAAAGACGGTTCATCTTCAGGGAAATATATAAAAAATTGGGGTTACCTATAAAAGAAGAGTTTTACGGGAAGAGGAGGAGATAGATATATGATGATGGATGTTGTTGTAAAAATACCTCAAGAGACAATAAGCAAAGCAAAAGAAGATATTGATAGTTTTAACTGTCTGAGAAAAGAATATAATTTTCAACTGATTAACGGAAAGTGGGAAGTCAGAACAACCTGTGGACGTTATGGAAATGGCTATGGTGTTGGTTACTCATGCAAAGAAAATTGTAAACTTAGAATTACCGACTTGGATAAATGTACAGAATACACAGGGCAGCATGATTATAAATGTCTAATACAGCCTGAGTATTACTATAACTAAAAGGAGAATACATATGAACTTTAGACAAGCTAAAGAAGCAGTTATAGAGATGGAAAAAGCAATACACAACCTACAAATCATCAGTTGGGATGAGGTTTTTGAGGATATTCCAGAAAGTGAACAAATTGAAGATGATATTAGTAGTGACCTTGAAAAACTTCGAGATGGTATTGAAGATCTAAAGCAATTTTTTGAATAAAAATATACTTTTACGAAACGATGTGATGATTTTGTTCAACGCAGACGACTTTCAAACTGTATCAAAGTTTGAATGGGAGAAATTCTTATATTGGCTTGATGAAGTAAATGCGTCGTATCAATGGATTCCCGTAACTATGGGGGATAGAGTGAATATTAAAAACTCGATTAACGAACTTATTGCTTTTAAATATTTTCAATATGATGGTGACTATTACGCTATTAGAGCAGATGAATATAAGAATTGGTCTCAGGCAAACAGCAAATAAAAGGAGAATAATACATATGACTAAAATTGCAATTGTAAAACACAACGGAAGTCAAACACCATACGCATTTTATACTGACATTGATTTGAAAAAAGACGATTTAGTTGTTTGTGACACTCAAAATGGCTATGAAACAGGTAGAGTACTGAGAATTACGGATTCCAATCAAGGAGTTAAGCCTACAAGATGGATTGTGTCCAAGGTAGACACGAAGAGCCACTTAGAACGAGTAGAGAAAGAAAAACAGATTAGTTATCTAAAGCAACAAATTGATATGAGAAGAAACGAATTTACAGATGAATATATTAATGAGTTGATTTCTTTGAAGGACAAAGCGATGTATTCTCTGCTAAAAGAGCTTGATGAGCTAACAAACAAAAATAATACCAAGAACGAAATTGAACTAAAAGAATCATTTTATTTTAGAAATCAGAATGGATTCGAATATTATGCTACCAAAAAAGGAGATAAGTATTCTATTGTACACGTTGATACTTTAGATACCTATGAAGTTAATGTAGAGACAGTAAAAAAATTTATCTCTAAAGGGGAATGGAGAATAATTAAGTATTATAAAGTGGGTATCTTTTGAGGAGTGTGGAAGTAAAAACAAGATTTTATAAAAAGGAGTGATGGGTAACTATGAACAATGAAATGAGTATGACAATAGAAAGTATCTCAGTAATTGATAAGCAGATGAAAAAGATTGATAAAAAGATAAAAGAAGCCAGTAAAGGGTCAGTCGAATATGCCTTCTTGCTTAAAGAACAACTTAGATTGGCTCAAATGGAAATAAACATACTACGTCACAATATGAAGAATGGGTAAAACTACTATTTTATATAAGGGTGGATTATATGAATTTTAATCGTAATGACGAAGACGGACAAGAATTTTTTATAAATGAAATTCAGTCTATACTAATGGCTCATGGATATGAAACAGAATGGACAACTACTGAAACCAATGTTAATCATGGAGACTTTATTTTAGGTCTTAGATTTTTAAATATTATTAAGGATTAACGGTGTATGGGGAGGAATAACAAATGAAAGATAAACCATATAGATTTGTAATTCAAGATGCGAAAACAGAGAAGTATCTCTTACATGTAGATTCAGGCATTGATCATCCGTATGAAGATGTTGATACCGCTGAAGAGGCGACAGCATGGAGTTCATTAGAACACGTTGCCTATGTATTGTGGTGGTATGTGGATATGCACAGGGAATACCAAATTGTTAACTTGGATACGAATGAGGTCTTTATAAAGGATAAACAACGAGGAATCCCTCATGCGATGTCTGTATCAAAATAAGGAGGTGATTAGGATGGATGTTTTAGAAGAAATGCTTAATGGATATGGTATTTCAACAAAAAACAGTGAGGGTAATTGGCGTGAGTTTGGTTCGATTATGCTGGAATTACAATATGCTTGGAAGCGACTTAGTGATACCGAAAAGGCAGAGATGTTGAATTGCATGGCATTAAACTAACCTGAACTGGGGAGTGATTAGATATGGCTAATATCAAGATCATAAATAAACAGACAGGAAGGGAGAATAGGCATCTCACTTACAATTTTATGAAGGCAATTAACAATAATATTAAAATTACACTACCTGAAAAATTCAAAATAAGTATTCAATAAATAGGAGAAAGGAGTGATTCAACCATAGCTTGGAAGCAAAAGCAACCTAAAATTCCGTTTGAGTCTTACGACAATACATATAGTAAGTTGGCTAAAATTAATGGGATTGAAGATATTGATCAATTTCTCAATCCATTATCGAATGTCATATGCGATTCATATTTACTTAAAAATATTGATCCATTAGTAACCCGAATTATTTTGGCAATACACAACCATGAAACAATCACAATATCAGGAGATCCTGATTTTGACGGGGTAACATCGCTAGTAGAACTGTACAAGTACCTTAAAAATTTCACAGACGATGTACATTATGTATGCAATGAACGAAGCGAAGGTCACTCGATCAATAATTTAATTGATCAAATTCCTAAACGAACAAAGTTGTTTATTGCTGTAGATAGTTCAAGTAATGATACAGAATCGATGAAGGCATTGGTTGATAAAGGTATTGACTGCTTAATTATTGATCATCACACCATTACTAACGATAATCCCTATGCGATTATAGTGAATCCTCAGCAAGAAGGATGTAAATATCCAAATAAAAATGCTTGTGGTGGATTACTTGTGTTCAAAGTTTGCGAGGTAATTGATGATTACATGAATACACATTATGCACATCAATTATCTGACTTGCCGGGATTTTCATTGATGGCAGACATGATGTCAATGATGGAGTTAGAGAATAGATATTTTGCGAAACTATCCTTGAAGGGATTACGACATGCAGGATTAAAAGCGCTATTTTCAGCTATGAACTTTGACTTAAGCAACCTTTCTGCGACAGACTTTCTTTATGGTGTAAGCCCTGCTGTTACAGCAGCCACGAGAGCAGACAATATTCAATTAGCAATAGATTTCTTAATGTGTGATGAAGAATCACCAGAGATTAAAACGATAGTAAAAGAATTGATCAAGTTAAATGAAAACCGTAAAGTTGTTCAAGCTGAAGCATTAGTTAGATTGAAGCCTTTGGTTAACGTAAATGACAAAGTTGTTATTGTTATTGATCATACTCTTGGAAAAGGGATGAATGGACTAGTAGCGCAAGAACTGTGCAGAACATATAGTAGGCCAGCAATTGTACTTGGCAATGGAGACAGTGAAGATACATATGCAGGAAGCTTTCGAGGTTTAGAAGATTTTTCAATGTTAGATATGCTTGGTGATTGCAATAACGTTATTCATACAGGTGGACATGATGGAGCTGGTGGACTTCAATTGTTGAAAAAAGACATTGAAGTATTACGTCAAGAGCTTAACGGAAAGCTTCAGAATTTTGTTGCAGATAATTCATTATATTATGACCTTGAATTTGACATCAATCAGGTAAACGAAAATCTAATCAACTATCTTTCTGAATTCTATCGGATCACAGGCAATAAATTCAAACAGGGTAGATTTCTTATTAAAGGGTTGTTTGTATCAGATAAGAAGTTGATGGGCCAGTCCAACAACACCGTTAAAATTGACTGCGACAAGCTTCAGCTTATGAAGTTTAAGACTGACGTAAATTACTATAAAAGTGTTCCAGTCTTTAGTGAGATTGAAGCAATTGGAACATTAAATATAAATGTATGGAAAGTTTATAGACCAAAATTCAAAGTTACCAAAACGCTCCAACTATTTATAGAAGACTACAGAGAAAATAAGTAAAAAAATACATATATGAACGGAGAAATATACATATGAAATTTTACGGAATCGCAGTAAACACACAAAACAAAAGCGCGGTAATCAACAATCTACCAACTGACTATCTTGGAGCAGTGAAAGAAGCAAAACGTATCGCAATTAAACAAGGATTGAAGTATCAATTTGTTAAGCCTGCCGTGAATGGACAAAAAGAAGGGGCAACGCTCACGAAATTTGCAGCACAGCGCAAGAATCGTAAGTCTGTAAAACGGTGATTTTATGCGTATTAAAGTATCCGATCATGCGAGAACAAGATGTGAACAGAGTAATGTTGGAGTGGGTCGCCTCATTAAAGAGGTGGCTGCCATTCCTAATATTGTGGGAAAGATTAGCTGGAAGACTAAATTTGGAGTAATAGTTGTAGAGAGGGTTAATGAAGGATTGCTGCTTATCAAAACGTTTATTGCTCGATTTAAATATAGAGGTAAACAGTATCACAAAGGCTGTAGAACAATATAAGAGGAGCCTTATTTAGAAAACATATGTAAATGTAAATACAAGTTTGATTAAAAAGGAGAGTGTGAGTTGACTAGATTTTATCAAGAGGAAGTTGAAGATATTGACCGCCTATATGATGAGCAAATTCCTCTTCGGATCATAGCCGATACAGTTAACGAAGATTTTCATGATGGAAAAAATGCGCGAAACGCTAAATCGATCTCGTATGCAATACATAAATTCTATAACGATGGAGACGATTGGTTCGATAGATTGCCATTGAAATTTGGCTCCAGAGAAATCAATAATGGGGTGAGCAAGTGAGCACTAAAATACATAGAGTGTTTAAAATCAGAAATAAAAAAACCGGGCTTTTTTCACGAGGTGGAACCAGCACAATGAACCTTTGGAATAAAGAAGGTAAATCGTGGTCGAATATTGGTCATCTCAAAAACCACCTAAATCAATTCACAAATCGTTGGACTAATACTGATCCATATACCAATGCCGAAATTGTAGAGGTTGAAATTAACTATGATACGTGTATGAAGATGGATGTAAGTGTGTTATTTGATGAAATTAAAGCCAATAAAGCAAAGATTGAAGAGAAATATAGATTGCAGGCTCAAAAATGGAGAGAAGAGCAGGAAAGAAAGCAGCTAGAAGAACTAAAAATCAAGTATGAATCTTAATGAAATAGTGGTTTTACATAAAGAGGAGAAGAAGAGATAAATGATCAAGAACAGATATACGATCAAAAAAGATAATGATTACTATTATGTTTATATGGAAGGTATTCGTAAACGTGATGATTATAGAATTCCCATACCTATGAAAACAGAGCTTGAAGCGATTATTTTGGCAAACTGTCTTGAATCAGAATATCGTGCTGGATTCATTGAAGGAACAAGAAGTGAGAGTAATAAATAAAATAATGCTTTTACCCAAAAGATAAAACCAGAGAGGTTTTTTATATGACAGTAACTTATATGTTGCTTGGTTTGGTTATGCTTTTTTCAAATATTCACGGTTATAGAAGATGGCTTGAATCCAAAGAAATATCGCAACAAAAATTAAATGAATCAAGAAATAGATTAGATTTGCTTATCCCAAATCCTAACTGGTTATTTTTTATTCTTACTTTCGTAGTTGGGACAATTCCTCTGACATTCTATTTTTCATCAGCATTATATTTTTCAGCAAATGAATATCTATTGGCATATGGCATCTTACAATTCTTGCTTAAACTAATTAACGGAGTTCACTTAATAATATATACATATAATCGTAAAACCATAAGAAGGGTCTTACTTAATAAAATTCTTTATCCAATTGATACGATTTACATTACATATTTTTTGTATAGCATTTTCTTTAAGTAGTAATTGGAGTTTGTATGACATTATACTGGGCGATGCGGTCAACTAGGAGCGTTGGCTTATGCTGAGATGGAAAACACGACGATAGTGGGGATTGCACATGACTAGCAAGTGAAAAAATCTCGATTTGGGTGAGGTTAGTCAATATACATTAGAAAAGGAAGATCATAAGATGCCGTTAATTGGTGGGATTATTATCCTTACGATTCTGTTGTTTATATTGTGGCTTTTTCTTAATCCAATTTTCAATGCAGTTGGATCAAAGGTAAATAAAATCAAAAAACTATTTAAAAATCAGGAGGAAGAAAATGAATAACTTTAAAATCGGTGCGTTTGTTACAGGTGGTATTATTTTGTTTGGGGCTATTTTAACTCCTTTTTTTGTTACTACAATCGGTGCTGGTCATGCTGGTGTAGTCTATAACCGAAATGGTGGTTTAGAGCAACAAACATTGGGTCAAGGTTGGCATTTAGTTTCGCCATTTAAACGTGTAACTGAATATCCAATTGCAACTGAAACTGTTAAATATGAAGATGTGACTATTGGCACAAAAGATGGCAAGCCAATTAAAACTACTTTTCAATACAACTACCATATTGAACCGACTAAGCTGCCTGATATTTTCAATAAATTTAGAGGGGCTAATTCCGAAGTGATTGAAAATGGATTCTTAAAGTCTCGACTAACTGAAATGGCAAAAGAAGTAACTACTAAATATACGGTTCTTGAAATTCTAGGTGAGAAAAGCTCTGAAGTATCACTAGGAATTCAAGAGAAATTCGCAGAGGATGCTAAAGGAATTGGGTTTATTGTTGAGGCAGTTACCTTCACACCACCAGTACCAGATGAGCAGACACAAAAAGCAATTCAGGCTAAAGTAGATGCTCAACAAAAACTCGAACAAGAAAAAGTAGAGCTAGAAAAAGCTAAAGTTGTCGCTCAAAAACAACGTGAAGAAGCTAAAGGTAAAGCCGACTCAGTGCTGATTGAAGCTGAAGGACAGGCAAAAGCTAACCAAGTTATTCGCCAATCATTAACTAATGAACTGGTTCAATATGAAACAGTGAAAAAGTGGAACGGGACTTTGCCTCAAGTAAGTGGATCTAATACGCCAATTGTACAGTTACCCACAGCAAACACAAATAAATAGTTGTTAAAAGATATATTTTACATATAGAAAGGTAGATACATATGACAAAAACATTTGATGAGTTTATTCGTGAGAGAAAACAGTTAAACAATGAATTGGTACAAGACATGTATAAAAATTTTCTTGGTTTGGATTTGGATATTGATTCTCTATGGGAAACTGGAAAGTCGGTTGAGGAAAATGAAATTCAAGTTGGTGATATTCTATATTTTAAAATGAATGAAAAAGAGAAACGTGTTGGAATCGCAAATCCTAATTCAAAATTTGTTCATTTTACCAACCAAGGAATGAAGGAATCAACTTTAAATGATGATTATTGGGATGTTCGATTCATTGGTGCTCGCAGAGTAATTAATTAAATTGGGAGGACAGAGATGGCAGAACGAATTAAAGGGTACAATGAGAACAAAGATTATACCGGATTTGTCTGTAAATTAGCCAGGGACGAAGATGATACATATAAAAAGCTCGCCAGTCTGGGTGCGCCATTTCCTGATGGGTGGAAACTTCATCCTGAAGGTTTTGTTGTAAAAGAGGATCACAAAGAGCATATGCTAATTCAATTCTATGATGTTGATTCTGACAGCGAATTGACTGAAGAATTCTGGATCAATTTTGACGATGCAGTAGAATATTGGGCATGATAAGGTTGATAAATGTGAGATTTTATAAAGATAAGGAGAATGCAAGCATGAAGAAATACGCAGATTGGTATTATGTGCGAGAGGCGGAGAACCAAGGGTTGGTTGCTTCTATGGACAATATTATTGAAAGAAATCGGACAGACCTGAACAAAAAGCTTAGTGCCTACTTTATAAGCGAATTCCCCAATTATGATTCGGTTTTTAATGAGAGCGAAAGTGAAGATGTTTTGTATGCTATCAATGAATATATCCAAGAAAACAATATTGATAAACGTGAAATTGATTTTCCTATCACGGAAGGCAGCGATGTTCATTTATTCAAGATCACAGACAACCTCCATTTAAAAATCATTGTTGCTGATGAATATTATGGTAGCGGAGATTACAGCAAATACATTGCTATTGATCGCTTTATTATCAATGAAAATACTACAGAACAAGATGTAGATTTATTAATTGAGTTTATTAAAAAATACCTTAATTGTGTTCGATAAAAGGCGTATTTCAAAGGAATGTAGAAAGGATGAAGAAGATGGGGATTCATGGATTTCTTATTGAAGAGCGAGAAAGCGAAAGAAATTTAGTTGATGAAAATTTAAAAAGAATTGGAATGAGCAGGAATACCAAAACAGACTCTGAAATTTTGATTCTTTTGGTTAATGAGATTGAAAAACTACGAGACAACCGAAAGAGTTTATCAATTACATATGTAAAATTACTGTCCAGTTATTTTGAAATACTGGATGACCATATTCCTGATTGGAAAGTATTTTGTAAAAAAGAGATTGATCAGATAGTGAAGTTAATTGAACACTAGGAGGGTATATTGATTGAATCATGCTGAATATAAAAAAGTGGCTAAGATTGGCGAGGAAGTTTGGATTTGTGATTATCGATATAATGATGTCGACAACAAAGCAATTCGCCATATTCCACCTAAAAAAGTTGTAGTTGTCGGTAACGAAGACTTACCAAAAAATAAAAAAGTGTATTATTCTGATTTTCACTTTCGAGAAGACAAAGGTAATGGGAAATACTCAAGTACTGTCATTGCTCCATATGATAACACTGGCTACAGGGCATATACTGGCGTGTCACTAAATATTTTTTATGATGAGGAAGAATGTGTTAAACATTATTTAAGTCAATGCATGGACAATATGAAGCAATTTGAGGATGCAAAGGTAAATAAAAATACATATTATAGTCAAAAAATTGATGAAATTAATCAAGAGATTATGCAGTTAATTTAAAGAAAGCAGGGGAGATTATATGAACATTACTGACGTAATTAAAAATAAAATTGATGGATTGCAGGAATATGTGGATGAGATCAACAATGATATCGAAGATGACTTCAATCCTATGAACTGGTCAGGTGGCAATTTTGATGACTGTTATGATATGGGACTTAGCCATGGTAGGAAATTTGGTCGTATGATGGCGTATCGAGAGATTTTAGATTTGCTTGAACCAGAAAACCGTTGATACATAAAGGTTTTTAGATGTGTAAATGTACGTGAAAGTCAAATTTTAATAAGAAAGAGTGGATTTAATGAAATTAAAGAATCTCACATTGGATCAGTTGGAAGAGATGCAAAAAGAAATCGATAAAGAAATTGAACAAGTTAAAAGAGCAATGGAACTGGAAAAGTGCGGGCATTTTAAAGAGGAAATTGCCATTTGGGGCCCTTCTTTTGGGGAGGACGAGTTGGATGAGATTGTTGATCCACTAGAAAAAAACTTTCTTCGATGGTTTTTAAAAACAAAAGTAAATCACAATATTGACTTAGAGAAATATTTTATGATTTATAAAGTTGCTGATTCAAGCATAAAAGAAGACCACAGAGACATATCTGTGTATGGCTTCTTCGATGTTAATCCTATGGTGGCCTCAGCAGGAGTAAAATATCCTACAATTCAAATTGGTTTAAAAGGAAGAGAATATTTACTTCAAGAATACGTGAAATATAAGTTTGTGTAAAATGCACATTTAACTAAGGAGTGAAAAAATGACCGAATTTGAAATTCCGACATACTATGGAGTCACTATTTCTTTTTATGAAAAAGGTGGCAAATATTATATGCAATATAGTGAATGGTCTTCAGAAAGAACAGAGATAAGTAAAAAGTTTTACGACGCTGCGATAGAAGAATTCAATGTTGAAAAAGAATGGAAATAAGTATTTCAGTAATTATTATAAATCTACTATCAATCAGAAGCCGTTAAAATGTACCTTTTAAACAAAACGAGGATGGGAGATGTTCACTATAAACTATGGTCAACAAGTGTGGGGATCGATTGACATCAATACACCGATTTCCATCATAAGCAGCAACAACGAGTTTACATTTGCGATTGACGGAAAGACATATACACTAACAATTCCAGTCGGTACATACAAAACAGTCAGAGAACAACACAGTTCAGAGCTTGTTTCTATTTTGAACACTCTAGCTAATGATGTAAATGCCCCTGTAGTGTTTAAATTGGGTGGAATGCATTACGATCAAAAATATAATGTCGTTGTAATTGAACACAATGATAAGTCTACGGGTCATGTAATTGATGGTTTTGGCGGTACAGCTAAAGACTTAATCTTTGGTGAAACTAAATTCAACCTATCACCAAGAGATTGAAAATAAACAGTTGACTTAGATTATATAAACAAATATAATGATATTATAAATAAAAAATAAGGTGATTATCGCATAGATTACATTTACTACTGGTGTGCAACAGAAAACTACTCTTTATTATTCATACTAAGATGATAATTTCGCACTGAAAGCGAGGACTCAATTATGAGCCAAGAGACAAATAAGTTACTTGTAAATGTTGCACTGTTAAAAGAGTCATTGGAAAGATTGAATAGAAATCTGGATTTACAAACAGAAGCCAGAATGAGACTGGAGAAGGCTCAAAGAGACAAAATAGACTTTATTAATGAAAGATTGGGACATATCAACATACAGAAGTGGAAGAAAGCAAATGACCGTAAGTTTTGAATTAGCCGAACATCTGATTAACTGTTTTTTGGATGACGTTGGCACAGAAAGCGAAAGAAAGCTACACGAAGACAATTACATAAAGAAAAAACTTAAAAAACACTTAGGCGATAAAAATTTTGATAAGTACGATGCATTGAAAGAACATGTATGGAAAGATGCATGGAGAGAATTTGATAAAGTAGCAATAAATAAAAATACATAATGAAATGAATTATATAATTATTTAAATCATAGACAGGAAAGTGAGGAGGCAAGGAAACATGAATTATGGTATTAGAGATATCATTGAGCTGCATGTGTTTGATGAGGCAGGAAAATTTGTTTCAACTATCACTACTCTGAAAAAAGGGAGCATAAGTGTAGCAAATAGAACGATCAGGGTAAAAGACGCTCTTTTGAATGGCGACATGCTTAAGTTTCTTAATAAATCAGTAACCGATGTGTCAGATTATGATAAGTTCTTTAGTACAACGCAAAATTACGAAACAATTGTATTTAATCGTAAAGTTGTCAATTGTAAACTGATTGCTGAAGGGTTCTATAGAAAACAAGAAAACCAAGAAGATGTATTAGTACAATATGAAATACCACAATGCAGTATAGTAAGTAATTATGATTTCAATCACTCTACTGTTGGCAATGCAGATGATTTTGATTATGTCTTCGAAATTAAGGAATACAATGAAGAAGGCGATTTGTTCAAGCTTCATATTGAAAAGTAATACATAGCATTTCAGATAAAACAGTTCTTTTACGCAAATGCAAAGGAGGCAATATAAAATTGAAATTAACTATGAATGATCTTATTCAGAACTTTGAAGAAGCCAATGGAGCTGCATTTGTAGGAGTTAGAATCAAAATGGACGGTTTTGAGGACGAAGAAGTAATTATCAACGGGGAGAAAAACTTTGAACCAAGCTTGAATACTATAAAAACACTTACGATCAGAATTTAAATCATAAATTCGCCAAAGGCATTAGTATTTCTGGTTTTACCTATGGTTGTAGCTATAGCGACATTCAAAGTGATTTACTTTAAATTAATTGGTGGAGATGATAAATACGCAACAATATAATGATACCGAATTGCATAACATTGGAGAAGGAATTATTTCAGGCAAAAATGAAGACATAACGAAAGAGAACGCAAATCTCAACGGTGAATCATATAGTGGAAAAATGAACAGATTTGGTTCAGAATTTAGCAAACTATATGCCCGGAATGTTGTGTTGCATGAAAGACTGGCAAGGGCAATAGATGAAGGATATGTTTATGTACATGATTTAGATCACTATGCAATTGGGACACACAACTGTTTGTTTATCCCCTTTGATAAGTTACTCGCAAATGGATTTGAAGTTAGTGATAAAGGTTCTGTTAGATCACCAAATTCAATCATGACTGCAATGGCTCAAGCAGCTATTATTTTTCAATGCCAACAGAACAGTCAGTATGGAGGCTGTGGAGCTTCAAAGTTTGACTGGGATTTAGCACCATATGTAACTAAGTCTTTCAAAAAGCACTTTAAAAAAGGACAAAAGTACTTTAATGAGTTTTATTCAGAAGTTGAAGATGACCAACTATATATAGACAATGTAGAACTTAGCAAGGTGTTTCCGAAATCTTATACATATGCAACCGAAGAAACTAAAATTGAAACATATCAAGCATCTGAGAGTTTGATTCATAATCTTAATACAATGGCATCTCGCGCTGGAGGACAAGTGCCGTTTACCAGTGTAACCTTTGGTCTTTGCACATCGACTGAGGGAAGGTTGATCTCAGATTCATTATTAACAGCATCAATCAATGGATTAGGACACTCAGAAACAGCCATATTTCCTCAATTAATTTTTCAGTGTAAAAAAGGAATTAACCAATATGAATCTGATCCTAATTATGATTTATTCATGAAAGCACTTGAATGTTCAAGTAAACGTCTTTTCCCGAATTTCGTTAACGTAGATGCTGATTTCAATCTTCAATATTACGACCCAGATAAACCAGATACAGCAATCGCAACAATGGGTTGCAGAACCCGTGTAATATCAAACCGTTTTGGTGAACCTTCTCAGTCTGGTCGAGGGAATCTATCTTTTAACTCTGTTAACCTTACGAAACTTGGAATTGAGTATGGAATAGTTAATGGTCGTAAAGAAAGAGATATTGATGGATTTATGGTTAAGCTAGATGAAGTTCTTGATGTAGCTCTCGAAGGTTTAGTTCATCGTTACAATATTCAATGTGAGCAACCTGCGAAGGCAAGTGACTTTATGATGCAAAATGGTTCTTGGATTGGTGGTGAGAAGCTAAAGCCCAATGATAAAATTGGTGACTTGCTTCGTGTGGGCTCAATTAGTATTGGATTTGTAGGATTAGCTGAATGTCTTAAGTCGCTATTTGGAGTCCATCACGGTGAGAGTCCAAATGCATGGAAAGCAGGATATAGCATCATTTCTTACATCAAGAATTATTGTGATAAGAAATCTGATGAATATGATATGAATATCACATGCTTCGCTACTCCAGCAGAAAGCCTAGCAGGTAAGTTTGCAAAATTACTTCAAGATCAATATGGAAAAATTGAGGGTGTAACGGATAGGGACTATCTAACAAACTCTTTTCATGTGCCAGTCTATTATGAGATTAAAGCATACGAAAAAATTGAGCGCGAAGCTCCTTTCCACAAATTAACTAACGCAGGACACATTTCTTATGTTGAACTTGATGGAAACGCAAGGAACAACCTGCAAGCATTTAAGAGAATTGTTCAATATGCACTAAGTAAAAACATGGGTTATTTCAGCGTCAATCATCCTATAGACAAATGTTTATCTTGTAATTTTGATGGAGTGATAAATAAAGAATGTCCTATTTGTGGAGAGAGTGATGAAGAAAATATTTCACGGATTCGCAGGGTTACGGGATATTTAGTCGGTAACCTGAATCGTTTTAATTCTGCAAAGAGAGCAGAAGAAAAAGACCGAGTTAAGCATAAATAAGAAGGCATTATAATGGGCGGGCGGTAGGGCATAAGGAGGTTGAAATGCGAGAGCTTAAATGTTAATTGTATATGATTCGTTAACTGGTAATGTGCAGAGATTCGTTGATAAGTTACATATGAAAAACATCAAGATTGCTGATGGATTAGTTGTTGATGAACCTTTCGTTTTAATTACGTATACGACTGGATTTGGGGAAGTCCCGAAAAGAATTGAAGAGTTTGTTAGAAATAATGAATATTTTTTAAAAGGTGTTATATCTAGTGGCAACCGTAACTGGGGGCTTAAGTTTGGTAGAGCAGCCGATATCATATCGCATGAATATTGCATTCCTTTAATTCACAAATTTGAACTCTCAGGCAATCAACTAGACATCGAAATTATAAACGAAAGGATTAAAAATATTTGAAATACTTAGAATTGAACAACCTAATCATGAAGAAAAAAGACGGATTTTTTGACCTTGAAAAAGATTTAGAAGCGATCAAAGAGTTCAAAAAAGAAGTTATTAAAAATACAGTACATTTCAATAATAACGAAGAACGAATGAAGCATCTAATTGAGAATGACTATTACATAGATTTTTATGAGCATTATAGTAAGGAAGAAGTAAATAAGATACATGAGATTGCTTATAGTTACAAGTTTAAATTTGCCTCATATATGGCTATTCAAAAGTTTTATAACGATTATGCATTGAAGACAAACGATAAAAACAGTTATCTTGAGGACATCGAACAACACAATTGTGTGGTCGCAATGTATTTGGCACAAGGACAGTATGAAGTGGCAGTGAACATTCTAAAAGGGTTAATGGAGCAACGAATTCAACCCAGCACTCCTACGTATTTGAATGCTGGACGCAGCAGAAGAGGAGAAATGGTGTCTTGTTTCTTGCTTGAGATGGATGACTCTTTAAACTCCATTAACTATGTACTTAATACTTGTATGCAGCTCTCTAAGATTGGTGGAGGTGTGGCAGTAAACCTTTCTAAGTTGCGTGGACGAGGCGAACCAATTAAAGGCGTAGAAGGCGCAGCTAAAGGAATAAGTCCTGTTTTGAAGCTTATGGAAGATGCTTTTTCCTATGCTGATCAAATGGGCCAACGAAAAGGTTCAGGAGCTGGATACTATAATATCTTTGGATGGGATGTTCAAGAATTCTTAGACAGTAAAAAAATTAATGCAGATGAAAAATCTCGACTTAAAACCCTATCTATAGGTCTTATAGTTCCACAAAAATTTTATGAACTTGCCGAACAAGATAAACCCCTGTACGTATTTGCGCCATATTCAGTATACAAGACTTATGGAATTCACCTCGACGATATGAATATGAATGAGATGTATGAAGAACTGTTGAATAATCAATCCATTAAAAAGAAACGTCTAGATGCAAGAGACATGATCACTAAAATTGCTGTATCGCAGCTTGAATCTGGCTATCCATACATTGTTAATAGAGATAATGCTAACAGTACACATGCTTTAAAAGGAATTGGAAATATAAAGATGTCAAATCTATGCACTGAAATTTTTCAGCTACAAGAAACTTCAGAAATCAATGATTATGGGCAAGTCGACATTATCCGTAAGGACATTAGCTGTAATTTGGCTTCGTTGAACATTGTGAACGTGATGGAGTCTAAAAACATCAAGGAATCTGTATACACAGGAATTTATGCAATCGACTCTGTGTCACGATTGACTAGTATCGGCAATGCTCCCGGTGTGAAATTGGCTAATGATGAGCTGCATTCAGTTGGGCTTGGAGCAATGAATCTACACGGGTTTCTTGCCAAAAACCGTATTGCTTATGAGAGTAGTGAAGCAATCGAATTCGTAAGAGCATTTTTTGCAGCTATGAATTTTCACTCCCTTGAGGCAAGTATGGAACTTTCTAAGAAGCATGGATCATTTAAAGGGTTTGAGTTTTCTGAATATGCTAATGGTAATTACTTTGTACAATACGAAAAAGAAGATTTTAATCCAGCAAGTGAAAAAATCAGTAAGCTATTTGAAGGAATTAATCTCCCAACTAAAAAAGATTGGACGAAATTGAAAGCGCAAGTTGCTGAATTTGGTCTGGCTAATGCGTACAGACTCACAATTGCTCCAACACAATCCATTAGTTACGTACAAAATTCTACTTCAAGTGTCATGCCAATAGTTGAACCAATTGAAACTAGAACTTATGCTAATTCAACAACATATTATCCTATGCCGTTTTTGGCACGAGACAACTTCTTCTTCTACAAGTCTGCATACAATATGGATATGTTTAAAATGATTGATTTAATTTCAGAAATTCAGAGACATATCGATCAAGGAGTGTCAACAATATTGTATGTAAATAGTGATGTGTCCACCAAAGAGTTGGGAAGATACTATGTATATGCTAATAGAAAAGGTCTTAAATCTTTGTATTATACACGTACTAAAAAATTATCTGTAGAAGAATGTACAAGTTGTGCTATTTAAACGAACAGGAGAGTAACTAGATGACATTAAAAGCTGTAAATTGGAACAGAGAAGACGATGGGTTTACTCAGACATTTTGGAAACAGAATATTGAACAATTTTGGACGGATGATGAAATCCCACTGTCCGATGATAAAATGAGTTGGGTCGACTTAATGCCGACTGAACAAGATGTGTATAAAAGGGTGTTGGGCGGTTTGACGTTGCTCGATACTCTTCAGGGAGGGGTAGGAATGCCCCAAATTTTAGAGAGAGTCGAAGGCCTTCAGCGAAAAGCAGTATTTGGTTTTATGGGTATGATGGAGCAAATTCATGCTAAATCGTACAGCAGCATCTTTACAACATTGGCTACTACCGAAGAAATAGATGAAATTTTTGAATGGGTGGAACAAAATAAACATCTTCAACAAAAGGCTAAAACAATACAGCAATATTACATTAATATTAGAACCAAAAGAGATTTTTACATGGCTATGGCTGCTTCTGTTCTTTTAGAAAGCTATTTGTTTTATAGCGGATTCTTTTATCCTCTGTATTTAGCTGGACAAGGCAAGTTAACAGCAAGTGGAGAGATTATTGATCTTATTTTAAGGGACGAAGCTATACACGGTTTATATACAGGTTTAATTGCTCAAGAAGTGTACGAATCCATGAATAAACGTGAAAAGGATAGAGTAAGGGAAGAAGTACTAGATCTCGTGGTAGAGCTGTATAAAAACGAAGCAGAATATACCGACGAACTGTATACCGTCATTGGCCTTGAAGAAGAAGTTAAGAAGTATGTACGTTATAATGCAAATCGTGCCTTGCAGAATCTAGGCTTCGATAACCACTTTCCCGTAGAAGATATCAATCCAATTGTTCAGAATGGAATTAGTACAAACACCAAGCAACATGACTTCTTTTCGAAAAAAGGGAATGGCTATGTCAGAACAACAAATATTGAAAGAATGACAGACGAAGATTTTAAGTTTGATTTTAATAAGTAGAACTAAAAAAGTGATATAAGGGAGCCAAAATACATATGACAGTTCAAAATAACAAGCAAGTAAAACAACCATTTTATGCAATCAACGACCAAGTTTATATCAAGCCACTCAAGGTAAAAGGCGTTGTTAAAGGACATCTAGATGGCTTGACTGTAGTTACATATTTCATTAAAAATAAAAGACGTACAAATAAGTTTGATATTTCTTTGTTACGTCAATATAAAGAGAAGATTAAAAGCAATAATAAGTTGGCAACCCTTTACCCTAGAGAGTTTGTACTGAGCAAAAAGGAAGTAGAAAATTTTTCTGAAATTCTAAATCTAGACCTAACTTCCAAAAGAATGATTGGGAATCTGGAGATAACACCCACTAATAAGTTTAGAGTGGAATATCACGACTACAATCCATACTCCGACTTCTTCAAGGTGCGTAAATTCCAAAAGGTATTTAATTGCCCTGCTCCAGATGTGCCAACTGTACTGTCAGATAAATTGGCAATCAACCGCGCCTCTTTTATTCTTGAGGAGGTAATTGAACTTTTGTATACTACTGCTGGAAGCAAAGAGAGATTCGATAAGTTTTTTGCTGAATTAATCTTGAATGCCGAAGAAACATACAAAAAACAGCTCACTAAGCCTTTCCCTGAAGACCGTCTAATTGGGCAAATTGACGCTCTTACTGATATTAAGTATTTTGCTGAAGGTGGATTTGTTGAGACTTCTGTTGTTCCAGACAGAATTTTTGATTTAGTACATCAGGCAAATATGTCCAAAATTTTCCCTGATGGGGAACCACACTATGATAAAGTGGGTAAAGTAATCAAGCCTGAAGGATGGGAAGCTCCTGAACCTAAAATTGAAGAAGAAGTAAAACGACAAATTAAACTTGGTGCTAAACGATTCATTTAGTATAATCTTGGGCGGTGGTAAATCCACTGCCTTTAAAATTGATCAAAAGGAGAATTTAAATATGAACAAAATTGATGTGCTAGATAAAGGTTATGTACGATTAGTGGATGTAATGGGTTCGGATCTTACAGTGGCTAACGCTGCTCGTGTATCCTATGCAAAAGAGTCAAAAGAACTAACTGAAAAGGATATTAAGCTAATTAAATTTCTAGCGCGGGAAGATCATACCAGCCCTTTTAGACATGCATTTCTTCAGTTTGAAGTATATGCACCACTTATGGTAGCTCGACAATGGTGGAAATATATTGTTGGCTCTGACCATACGATGGACGCTTGGAATGAATCTAGTCGACGTTACATCACTGAAGAGCCAAACTTTCATGTACCAGCATTTAATGAGTGGCGTTCTAAACCTGAAAACTCGAAACAAGGCAGCGGAGATATTGTTAAATTTGAGCTTGGTGAAGAAGCTACATATCGACTCTTTAAAACTATTGAAGATGCAGAAAGTAATTATGAGTGGGCTATTGAGAAAGGAATTTGTGCAGAACAAGCAAGACTATTTCTCCCGGCCTATGGTATGTATGTACGTTGGTATTGGTCTACATCACTTCAAGGAGTTTGCCATTTCCTAAATCAGAGACTTGAACATGATGCTCAAAAGGAGATTCAACAATACGCAAAAGCAGTCATTGAATTGGCTAAAGAAAGGTTTCCTGTCAGCATTGATGAATTAAATAAATAAAAATAATGAAATAGATATATACAAACATAATCACATATGATATTATAAGTACAGGTTAAATAAAGCCTGTACTTTTTATTTAGGAGGTGGTTGAAATAAACATCCAACACAAAGGGAGTGATGATATACGTTTTCCCTCATTATAAACATAGCACCAACGATAATCTTATGTTTAATACTGAAATACGGTAAGTATTGGTTCAGAGAAGATTACGAGCAAATCAATACTAAAATAAACAGAGAATCAATATTTAATTCATTTTGTTTCGCCATTATGGGATTCTCTGCTCTAACCAAACTATCATCTTTGTTTATTATTCAGCAGCCATTAACACATCTTCAAACACCAATTATGTACATATACGCAATAATCTTTAGTCCTGTCATTGAAGAATTAATTTGTAGAAAGTATTTATTTGCGAAACTACACAAGAAATATAACTTTTGGGTCGCTTCAATTATAAGCTCTATACTATTTGCAATACCACACTGGAATCTAGTTGGTTTCATTGGATACGTTTTTATAGGGGTAGTTTGGAGCTACTATTACAATAAGACAAATAATATACTGGTTCCAATTTGCAGTCACCTATTGTTCAATTACTTTGTCATTTTATTTATGTCACTGAGAGGATGAAAGAACATGCAATTAAGTCATGAAGCACAAACTCTGTTGGATATCTGTTGGGTTGATGGTGACCCTAGATCAACAACATTTATTATTGGAGAAAAGACTAATTTTAAAGGCACAGAGTTTAAGCCTAACGAAGAAACCTATAATGAATTATTGGAATATCAATCCAGCTCTCCAAGGCCATATAAAATTGAGAAGTTTGGCAAGTTCGTTAATCTAACGGGAAGGAAGGTGAAATAATTTTGTTCAATTCGATTATACATAAATTATTTTGGAGTAGAGCATTTGATGAAGTTAGAGAAGGACATAGAAAGATGTGCTACGAATTGGGTGTAAAAGATGGCAGAGATCAAGTAAATAAAAATAATCAATTATATAAAGAATTCTCGAACAATACATATGTTGACGAATGGCATTTACAATAATAATACATAGGAGATGAATTGAAATGAAAGTAAGCAACAAAGTTATTGATAAGTACAAAGAACTTTGTCCACATAGTTATCTCAAGTGCGACTCCATTACAGATGTAGAATTTAAAATAAAGCGAGCAATCGTACTGGGATGTCAAATCAAACAAGATGACAATGGAGAAAAATTAACTCAATACTACTATAATTGTTTTGTGGTCAAAGATAATAATATTATTGATATGTTCAAGAATATGAATGAATACATAGAAGTTCGTGAGAAAGTTAAAAATGCATACAATAAACTTGAGGGGAAACTATTGGTTTGAATCTTCGTAAAAGCCGTCTTTTATCAAAATACATATTGCGGATAACAATGTTTTAATAACATTAAAGGAGAACAGTAAATGACCAGACCACCTTAAGAAATACTGATTACATATAAGAATTACAAAAAAAATAAAACTATATAGGGAGAAATTAATATGAAAATCAAAGAACTGAAAGTGTTATTGCAAGAGAACTTTAACAAACTGTCTCAAGAAACTACTAAATTGTTTGAAGTAGATTTGGACAAAGATTTATTCTGGAATCTATATCTGGATAGCTTTCCAGAAGGAACAAACGAAATTTTTAGAGAGCGTAGAGAATATGATTGCAGTTGTTGCCGACAATTCATTAAGAGCATTGGGAATGTAGTTTCTATTAAGAATAATGAAATCAAAACCATTTGGGATTTCGAAACAAATGATACAACTTTTCAGCCAGTCATTAATACACTATCAAATTATGTTAAGTCTCAAGCTGTTTCTGATGTATATGTAAGTAAATTCAAGAAGATTGGCACAGATAGAAACTTTGAAAACACAGGCCTCAAAGTTATTAAGTGGGATCACTTATATATGGAATTACCTGAGAAGTTTATTGAAAGAGGTCATAAATCAGAAGCAGAAATCAAAGGGGCATATCGAGATACAAGATATGTATTCAAACGTTCATTGGAGGAAATCACAGAAGAGAGCCTCATCACAGTCCTAGAACTCATTTCTCAAAATTCCTTATATAAAGGTGAAGAGTGGAAAGGCGTATTAACTGAATTTCTCAAACTCAAGAAAGCATATGGTAAGCTGCAAACTGAAAAAGAAAAAGACAACTATACATGGGAACAGTCTGTAAAAGTAGGTGCCGTAATTGGTCGTATTAGAAACCACAGTACTGGAACATTACTCATCAATATTAGTGAAGAAATGGATTTAGACACAGCAGTTAAGAAATACGAAGCAATTGTTGCTCCATCCAACTATAAACGTCCTAAAGCAATCTTCACTCAGAAGATGCTGGACGACGCTAAAAAAACAATTGAGAAATTGGGATATTTTGAATCCTTAAGTCGTAGACATGCCACGTTGGACGATATTACAGTTAACAACATTCTCTTCTCAAATAAAGACTCAGCTAAACGAATTCAAGGTGCTACCAATATTTTTGAAGAAATGTCTAAAGAAGTTGCCATTAATCCTAAAAGTTTCTCTAGGGTCGAAGAAGTTTCCATTGGATCTTTCGTTGAGAACATTTTACCTACTGCAAATGAACTTGATGTTTTTTTGGAAAATAGACATTCCAGTAGCATGGTTTCATTGATTGCACCAGTGAACAAGGATGCTAAAACGATGTTCAAGTGGAATAATGCTTTTAGTTGGGCCTATTCAGGAAATATTGCCGATAGTGCATTGAAAGAACGGGTAAAATCCGCTGGCGGTAATGTAGAAGGAGTGCTAAGATTTTCAATCCAATGGAATGATGGACAGCATGATCGGAATGACTTGGACGCTCACTGCTGTGAGCCTAATGGAAATTGGATTTATTATGGAGATAAAACCAATCGATTTACTACTGGAGAATTAGATGTTGATATTATCAACCCTGAACGAGGCGTTCCCGCTGTAGAGAATATCACATGGACTGATAGAGACAGAATGTTAGAAGGAACCTACAAGTTTTTGGTACATAATTACACGCACCGTGGAGGAAAGAATGGATTTAAGGCAGAGATTGAGTTTGATGGTCAAATTTACTCCTTTGAATACAATAAGGAGATGAGAAATGGTGAAAAGGTTGTAGTAGCAGAAGTTACTTTTAATAGAAACACTGGCTTTACTATCAAAGAAAAAATTCCCTTTAATGTATCGTCGAAAGAAGTGTGGGGTTTGAAAACCAATCAATTCGTTCCGGTGTCTGTCGTATGTTATTCTCCAAATTATTGGGATGAGCAGCAAGGAATTGGACATCGCCATTACATGTTTATGTTGAAAGATTGTATCAATACAGAACAGCCCAATGCTTTTTACAACGAGTTTCTTAATGAAGAACTGATGCAACATAAACGCGTATTGGAAGCACTCGGAAGCAAGATGGCTGTAAATACAGTTGATGATCAATTGTCAGGATTGGGATTCAGTTCAACTAAGCGCAATGATTTACTGGTTAGAGTAAAGGGTCAATCAGAAAGAGTTCTAAAAGTAAAATTCTAAAATAGTATAAATGAAAACTAAGGAGCGATTAATTATGACAAACGAACAAAAGTTTGAAGTTGCATTAAAAAACAAATTCAGATTCCCATACAAAGGTTTGGTGTCCACAGAAGATCTATTTGATTTGAAAGTAGAGGATTTAGACGCGATCTTTAAGACATTGAATTCTCAACTTAAACGAGTTAAAGAAGAAAGTCTTCTTGATACAAAAACAAAAGAAGATAAAGAACTTGAAGTAAAAATTGAAATTGTGAAATATATCGTGTCCGCTAAATTGGCAGAAAAAGAACTGCATCTTAAAGTACGTGAACAAAAAGAGCAAAAACAGAAGATTCTTGCAATTCTATCAACTAAACAAAATGAAGATTTACAGAACAAGTCAGTTGAAGAACTTAAAGCAATGCTCGATAAATTAGACAATTAATAGTTAATGAGCAACGGACGAAGTGAATACTCGGATAAATTTCTCCGTTGTTCTCCCTTAGAGGATAGTATGAATCTAAAATATACATAACATTGGAGGATGAAAATTAATGAGAAATGTGATTTTTGGAGTATCAAAAGAAACAGTCGGATCATATGTGGAACAGGTGTTAGAGAAGAATGATGATAGTTTAATGATTTTGGCTCCACCTTCAGGAACAATAGGCACTTATGCCCCATCTAAAAAAAGGAAAGAACAAAGGGTACTATCGAGTCAAACTTGAAGTTTGGATTCCTGAGGATGCAATTAAAGGAGAAGACGCATTAAATGACTTTGGTGCATCAGTATTAATGAGACTGCCCAAAGATAGAGTCGCAGACCATCTGAAGTAAACTACGCAAACAAATAAGGAGATGATTCAATGAAAAGTAGTGTGGATTGTGAACTGATTAGTGTTTCTCTTAGTAGCGAAAATTATTTTGGCAAAGATGATGAACTTAATGGAAGTGCAAAAATTAAAGTTGATATCTCGCTGGGGAAATTATTTGGAAAAACATTGGAGTGTTCAGAAACAGAATATATCAGTCTGTCAATGTTCTCTAAAGGAACTCAACAAAAAGCAATAGAATTGTTTGAACAAATTAAAATAGAAATTAAGAACGAGATAAAAATCTAATTTTATCAGGAGGATGGGCAGTAATGAAATTATTTAAAGTAGACAATAACTTCACTGGTTGCAGTTTGCAAAGTTATCTAGTGATTGCAGCAACTAAGAACGATGCGGTTGAAATGGCTGGATTGAAACTGAGGGACTATGCGTTAAATAATTGCTTTACTATTAACAAAAAGATGTACCAAAATGTTGGAATTACTATAAAGAATATATTTGAACATATCGATAAACCAAGTTACTCTTCTCACTTTAAAGCAAAATGCTTATCTGAAGACACTTCGCTTGAGCAGGCGATCAAATTTAGATGGGAGATATGAAAATGAATCAATACCTTGTATGTTTTAAGACAAAAACTGAGTGGGAAGTGGGGCTAGTAGTTAAGATCGATGTGTCAGTCAATAGACCGAATAATCCATCTGACGATGAGATCATCAACGATTACCTGAAGTTGAATTATGGCGAATCTATAGATTATGAAACTCTGCAATGTCATGTATTAAGCGATGTTATACATATTGATCAAGATTACTGCGTTGAAACCTGATCAAAGTCTAGTTTTATAAAGATTGGAACTAATAATGAAGTAGGTAGGAGGAGTAAAAGAATGAAACTCAAAGCAAAATGTCCAGAGTGTGGAGAAAAGAATTGGAATCGTGATTGGGATAAAGCGACAATGGAAGTGTTTAAAGGCGAAATAGGGAGCATTTCTGACCCCGAATATAGAGATTGTGCTGCCCATGTTTGCCCTTCGTGTAAGGCGGAAATTGTTGGCATTACGGATTAGTGAGTGCAACCTTCTAAAATACCTGTTTTATTTAGAAAGGAATATAAATATTGAATGAATTTGGATCTAAAATGAGAGATGAAGAATTCTTAGATATCTGGAGACGATTAAAAGAAAGATCATCGTGGTGGTACATAGATGGTGAATTAGTTCATTGTAATAGTTTGGAATTAGAACGCATGCAGAAGGTAATCGAAGAGAAAAAACATAAAAAATCGATGGGAACAATCAATGATGACATTGGAAAATAACCTTAAAGACATTTAGCTAATACATATTTCTGTAAAACACTTGTTTTATTTTATTTGATTGTCAGTTACCTGCTATAATAAATTGAATTATTTGGGAGGGACTAAAATGAGCCAAAAGCTTTTAGATGACTTAAGAAGTAAAATTAAAAGAGTTTTTAAAGAGATGTCAAAGCAACATCAGATTGACTGTGATTTAAAAGAGGAAACTTCTAGTGTGGGATATTTAATGTCGTACGACCCTAATACTAACACCATATTTTTTGATCCGACTTTTATTAGTAAAAACTTTTCAGCCGCTGGATTCAAAACTGATTTTCCAAATCTAAGCTTAAGAAACCTTGTTGCTATTTTACTTTCTCATGAACTTGGACACTACGAAGACTACAAAGTAAATCCTCATCTATTTAATGCAAATTCCTCAGAGGGGTTAAAAAGAGAGATTAACGCATGGGAAAAGGGGCGTAAATATTTATCCGATGAACTTGAAAAGGACTACTCAAAACTAAAAGATATTTCGTTAAAGCACTATCAAAGAGATGAGAAATTATAAAGGAGGAGAAAGAAAATCAAACAATTAGTAATCAGCGATATGCATGGGTGCTACGAAGAATTTAACAAATTACTAAAGAAAGCCAAATATGAACCTGAGCAGGATAAACTTATCCTGCTTGGCGATTATGTTGATCGAGGACAGAAAAGTAGACAGATGGTTGAGCAAGTAATACAACTTTGTAATGAATGGGGTGTGATTGCTCTTAAGGGGAACCACGACGATATGTTTGTGTCTGCAATAAACAATGATACAGAAGAATTAGATGCTCAATGGTTGAATAATGGTGGATTTCAAACGGTAGAAAGTTATTGTGGAATAAGTTTTTTCGAAGAAGGATTTGAGTGGAACCAATACATAAAAGCAAAAGAGTTTATTCGGGAACATTATCAACACCACATTGATTTCTTAGGTCAACTACCTTTATATTACGAAGATATGTCGCACATCTATGTTCATGCAGGTATCAATCCGTTTCATAAAGATTGGAAAAACACATCTGACTCAGAGTTTATTTGGATTAGAGAGCCTTTCTTTACTAATAAGACTGGACTAGATAAAACTGTTGTATTTGGTCATACTCCTTGCATTTATTTACATGATTCTGAGGATATTTGGTTCAGTCCAGATGAAGACAAAATAGGCATTGATGGAGCTTGTGCATACGGTCTACAGCTTAATGCACTTGAGATAAAAGAAGGTGGGACATATGGGGAATATTTTGTTCGCAGAGGAACCAAAAATGAATAAAAAAGAAAAATTAAAATTTACTATGAATCTAATGTTTCTGCTTGGCTGCGTTGGTTTGGGTGCTGCTATGTATGGAATGATTTACCCCAAGACAACAACCTTATGGTTTTGGTTTGGATTTTCAGGAGTTTGCTTTTTAGGCGCTATTGTAGATTATACAGACTACAGAAAAATAAAAAAGTAAAACTCATATTTTATAAGGGAAGAGGTGTTTAGATGAGTCTTCAGAAAGAAGTTCATTATTATGATCATGGTAATAAGAAATATAAAATCATTCATAAGAATAAAACAACATATTGGGAAAGAGCTGGAGCCATTGTTGAGTTTAACGTAAACATAAAAATGAAAGTTTTTTGGGTATTCTACAAAACAGTATTTAATAAGGATTACCTTTTTCCAAATTTATCTGACAATAGGGTCGAACTTGCCAAATCTGAGTATTTTTACGGAGGATGTAAAGATGAAAACAACACTCAATTTACTAACTGATAGCTACAACTCATATTCAACAGAAACAATTGATTTTGAATCTTACAGTGATTCTTCGGAAGTGAAAATAAGGTTGGGAGACAGAGTGGTTGGTCTTGATAAGCAAGAACTATTAAAGTCAATTGAAGCACTATGTAAGTAAAAGATGCATTTTACGAGGAGATGAAAGAAATGGCTTTTGACATTGAGAATTTTAAGAGTGAAACAAAGTTGAGAAACGACTTTATAGATGAGTTTAAGATGTGTGCATACAAAGATGAAGACGGACTCCCTAATGTTTACGTTGATAGAGTTTGGAGTACTATCGATAAATTGGATGAGAAATTGAAAGATAAAGTATTGTTTTGGTTTGTGACAGAGCATCTAACATTAATCAATAAACAAAAAGGCAACTCGTAAAATATGAAAAGGAGATATGACGATGAAGATTGAACGCGAAGAAGTTATTTATACATATGAAACAGAAGAAGATGGCATTAATCACCAAAAACTGATGGAGTCACAAGGGTGGAAGATTAGAGACGTTCACCCTTATATATTAAAAATAACTTATGTTAAATAATTTGGTTTGAATCGGAGGTATAAATTGATTCAAAAGTACATGGAGATCATGAATAACAAGAAAGATTCTAAACAAATAACAAATGAGCAATACGCAAAATACATAAGCAAGTTATGGCAATGGCAAATAAATAGTTCCACAGAATATTATCAAGCGGAGGATGATCATTTTTAATGATCGATAATACACATGAAATTCTTAAACCAAGATGATATTTTTGAGATTTTGAAGAAATCCCTAAAAAAACATTATTTCATATTTAAGAGTGAACCTGTAATAGAAATTGATGTAGATGTTATGGCGAGTAATTACAATTTTATTATCAGAAAATTAAATTTTAGTGGAAAGATTGTTTCATTTAAATTCAAAGGAGAAATATTCAAAAGAAAACTAACTTTAACAGAAATTAAGGGAATGTTGGAATCAGAGCTTGGTGGGAAAGTAGATGTGGCAGCATACATAAATGAGATCGATCAAATTGAAGAAAATATGAACAGCTACAATATGAATACAGTTTTAGTGGCTACTGTTATCAAAGAAGAACCTGAGTTAAATAAAGAATGTATTATGACTTTAATCGATATGGCTACCGACATGAATGACAAAGAGTGGTTTGTGGAGCTAACAAATAGATATAATCAATTGCGATAAAACATGAATTTGATTAGGAAAGGAGTATTGGATGAAGGTCGATATCAGAAAGCCGCTGATTGAAGCAGGATCAATTGTTGAAATAGAAGGAAATTATTACATCGTAAATGAATTGCCGAGCTGTGTTTATTACGAAACAAGACCTCATTGGAGGTTTTACCTACATAATTTAAATGGGACAGGATTTTATAATTATCCAGTAACAATAGAAGTACTGTCTCAAACTATACACAATGAAGGTTGGAAGGTCTATAGCAGTAAACATTTTAAACTCATTATTGAAGATACTGATTGATGAGCCTTAGCACAGTGACTGCATTTCATAAAATCTGATAAAGGGAGATGTATATTGTGACTTTTAAAAATGGACAGTGGACGTTTAACGATGTATCAGACGGAGTTTGGGGGATCGGTGAGTATTTTGATTTAAAAGAGCAAGCAATTGAAGCAGCAAAGGAATACTATTCACCAGAAGATCAAAAAGAATTCTATGTTGGTCAAATTTGCGAAATTAGTAATAGCATTACCGTTGATTCTGAGGGAGTTTTGGATGATATTGCGTCATCTATTTATGATGAAGTTGGTGAAGCAGCAGAAGACTACCTGAATTATGTGAAGCGAGAAGAATGGGAAATTTTAAATGAAAGGCTAACTCAAGTTGTTCGGGAGTGGATGAAGGAGTTCAGTTATGAGCCTTCGTTTTTTAGGATCGAAAATACAGAAAAATTCGAGATTGATGTGGATTTGGCTTAAAAATCAAAATAGGATAATCAAAATGTCAATGTTTATAAGGGTTTTATGAATCATTAATCTACGTAAAATCCTGATTTTATAAGGAGATTAATGATTATGTGTGCAGATTTATTAGAGTACGAAATTCCTTTTGAAGACATAGATGTTGAAATGATCGAGATTATAAAGATACTGAATTTTAAGTGTAAAATCAAAACAAAATATTGTTGTTTCGGTCACAGAGATAAAGCAACTCTCTACATAATGTTTCACGAAGACATGAATGACTATCTAGAAGAATTAGCCACAAAGACAGCAGAAAAAATAGCAGGTGTAGATTTTTCATTTCATTTTTGGATTAGGAAAGGAACTAAAGGAGTTTTGAAAAATTGGAGTTGCAAGACTAATGGAGCAAAAACTAAGAGTGACAGGTGCAGAATACTAAAAGAGTTTGCAGAAGTCGTTAGTGAGTTTTATGTAGAAGGCGAGGTAACCAACAATAGATAACTATGTAATTTATCACTTGCATTCTGATGATAGTAATCCATCGACATCAATGGCTGTGGATTCAGTTACTAAATTCAAACAATACATAGATGCAGCAGAGCAAGCACAGATGAGTACAATTTGTTTCTCAGAACATGGAAACGTGTTTAACTGGGTTAAAAAGAAACAATCAATTGAAGAAAAAGGTATGAAATATATCCATGCCAATGAAGTGTATCTAACTGAGCATAACGATAGAGAACGAGGATTAATTCGAGACAATTTCCATTACATGCTTATAGCCAGAAACTGGGACGGAGTTAAAGAGCTGAATCGATTAACCTCTATATCTAACAATAAAGAAGATGGGCATTATTATTACAATCCAAGATTAACATTCGATGAGTTGTTTAATACTTCAGACAATATCATTATGACATCTGCATGTTTAGCTTCGCCACTATGGAGAGCAATAAAAAACGATAACAAACAGATGTACAACCGACTAATGGATTTCTTCATGAAAAACAAACATCGGATGTTCTTTGAAATTCAGTATCATACACATCCTGAACAAAAGTCGTTTAATCAGCACTTATACAACATTTCTAAAGAGACTGGAATTCCACTTATTGCTGGAACGGATACACATGCACTCAATCAAGCTCATGCAGAAGCCAGAACCATTCTTATGAGAGCAAAGGGTGCTACATATGGAGATGAAGACACTTTTGATTTAACATTCAAAACTTATCCCGAATTAGTTAAAATGTTTGAGGAGCAAAATTCAATACCAAGAAGTGCTTACCTTGAAGCAATTCATAATACGAATGTTATGGCTAATATGATTGAAGGATTTGAGATCGATTCATCTCCAAAATACCCAAAGCTTTATGATGATCCAGAAAAGGTTTTTAAAGAGAAGATAAATATAGGTGTAGTTGAAAGAGGGATAAATAAGTTCGAAGCAGAAAAGAAACGGCTTTATTTTAAAAGAATTAGAGAAGAGTTTGATACATATAAGAAAGTTGGAGCAATTGATTATATGCTACTTCAAAAAGATGTGGTGGACTGGGCGCATAAAAATGAGATATATCAAGGATATGGACGTGGTTCCGTAAACGGCAGTTTGATTGCTTATCTTTTGAAGATCACAGAGATGGATAGTATTAAGCATAAGCTAAATTTCTTTCGCTTCCTGAATCCAGAGCGCATTTCATTAGCTGACATAGATTTGGACTGGCCTCCTTCAAAGAGACAAGATGTAATTGACTATGTATCAACTATTCCGGGTATTTACTTCTCTGAAATTATAACTTTTAATACGGTGGCTTTAAAAGGAGCAATAAGAGAAGTTGGTAGGGCGCTCAATATGGATTTGTCAGTTGTAGATGGAATCGCAAAGGCTGTTTTTAAGAATGATGATAGGAAAGATGAGATCGATAAACAATACCGTGAAAGCTATCCTGATTTATTTAAATATGTAGACTTGGTTCAAGGGGTTATTGTAAGTATAGGATCGCATCCGTCTGGATATGTAGTTTCACCTATAAGTCTGCAAGATAATATAGGATTATGTTACACAAAAGAAAGTAAATATCCTGTGAGTCAGATTAATATGAAAGAGCTAGATAGCCTTAACTATGTCAAGCTTGATATTTTAGGTTTAGATAATATTGAAATCATCAATGAAACTTGTAAATTAGCGAATATTCCTCGTTTAGTCCCTGATAACATGAACGTAGATGACGAAGAAGTTTGGAGTTCTATAAGAGAGTCAGGCTTAGGAGTCTTTCAATGGGAGTCAGCAAGTGCTGGAGCATATCTAAATGACTTGTTGAGTCCTGAAACAATAAAAAGAATAAAGGAGCAATACCCAAATTTTAGTTATATCCAATTGTTCTCAATTGGAAATGCAGCCATTCGTCCTTCTGGAGCTTCATACAGGAATGATTTATCGCAGGGGATATTTAAGGATCATGGATACGATGCATTAAACGCTCACCTGAAGAGTACACTTGGATATCTTATATTTCAAGAATCAATAATGCAGTTCTTGGTTGACTTTTGTGACTTTACGATGCCTGAAAGCGATTCTGTTCGACGAGGGATGAGTAAAAAAGAGGGTACGGAAAAAGAGCTTCCAAAGATAAGAAAAAGGTTTATTGAGAAGCTAATGCGTGATTACAATGAGACCGAAGAAACAGCTACAGCCGTACTTGAACCATTTATTCAAGTTATCATAGATGCTAAAGATTATGGCTTTTCTGACAATCACTCAAACCCATACTCTCATATCGGTTATGGTAATGGTTATTTGAGATATTATTATCCCTTGGCTTTTCTAACTGTTATGTTGAACATAAATAGCGACAATATTGATAAGACAGGGCAAATCATTGCGTACGCGAAAACTAGAGGTATAGAAGTTTCACCGATTAAATTTGGCAAATCAAATGCAAATTATTCTTATAGCGAAAAAGACAACACTATATACAAAGGGTTAGAATCGATCAAGTTTCTGAATGCCAAAATTGCTTCAGAATTATTGGAGTTAAGCCAAAATACATACATTAGTTTTGTAGATTTATTGGTGGACATAACTGAAAAAACTTCAGTAAATACAAGACAGTTGGATATATTGCTTAAACTAAACTTCTTTTCTGAGTATGGCAACAACGGTTTATTGATGGCTATATATAATGAATTTTCTATTGGTAAAAATCAATACAAAAAGACGTATGTTGAAAAAACTAAAAATAAGAGATTGGAAGAATTAAGACAAATAGAGTCAGAGCTAAGATCAAAAAATGAAATCAATGAGCTGTTACCAAATGAAATTGTCATGTTCCAGAAAGAAATGTTAGGTTATTCTGATGCAATATATCCAAGCGTAAACGCAAGTTGGTGCGTTGTAACTGACTTGGACACTAAGTATTCTCCTAAACTCACTTTATACAATCTCAGACGTGGAGAAGAGCGAATATTTAAGATGGACAAAAAAACTTTTAATACAAAAGATACTTCTTTGAAGATTAACAAAGGCGACCTAATTGAAATAACTAATCATAAAAGGAAGACCAAACAAGTCCCTGATGGAAATGGTGGATTTAAGCCAACTGACCAGACAGATATATGGATTACTGGTTATTCAAAATATAGAGACAAGGAGCAATTACATGGATAACAAGATGAATAAGCAAAAGATCGAGTCTATTTTGAATCGACACCTTAGCGATGATGAATATAAGGAGATCGTTTCTGTTGTTCTCAATAAACTTCTTAGGGAACATAGCAATGAAAAATAATTTTGATAGGTTTGAAACTCCATACTATCAATATAGATTTCTGACGCACAAGATAAGGAGGTGAATGAGGTTTCAACTTGTGCAGGGTGTAATGAGACCATTTTGTATGGAGAAGAAATACTGATTTTGTTCGATGGTCTGAGCGTTCACGATGATTATGATTGTCTTAAGAAGGCCAATGGAGCAAAGAACATTGTAGCAGGAGAGGAATGGTAATTTGAATTTAGTTGGTCATAATATTCAACTTGTTAAAGAATTGAAAATACATACATTAAAAAGACTTGAGATGTATAACAGATACGGTTTTATAAAAGAAGATAAGTACGAGGAGTTAGTAAAACTAGAAATAGATTATTTAGATGATCGTTTGAAAATGATGGAGAGTTTACTATGAGTAAGAATGAAGGCAAGCTCTTTGAGGGAGACTTTCAAGCGTCTGCTGAATCAACTCAGAAGATATTTTTTACTAGAATTAAGGATACTTTTATTCCAGCAGAACTAAGAAACAGAATCAGGGTTACAAAAAATGATTATGACTGCATGATGTTTTCTGAGAGATATCTTTTCACTCTAGAGCTTAAATCCACAAAACAAAAATCAGTCAGTTTTGATGAGAGTGTAATTAAACAGCATCAGATTGACAAATTAAAAGAGGCTAGTGACTACAACAATGTTATTAGTGGTTTTATCATAAACTTTCGAGAGCCAGATAACAAAGTTTTCTTTGTACATATCAAGGATTTTGTTAAGTATCAATTTATTGCTCAAAATCAGTTTAGTCACACATATAAGAGCAGAGTTAATAAAAGCAGCATACCCATAGGTATATGTGAAGAGATAGGGTTAGAAATTAATGGATTTAAAAAAAGAAGCAAGTGGCATTACCACTTAAATGATTTTGTTAAATATGCAATAAATACATATGGCTCCAGCAAATAA